GTGTAAGAGATGTAGAAAGATTCTTGTATGTTGTTTTGAAGGTATATCCTTTATAATTTAATAAAGGGGCATAGTTTCAATGGTAAAACATCGGTCTCCAAAACCGCAGTTGGGAGTTCGAGTCTCTCTGCCCCTGTTACTTAGAATAACATTTCAAAACCCTTATAAATGGCTTAAAATGGTCGTTTGTGAGGGTTTTGTTTTTGCAAATATTGAATCAACATATAAATATTCTATGCATCAATAATACTGTTTAGTATCGAATAATACAGGTTAATGCAGATTAGTCTGATATAAAAAGTGATATAAAATTACTGAGAAGTGATATACATACCATCGGTCTTATGTTATAATGTCCTCAAGAAATTGAAGATGCATATATTTAAAAAGATAGGGTGAAAACCAAAATGGCAAATCAGAAAAAGATACCACAAACAGAAATTAATAAGATACCACAACTTCCGAGAGGAGAAGGAAGTATCACTGTTGTTGATGATGGAACAAGATTAAAATTTCAGAAGTCTATCAACGGCACTCGCAAAGCAGTATATGGAGTAACTGTAGCCGAAGTCTTTAAAAAGATGAAAGAAAAGGAAAAAGATAAGGCAAAAATTCAACAAAAGAGAAAAGCACAGATTCTTCAGGATGAAATGTTAATTTATCTTGAGAATATTAAAAAACCAGTGCTAAAGCCGAAAAGTTATGATCGTCTAGTTACAACTTACGAACATCAGATTAAAGATAAACCACTTGGTATAATGAGGATTTCTACAATCACTGATCAAGATATACGTGATCATTTAGATGATTTAAATGCCAGCGGATATTCTTTTTCTACGATTAAGAAAGTGTATGATATGTTAAATCCATTCTTTAAATGGTATACAAAAACACTTGGATATAACCCTATGGAAGAAGTCAAGATGATCAACAAAACAAACATCAAGGCAAATACAAAGGAAATATATTTCTTTTCAGATAATATTATCCAAGGGTTCACGGACAATTATACGCATTTAACATTAAAAAACATAGATGGAGAATATCTAAATCAACCAACATTTTACCTTGCAGCAGTTTATGTCCTTGATATGTATACAGGATTACGTGCTGGCGAATTAATGGCATTAAGATGGCGCAATGTTGATCTAAAGCGAAAATACATTTATGTAAAATCTACCCTTGAAGACATTAATAATCCAGAATATGACGCAAACAATCCTACGCTAATGAAACAAAAAGGAATTACTAAAAAAATATATGTCGAATATGACACAAAAAATTATTCCTATCGATCAGTTCCATTATGCGAGCAAGCTATTACTGCCTTAAAATTCATCAAACAATATTCTGATTATACACAACCAAATGATTATGTGGCAGTAACAAAGAATGGCACTCATCATAATGTTTCTAATCTGAATACAACTCTTAAAAGAGTGTATACTTTTGTTATAAAACAGATGGAGAATGATAAACATATTGAAGTAGACACAAAGAAAATATCTATGCAGGTATTAAGACATACATGTGCAAGTTTATTATTTCGCCATACAAGTCTGCGTTTAGAAGAGATCGCTAGTATTTTAGGACATTCACCAGAGGTCTGCCGAAAAACATACATTCATCTGGTTGAAGAACGCAAAGCAATGGGTATGAAACAAATGTCGAAGATTGATTTTGATTATGATTTCCAAACAGTACAGTTGCCAAGTTAACCTTTACACCAAACACATGTTCGTGTTATAATACTCAAGAGGTGAAATAAAATGTACAATATAACAAACATTCCAAAAGCTACCAAGAGAGTAAACATCTCAGGAGACACACCACCAGATATTTGGATGTCTATGTTAGATTCTTATGGTAAGCTTCAAAAATTCCACATCAGAGAATTACTCCTACAGGGTACTAGAAAAGAAACCAACTCAGCAAGACAAGAACGTGAAGTAGAATATTACAAAAGCAGAATAGAAGTGTTAGAACGATTCAACATCTCTACAAAGACAAAGATACTAAAATACATTCCATCGTCAGGCACATGGTATATTTGCGGAGAATATGCAGACTTATTAAAATCACAAAGTTTTTAAATAGATAGGAGGTGTTCTAATGAACAAGTTATTCGGAGTAGAAATCGGCTCATTCTCAATTAGACACAATAAAAAAGATAATACTTACCGCCCAGTAATTAATTACAAAAATAAATTATATATATTAAGAAAATTTAATAATCGTGATGATGCAATGAAGGAGCTGACAGAAGCTCAAAAGAAACTTTACGGTCATGTGCGGTCAGAAGTAGAAGAAGCATATATACAACAAAAAAGGAAATTGAAAATACAATGAGAATATACGAATATAACGAAAACGCTCAGACGCTTAATACAGAGTGCGGATTATTCCATATAGGTGACATAGTACAACTTACAGAAATCGACTCTCAGACGCCTATAAAAACAACCTTATATGGAGCTAGAATTGATTCTACAGAATATGTCCTTACATTCTTTGACGAGAAGTGTGGGATGTCTTTGTACTTGTCTGAGCATGAAATAGATGATATGTGTAGAGTAAAATAAATTATATTGACATGTATTATTTCTGGTGTTAATATGGTTATAAAGAAAGCAACCCACATATTTAATTGATCCATATTGGAATCTAAAGTATATTAATAATATTTTTAGGGTAATAGTGGAATGTTAATTTTATGAGTAAAATAAACAAAAAATGACATTTTCATATGGGTTGTTTTTACGCATAAAACTACAATTTTATCAACCACAACACATTGTGTTTTGAAATTTATATAAGAAGAGGTAATATTACTTTTCTTTAATTAAACCGTAACATAGGATGTTTTGAAACCTATAAAAGAAATGAAATTAGTTTATTTCTTAATTTAAACCGTAACGCAAGGCGTATAACTATCAATTCACACAGAAAAGGAGTTATACAATGTTTTATTCAGATAAAAAAGAAAGAGATGAATTTTACGAACACATGAAGTTAGGTGGTAAGATTGGTGACGAACCAGAAGCAACAGACCGAGAGAAAGTATTATGGTCTCTCGGTTTTTTGAATTGTGCTTTTCAATTAATCAGCACACGCTTAAAGAAACCATATCCTATGATTCTAACATCTATCGAACAACATGCAAATATGACATGCATGACCAATATTCGCAAAAATGTTATGAATGAGTATCAAAAAGCTAATAGGTTTATGCGACATGAATCATCACAGCATGTATTCCCTGGTGATAAGATTTTACACGGAATGATGCTTTATGCATTTTCATATAATGACGATCATATGAAAAGGAAAATCGCAAAAGTTGATGAAGATTATTTGAATTATATTATGGGCGCACAATATGCATCTGAGAAAGTCCCTACATGGAAGAGAAGTTACACCATACAAGCGTAAAGTATCAGAACGGAGAAACAATATGGCATTAATTAATCAAAATGACACTCATATTATCTATGAAAGCTTAGAGCTTATAGCGGATCTAAAGCAAGATATTTTAGAATTTGGAAATGACTATATTGTAGCAGTTTGGTGCAAAGAGATTGACGGAGTAACAGTTTACACAAATTACGACTTCATTAATGAAGATTCTTCAATAGACCAATCAGAACTTCAAGATGGAGAAAAGATCAAACCAATGACAATGGGTGCATTATTAACTGCACTTGAACAGCAAAACTCATTGTTCTAAAATCGTAAAAAATAGGGTACACCAGAAATTAATCTGATGTACCCTTAAATTTTAATAATACTCCGAATATCCTATCCAGAGTCTCTTTGTCATAATAGTATATGTTTGCTTTTAAATTCAGGCAAGGATACAAACACAATTTTCATTGCCAGCTCAATCTGCTTCCTCGCATTGCCCCGTTGTAAAAAATACAAACTTGATTGCTCCCCTGAGCCACAATCATTAAGAGCGATTTCTTTATCACTAACAAACAAAACTAATAAAGAAAATACCGACTGATCGCCAGATCAATCATAACTGTTTCTTGTGTCCTTTAAATAACTCTTCAGTCTTCCTACAAGACTTCATAAGCTCTTCGCTTACAAGATTCTTGTTCCATTCTTGCAGAAATTCATTGGACTTTTCTGGTTTGACCACTATCATCTTATTTCTTTTCATACTCTTTAACATTTCTTTGTATAAGACAGTTTAATCCAACCATCTTTAGTTTTACCCCAACCATTCTTAACAGCTTTGATTGTAACTGTTGTGCCTTTCTTATAGGCATCTTTGGCAATAGCAGCCGTCGTAGATGGAAATTTACGCACCTTAAGAGCAGAAGCAGTTACTTTTACTTTGTATGATTTAAACTTAGAAGATGCTTTTGGTTTTACTACTGTAGAACCAGAAATGTCTGCTTTGAATTTAGCCCACTGTTTATTATTTTTTCCACACCAAGGTTCTGGGCACTGTTTCCCCGATACATCATTGTGCCTTAGAACATGACTGGCAGGAATATTGTATTTTTTCATAAGTTTTTTAGTTAGACTAACAGCATTTTTATATGTAGCCTTAGGAACACTTCCTACAGAATTAGCCATTTCAATGCTTAGACTGTTTGCATTAGTACAAATCTTATAAAATTTTGCACCTCCATTAGCATTTGTAACAAATCCTCCAACTGCCCATGCTACTCGATTAACAGGAACAGATTTCCATACAATATCTCCCTCATCAATGAAATAGTGTGCCCCAGCAGCTCTCGTATTACCAGTGGCAAAATAGTCTGCATTGTTCTTAGCGGAATCTCCGTCATTCCCTGTGAAATGGATTACAATAAACTTAATAGAACTCGTGCTACGTTTACTTCCGTAGCTCACGCTCTTTGCCGTTCTTGTTTTAAATTTTAATGCCATAAATATCAGGCTCCTTTCTTTTATCTAAAAAGAGCAGTCACCATAACAGCAACTGCTCAATAACTAATTACTCACTTAACAAATTATCCAACAATGTCGTCAGACTCTTTACCTTCTGCGACATCGTCTAATTCTTTCTCAAATAAATCCTTATCAACTTTTACGATTACATCTTTATCTGCAACCTTTTCCATGATCTGATCAATTTCATCAGCAGTTAATCTACCATCACGTAATGCGTAAGCAATCTTATCTCCTGTCTGTGCAAACCAAGTAAAGCTATGATTCTTCCAGTTGCCATAGGCAGAAGTACCAAATACAAATACCCAACCTACAATCTGGTTAATCACATCTTCATGTACGTCAATCACTGGTTTGCCTGCCGCAGTTAATCCCATATTGATCCAAGCTAACACCTGTAAAATCAGGCTCACAACAGTATGTGGTTTAACTTCACTCCAATTAATACTTGCCAAAAATTCTTTAAATTTGTTCATAATGCAATCCTCCTTTGCAATAAAAAAGACCTACAAGAATGACTCTTCATCCTTAATAGGCAATGCTTTAATTTCTTTGTACATTTTTTCTCCAACGCCATTTTGATGTAATTGGTCATGGTATACCTTATAAATAGCATTGATGTTTTCAAGCCCCGTAGGGGAAATACAACCTTTTTGCTTGTAATACCTGTGGGCTTGTTTGATTCTGTCTCTTAACATTGCAGCAACACCTTCAGATAAAGCAACGTCTATTACGCACGCATCATCTAATTTTTTAGCCAGTTCAGCTGTATGTGCAAATAGTCGTTCCATGCCTACCTTTTGGTCTGTTAATAATGCGGCTTGCTCTCTCATCATGTCTTTGATAACTTGAATATCCTTATTCTGATTGCTCAAAATCTGTGTTAGTTTCTCCAAAGTTTCTGTATGCTTATCGATCATTAAGCGTTGTTGTTCAATCACTTCTTTTTGATGTTTCTTTTCTAATGAGGCTCGTGTTTCAAACCCAAACTTTTCGTTTAATTTGGAAGTGACATCAAAAATTTTATCTGCAAACAAAAGAACCGCAAAGACAAACACTGTCAATGCAGCCCCATGTTGAGATAAAAAATTAATTATAATATTCCAATTTTCTATCATGTAATTACCTCGATTATTTTATAAAAATCACTCCTTTAAGTCTTTACCAAACATATTCTGGTTTTTCTTCTCCAAATAATAAATATCTCAACCAATCATCTGTAACAATACACACTGCACTCAGTAAAATCCATAAAATTGTATAAGGTAAGCAAATCTGCCCACACAGATTAAAAGGCATTTGAGAGTAATCCCAAATGCCTAAACCTAACCATAAATTTAAAATACAACCTGCTATGAATTCCATTACAGTAACAATCAATCCTCCGAGAATCATTTGTTTACGAAAGGGCATAAGATGGTAGAAGAAGCGACTGTTATTGATCAGTCCAATAAGAATAAAGCAAGTACCACCTAACACTCCCATTGTCCAATGTGTATATCCTCGCCAGATGATTTCAATTCCACAATAAGCAAATGCTCCAATAAGGAATAAGATAAGATATTTACATGATTTCTTTACATGCAACATTTATTCACCTTCTTTTTGATCTTCGTTCTCACTTTCATCTTTACAAATAAGCTGTAAAATCATGATGTCTCCCTCAAGAATTCCTTGACAATTCTCAATAACATCACAAACTTCGCTAAAAGTCATTCTCATCTTATGGAACTCAACCCCTGAGTTTTCCATGCTTAAAGGATTAAACTCTGCTAAGAATTTCTGTCCGTTCTCTGTGCTATTGATCTGGGCATCAGTAGTGATATCATATTTCTGTAAGAGTTTGCGTTTTTCTTCAAAATATTCCTTCAGCTCTTCTTGAATCTTTCTAATATTCTTGGCAAGCCCAGCACTTAAAGTACATGGTACTAATTCACTGTTTTTCATAAGGAATGCATAAATTGTATTTAACTGTCCTAAGATCATATCTGCCTGCATATTTGTCATTTCCATATTAATTTTCTCCTTTTCTCTGTTAAACTAATTATTCTTCAGTCGTAACTGAATCTTTTCCTGTTTCATCTGTCTTAGCAGTCGTAGTTGAATCTTTTCCCTCTGAAGGAGTAGTAGGTTCTGTTGACTGCACAGGAATTACTTCATATTTAATTTCAATCTTGTCCAATTCTTCTTTGCTAGTAGAACTGAAAATTTGCGCTTTGGTTACATTCATCTGTTGGAAATAAGGATAGATAAATGCTTTGATCATTGCTGTTAATTGCACAAATTCCTCAGCAGTGAATGTTTCACACGCACTCTTCTTACTATGCCATTCAAGAGTTACTTGCTGACCAGCAGTAGTAAGAGCTTGATATTGCATAAAGTTCAGAGCCATTTCATTCTGATCTTCTTCAGATACTCCATAAGGCTTACCATTGAATTCTACACTCTGACTTGCTAAGAACTCAGCGAGAGCAGCTTTGTTTTTCTCCTGTAAATAGTTCTTGTACTCGTCAAGAGTCAAGGTATTAATATCAACCACCTGATTGACTTTTTCATCAAGTCGTTGTACCTGTTCTACAATATTTGCTCTTGTAAGAGATACGATCAGCGCATCTTCCCATTCTCCATTTGTGTTGTTATATAATCCTTGCTGTAAAGAGATTTCTTTATAATTGTTAAAACATGTATAGGTTGCAATCTGCGCATCATCTCTGTAGATATCTAATGTTTTAAAGTTTGTAAATGCTGATTTAACCGTTTTTAGATCATCTGTGCAAACGACAAGTTTACATTCCATATCAAAAGTCATAGAATTAAACTGCATAAGATTAAATACTTTGTCGTCAGAGCTATCTAATTTAACTGTGTATACCATATGTATTTCACCTTTCTTTCTGTTTTTGAGCATACAAAAAGAGCAGTCCGAAAACTGCTCTATGTACGATCAAATTTATGTTTTATTTAGTTGTTTTTATCCGTTCTTAAAGTCCAAGCTTTGCTTCGATTGCTTGTAATCGAACTTCTAGGTCGGCTTTTTCTTGTTTGACTTTGGTAAGTTCTCTTCGTGTCTTTTGAATCATATGGGTATTTAATGCAATAAATTCTGTATAAGAAACACCATATTCCGTTTCAATATCGACCTCAACATCTTTGCCAAAACGCTTTTCAATATCTTCCTGTACAAGAGGTCTATGTGTTACTACAGCAAATTTATCAGCATCATAACCCTCGGATTCTAAGACGTCTTCTGTTTTATGAGCACCAAATCCAAAATGAGTTTTCTTACCATCATAATCTCCAATGTAATTGAACCCTATAGGATTTAGATTCATATAGAAATTTTCATATTGATCAAGAGTAGTAAAGTTTTCTTTAAGATTTTCGTCTGAAGTAGAAATGCTGTGTGATGCCCAGATAGACGAACCATAAAGTCGCAATTGTTGACTATCATCACCGACACATACACCTCCCCACGATGTTCCACGTGCAATTTGGTACCCATGCGCCCAATAAAAAGATTCGCTATCAGCACCAATGACAACTGCACCAGAACTATGCACTTCTGAGCAATAAAGCCAACCGTCCGCTACAAAATCTGTTGCATACAAATTTCGATAGCATTTGACTCCTTCTGAAACTGACATTAAATAATAGTCCCCATCAATACCAAATTTAAATCCAGTTGAATAAATTTCAACATTATTTGACGTACCTTGTATTCCTATATGTCCGTTTATTATAGAGACAGTATCTCCTTCATCTCCTAAATTTCCAGTTTCGATACTTCCTCTTATGGCGGCATTTTCTGCCCACAAAACTCCATCATACCCAACTCTAAAAGGAGCAGAATTGCTATCTTCAGCACCAGCCCAGAAAGCCTGATTTCCACCAATACCAGATGCATTACTTCCGCTGTTTGTCATCAGATATGTTGACGTAATATCATAGCGACCAATCTTACCATTCGTAGCAGTAATTGTTCCCGTAATATCTGCATCTGTGGCAGTTAATTTACCAGTGTGACCAACCTTAAATACGGCACTATTTCCGTTATCATTGCTTGTTGCACCCGCCCAGAAAGCATAAGCACTTCCGTACTTACCAATACCTGTATATTTACCAGATCCTGTCGTATACATCTTATTGCTAATTATAGTCCATCCCGCAATACTACCATTCGTAGCTGTAATCTCACCACTCAGGTTCGCATTCTTGGCAATCAAATTACCATTTGAATCCCAACTCAAATTAGGACTTGTAAAGCTACCATCACCCAGATTTAAGAATGATCCCTGCGTACCACCAGAAGAGATGTAGTTGTGAGATTTAATGGCATCTGTTGCGATTTTATCTGCCGTGATAGAACCAGCCAAAATTTGATTACCAGTAATAGTATCGGTTTTAATACTTCCACCATCTATAATGGTTTCCTTGTCGAATATGTAAGTACCAGGTTCATTTGAAATAGAATCAACCTCTTCCAACATGATGCAATCTACCCATACATTAAAAGTTTGGGGCGCACTAGAACTGCTTGGTCTACCCCAGATAAGAGGAACTACAGACCAGTATAATCCAGTTGCATTATCTGCGACTTTTATTGCACAAACAGCTCGTTGCCAATCCGTACTTAGATTAACACCAGTAGAACTTCCTGGTAATTTTCTCGGATCAATGTTAGATAGATAAAGTCCATCTGTTTTAGTGTCTGGAGTATCATGCCCCTGAATATCTATCATGAACAGTCCCGTAGTAGAATCTGATTTTACATAACAAGAAAGTATGTATTGTTTACCTGCTTGTATTTTTACACAGCCGTAATTATTTGCAGAACTTCCTAAATACAATGGTGTTGTACTTGAGTTTAAATTTGCAGTAGTATAACTGATTTTAAGAGATTTATCTCCATCATAAGATACCGAACTATCAATGCCGACAGAAGTTACACCGTTATCTTTTGCGTAGCATATAGCATCTTCTTGTGAGGCAACATTTTCAAAACTAGAGTAATCTAGATTATATAGATTCTTTCTGCCATCTCCTTTAGCAGTATTCATAAAGCTTACAATACCATCAAGATTAATGTTTGCTGATACAAGATTCATTAATCTATCAGTAATTTCGAAATTACTTGAACTTGTACCGCTTTTGACAATCCACTCAAATTTGTTAGCGGTCTGATTAGCAATAGTTTCTACATTCACGATCTTCCCGTTAACATCTTCAGGCGCTAGTGTGAATGGCGTAGCAGAAGTACCACGCTCAATCTTTAGACAAATTTGTGAAATGTCGGAAGGAGCAATTTGTGTTTTTGTGCCATCTCCCCATCGTAAGATGATAGACATATATTTGGCATCACCACAATTAATTGTACTAGGAAATGATTTCCAACCAGTTTCACGAAGTAAACCCTTTTTTGCATCATACAATGTTCCGTAAAAAGATAGAGTTTCCTTTGATGAATTTGTTGTTGTACCACCAGCACTAACAGTTATGTTACCAGATACGGAAAATATGTCTTTAATACGAATTCGATAAGTGGTTGAAGATTTAATCGAAGCATATGTAGAACCAACAGCTTGTCCACCATTAATTCCTCCTTGCTCCCAATTTACAGGCAAGTTACTAATCAAATTTTGACCATTAATTTCATTGTCTTCAGGAGCTTCAGTGTAATCGGTTGCTTTTGTTCCACGCTCAAGCTTAGGACATGCATAATAAACTTTATCGTCTCCAGACATAGAATCTGTTTCTCCGAACCCAATTTCGTTCATATATGTATCAGTTGCCAACATATCTTTTGTAACTGTAAATGTAACAGAATATCTTGCCCAACTTGTATCAACATTAAAAGCTGAAGCATTGAACCAATAACCCTGTGTGTTTCCTTTGAATCGGTACGAGCATGCAATTCTTTTTCCAGATGCGTTATTTGTTTTGGCGTATAGAGAGTATGTCAGTGTATCTCCAACTTTAACCAATCCCCTATCAATAACATGCGATTTGAACGACCATCCCAACTTTCCCCATTGATTTTTAACCGACCATACAGGGCATCCGTTAAATGTTTCGACTTCGTCTGTTAACCAACCAACGTTATAATAATCATTATGTGCTCTAACAGTTTGAGAATACAGCAACAAATTCCTTCCACCAATCTCAAGTCCATTAAAATCATCCTTGGTCACATAAGTTTGACCAACAGTAGTTTTAAATCCATTCATCGTCTGTTTAAAATCACTGTAGTCATTCTTAAAGTCGGTAAAATTCTCACCATTTTCGCCAATTATACTTGTGACCTTACCAACCTTTGTACTAACACCTTCAATATCAATGGTATTCTGGACTAATGTATTAGTAATCTGACTTTCACGCCCAGTAACCATTGCATAGTAACAGTTCATTAGCTGACAGGTGCTTAATTGAGATAATACTGTTCCAAATTTAAATCCTTCGCTTCCAGCACCTTCATTTATTACAACTTCTAAACAGTTCCATCCTTTTACTAACGTACATGAAACAGTATCAAGTGTTGCACTACTATAAAAATTATTTGTGCCATTTGTACATATTAATTTCCCGTTTAAATAAAATGATCCTGCATCATCATGGACAAATGTTGTTTCTAATTTGGTAGCTTCGGACATTTTAACAAATGTTACTGCGTAACCAATGTAATTATCATCGTAATTAAAGTAACCGAGTTTTGTGTCATCTAATAATATACTTTGAGTTGGTATAATATTTTTATTTCTGGCGAATACGTCTAGACTGATTTTTCTCTGATCCTCTGGCTTATCCGTAAACAAACTCTTAGGATAAATCTCATATCTCCATTTATTCAATCCTTCGTTTGCTTTACTAATATCACCTTTGACCAAGTTCAAATCTTGCTGATAAGTAGTCTTTTCCACTCTTTGCTCAATGGCTTGCTTGTTATTATCCACCTTTAAACTCACGTCAGAGATCTCAGATTTGGTAGATAAAATCGCTGTTTGAAGATCCTCTGGAGCAGCTGACCAGCCAGTAGGGGAAGAACCTTTTTCAAGTTTTAATTCTTCAATTTTTACCCCAAAGTTTGGATTTGTATTTCCTCGACCTGGTTGGATAAAAGTGTAGTTAACACTTGTGTCGGTGGCGATTGTATCGGGAGTAGTATAACATACAACAATTCTATGACGTTTTCCGTCATTTAGAATTGTTCCAATTTGAGAGCTCCCTCCAGCGTAACTTGCCGTATCATAGACTTTATCATCAACAAAAAAAGAAGTATAAACAACACGTTTACCATTGTGAAATCCACCAAAACTATTTATGGTGCCACTTGTTTTAGTGAAATAATAAGACAATACATATTTAGAATTTGATTGATAATTATTATATTTATCAAAAGAGAATCCAGAATTCACAGATTTGTTAATAAAAACAACTGTACCGTTTTTGGAATAATCATCTAAATTTAAGTCAGTTGAATCGATAGGAGCCAATTGAGACTTCTGAATTAAGTTCCTACCATCACCAATATCACTCACGTCATAAATCTTAGCAATACTACAAGTATCATAAAAACTACTATCACTAGCAACAGCTCTGAAAGTGACCATAGTAACAGCATCACTGTATAAACTACTATCTTTGCTAACAGTCAACACATTATTACTGACCGTCAAGCCTTTCTGTTCACTCACAACATCAGCGAAGCTAATTCCACCATCAATACTGTATTGCCATTTACCAAAGCTGATTTCTCCTTGAATAGTAGGTTTGATTGTGATTGTGTTTGGTGCAAATGTTTTACCACCATCTGTAGACTTGAAATATTGAGATGAAGGTGTGATAGAGAGGTTTTTGGCATTTTGACCCTTATCTCCATATACACCAATAACCTTAGGTGTGCTGATAGGTTCACTCGTGCCATCACTATATTTTGTCTGATAACAGTTCCATAAATACTTTTTATCAGCAGTTAGTTTTTGAGTTGTAATGTCTGTACTCCAACCAGAAGTAGAAGAAGTTACTCCAGAGGCTTGAGATGTTGCTAAGTAGTATTGAACTGTTTCTACAACGCCTTTTCCTTCGATATCTGATTGAGATGGACTCCAAGGAGTGTCGATATCTCCTTCAACTAGTTTGAGATTTTTGATGATAGAATAACCTACTTTACTTAAAGCATTTCTGCCTAGATATAGAATTTCGTTTGTAGGTGTTGTTTTTAAATCGTTCGTAGTTAAAACTACTGAGATGTGTTGCCACGTTTCATTCCCAATTATATTGTTTACAACGACAGTATTAGTGCAAAAATTACTTACATCTCCTTTACATATAGAGTGACTTATAGCTCCTGATCTGTTTGCTTTAATATCGTAACTTAATGTATATTTTGTAGATGGTTTCAGTTGTTTCAACATCTTAATATCTTTAAATGAAACATAAGACCAATTTGATGTAGATATAGCCTCAGTACAAATTAGTTTTACAGCATCGATATTATCTTCTGTAATAAAATCTTCAACAGAATATTTTCCGCCAGAAGACTCTGTTCCCCAATGTTTTTTACCACAATTTGTTTCACTTAACATATTCCAAGCAAAACTATTCCCATCTTGACCTTTAACACCTTGAGGTCCTTGTTTCCCACAACTCCAAGAAAACTGTTTCTTAACAGTCTGCCCATCAAGCGTAATAGGAATCTCAATTACTCCTGCATCGGCACCGATAGTAGTACCAGCACTAACACTAAACGTAACTCTTTTACTGTTTTTACTGACAGTAATCCCACTACCAGAAGTAATATTTCCAATTGTGTAATCAGTCCGCTCCTGACTACCACGAATAACAATAATGTCTGTATAGTAACTTTGTGCGGAAGTTACTTTTCTATTTGAATCTGTAGCGAATTGCTGTGCTTCGTTTGTTAACATGACTGTGAAAGGTTCTGTCACGTTGGCAACAGTAATCTCACCATAGCCTAAAGTTTTACCCATTCAAATATTTCCTCCTTAACGATAATTGGGCGTACATTAAAAAAAGACAATAATGTACGCCCTGACATTATTGCCTATTCACTATCGTCAACGACTTCACAGCCGAAAATCATTTTCCCATTTACAACAGATGAATCTAAGAAAATTGCTTTTCCAGATGCATAATTAGAAGCTGTGTCTAATTCAACCCCTTTTTTATCTCTTCGAGTCCAATTGTAAGTATATTTTGGAAGATCGTTGCCAGTAGCTGCTGACCAAGCCGTTCCATTATATTTCATTAAAGTAACTGTTTTAGCAGAAGCATCTACTTTATAATAAAAATCTCCACTTGCAGGCTTTGTAGGAGCAGAAGTAGAGAATGTTGTAGATTTCAATGTATCAATTTCTTTTCCGTTTCTTGTAACGATTACATATAAAGCACCTGCACCCTGTCCGTTAATCAACTGATCTCCTAAAGAACTCAATACATTAATTGAACATGGATCGCTCTGATCAATAACACTAACATATGCAGAATATGTCTTACCACCATAAACAGCATTACATCTGAACGAAGCAACAGAATCTACCATGCTAGGCGTTACTGTTAAATTCGCAGACGTAGCACTTGCGATATTCTGATAAGCTCCGCTAACATATTTGCTCCATTGATATGTAACACCAGAAGTGACAGTGGTTGTACCATTTGTTAATGTCGTTTGTAATAAAACTGTATTCTCATCATTGATAATATGGCTTCCATTAGGTGCATAAGCTTGGAATAATATAGCATTTACGCCATTTGTGGCTTTCGTATTTTTGCTCCAATTAAATTTGTGCGTAGATGTTAATCCTGCTGCAACTATAGAAATAGTAATATCTCCACTCATGGCACTTGCTAAAGAAGCTCCATTCGCAACAGTTAAGATAATTGATCCTTCAGCAGAAGCAGTTGCATCTGTATTGGATTTTACAGTTATTCCACTTGGTAATGTCCCTACAGTAGCTTTACCTGCGATTCTTGTCGTTCCTTTATAGCAAGAATAAGGAATTGTGATATCTTTTGCAGCACTAGCAGTCCCATTAGAATTACAAGGAATTACTTCACTATAATTTCCAAGAACTGTACTTACAGCAGAAGTACCGTTTGTACCATTTGTACCATTTTTACCATCAGCAATAATTGTTACGGTCTGAGTATCCAATAATGTAGTTGTACCACCAGAAGCATACAATTCTGCTTTGATTGTCTTAATACTCGTGCTAGAAGGTGTATAGTTTACACTGCTTTGATCAGAACTTGATGTGTATTTAACTGTATATGTATTTCCATCTGTGCTTTCAGAGATTTTAAATCTACCAGAATAGGCTGTTGCAGATGTAGTATTTCCAACTCTTTTAGTAGCACTGAACTTAGCCTGTGCTGGACTAAGCACATTAGAAGCATTTAGTTTAAGAACATTACTTTCAGCTGTTACCTGATAAATAGTTGCATCACTACCAGATCTGTCTTTATTTAAAGAAAATCTTTTTGTAATATTTGCCTGACCTGATTTAGTACATACAAATTCAACATAACCAGAATCAACAGTAATTCCTGTAACAGTATATTTTCTTGTGTCTCCATCCCATGTACCTGTGATACCATTGCTTGGAGTAGCTTCGATAGTCCAGTTGGCTGAGTCATCAACCCCACCTTTGTAGATAGTAATTGTAGTATCAGCACCTGTAAGAGATGAACTATATAATCCACCATTGGCGTTACAAGGCACAGATTGTGTATCATTACTTAATACACAACTATAAACATCCTTACCTGCCGCTCCGTCCCTTAACTTAACAATCTGATGAATATCATAAACATTATCATCATTTGTAAGTAATTTAATAACTGCCACATCATTTACAAACACTGCATCATTGTGATTTACAGTAAGAGTAGTAGTTGTGCCAGCGCTAGGATAGGCAGCGAATGTTCCATCAGATTTCTTATACTGCCACTGTTTTACAGAAGTATTTGTTAACACAGCAGTTAATGTAATAGAAGAAGCAGAAGTAATTGCTCCATCTCCATTGTATTTAAATGTTGTATCTCCAGTAATGCTACAGTCGGATAATTCAGTAGCTTGTTTCACCAGAGTAAAGGACATCTGACATCTTGTTTCTGCTTTAATTTGTGTATCTGGATCAGTATAAACGATACTACAAATATAGGTGATCATTTCTGAACTATTCGGCACTAACATACTTTTGCTAACACTTAACACTCCACTAGATACACTTTCTCCTGTGACAATATTTGTAGATGCTGCTGATCCAACTTTTCTCTGCCAAGTAATGCTTAGCCCAGTCTGAGTTAATGACACCTGTTTATTATCAATAAAAATGACTGGCGTAAGTACCAATTTACTTGCTGACCAGTCAGGATTATATTTTGTAGTTGCATTGGGATCGTATGATACAAAATTTGGTTGGTTCGATGTCACATATGCTTGTATCTGCTTCCCATCTGTTAAGTCTGTAATTGTAATCTCGCCATAGGCAAGCACTTTTCCCATATAATTTTCCTCCTTAATTTAAAGTAGTTGCCAATGTTTCTCCATCAACAACAAAAGAGCAACCAAAAGTCGCTCCATTCATAATATCTTGTCTATTTACAACAACACTTTTCATACCAGAGTGCTGTTCATTCCAATAAGTATCTCCATCTGTGTCAGACGATTTTCTACACCATTCAAAGTGATTTTCTGACCATTCGCTTGTTACATCTGTACCATTTTTTGTTAATGTGATACTCAATGTAGATGTTCCGTCCACACCAAGCCTTGCTCCTGTAGAAGAAGTAAGAATGATATTATAACCCATCTCATTCATTTGAGAATCAAAATTATCCAATGTACTATTTACACTTTCCTTAAATGTCGTATACTCAGCTCCCCACAAACCGCCTTTGCCATCATAAATCTGTGTGATATCAACTCCGCCTTGTGCGTTCGCTTCAACGATAGGAAAGTTTAGCTTATCTTTAGATATAGATTTATCTCCAAGCATATTGTTTACAATCAATCCATCAGCAATCGCATCCTTAGTAATACCTTGACTTGTCATGATCGTTGCACCTTTATCGTCTTTGATAATAATGCTAGGATTTTTGTTTGTATCATAACCAATTTGAATTCCAACATTGCCTTCAGTGTCTAAGAATTGCATGGCAGACCCGTTCATTATAAAATTGCCGTTCTCAGATAAGATTCGCATTGTATCAGAGATTGTAATATCGCCTGCGGCTAAGTCACCGATTGTCATTTTCCCTGCGATACCATTAATGATCCATGCAGAATCAAACTTAGCATTTGCTGAGGAAAGGTTGAATACGATACCTGTTTCTGTAGAAGAAGCACCGATGATTGCAGAGTTAATATTGGCAACGTCTGTATTTAACTTTTTAATATCAGCTGAATTAGCAGCAATATATTCTGAGTTAATATATTTGCTAAACAACTCATTAAACTCAGCTTTGTCGCCAGTGATATTCCCGACATTAATTACTTTATAATTCAGATAATCTCCAAACAGTTTGTTGATCGTTCCTTGATCGCTCAACACATTTTGTACGCTATTGTTCACTGCATTTCCAAACAAAGAACTGTTCGTCATTCTCTGAAGCATATTAGTCATATACTCAACAGAATCTTTAGAGTCGCCTGTTCCGACAGAAATACTATTTTTCTGCGAAGCAGCAGTATCGTCAAACAGATAAGAGAAATCATCCCTACCTGTTAGACTCGTGATCATGTTAGTATACGTCACACTAATTTCCGAACTTTTTGTGCAAGGATTATATGCAACTGTCAATAATCTTAACTTAACTGCATAATCATCACGCAAGCCAACTCGAATAAAGTTACCGACCGTAAACTGATTATGCCAACCTTGTTTATTATCTGAATTTACGTCTGCATATTCATTTAATGAAAGAATGTTATCGAGAGAAGTCTCAATCTGATATTGTGGTTGAGAAGTTTCAGAGATACGTTTTAATCCATCTTGATATAATTCTTCGCAATGTTCGTAAGATGTGATTGCGTCATCAAGAGAAGTAGTAAAGATATTATTGTTTGTATAATCTCCCATACGAACAATATTCATGACAGCAGTATATTCTTTATCTGTCAATCCAAATTGCGGATCATTGAGTTCGGAATGAGTATTCATATCTGTCATTACATCGTCATATGGTTTCTTCTTAGTTTCAAGTTCATCAACCTGTGCATTTAACTCTTTTAATTTATATAAAAGTGAACCTTCTGTATTTTCATCTCCAAGCCAATTTTTGTACTTAATAAAATTCTTATGGAATACATTATAGGTTTTTTCATCCTTTACACCAGCTTTGCTAATCTCTTCATCAGTAAGGTCTTTCCATTCTTTTTGATATGCAGCGAGAATATCCATAATCTGTTTCTTATATTCATCACGCATACCTTCAAGTTCTTTGATTCCATATAAATCCCAATTTGATTCAAATTCATCATTGTAATCAATCTTCTTATCATCGGCTAAATGCAAGTTTTGAATTGCCACCTTAATATTTGGAATAATATAATCTCTTAATTCTTGATATGTATAATATCCTTTGTTGCTTTCTTTTAACAAAGCAAGATATTTTTCATGATCAACTTCGCCAGAAGGAGTAGTCCAAGGTTTATAGACACGATTCTGAATATCATCTGGTTTATCCCATTTTGTATAATTTCCGCTTGAATCTTTCTCATGATCATCTCTTGTATCTACACTGACTTGTATTGTAGTAAGCATCTGCTCATACATTTTTAGAGTTTTTTCAAGAGTTTCTTGATCCATTGTTTTATATTGAGCAATCTGGATTCCATCATTTGGCACACGATAATTAATCTCATCAATCTTTGCTTGATATTCCGCAGACTTCTTTCCATTCTCAATATATTTAGCATGGTTATCAATTTGCCACTTTTGCCATATTTTGACCTTATCAATAGTTTCTTGAGGAAAATAGTTTGTAGTCAAATAATAATCAAGATTATAAATCTGACTTCGACCATAATTGACTCTCGTAATATCTAACTCTTCATCGCCTTGAATTGTCAGAGCATTATACGTTGTATCTGCCTGCGGAGTCATTTTGAGCATATTAAGTGCGTTACGCCATCCAATGAAGATATTCGTGTCTTTTCCTATGTTTTCTTTTGCATATGCACTTACTGTTCTATTGATTGTATCGAAATAAAATACGCATTTTACAACATTGGCTACTGTTGTGTTAAGGAACGCATAAGCGTTAGTATTATCTGCCTCAAACGAATATTTTTCGTTCTTTATTGCAGGATCGATATAACCGACACTCCATCCTGGCACTCCTGGAGTTTTTTCTAACACCAGATGCATCAATGATAATTCATGGTTTCTATCGTTGCAAAACGTGATATATTCTTTCGCATAACCCATATCGTCTACGTTATTTGTAGCCTGCATTTCCATAGAGTCTTTTGTACCTTTGTTAAAAGATAAACCTTTCATATCCTTATCTTCAAAAGTTTTCTCATCAGAATATGCTTCACATGCCTTGTATTCGTATCTACCATTATCATTTTGCAAAGAAGGTTCTTGAAGCTGAAAATAGTCAAGTCCTTCAAGATAAATTGTCATGTGGTCTTTTAATTTCTCATAGCCAGCAGATTCAATGTATTCGCCATCAACATCTATATATCTGTCTACATTAAATGTAAGATGGTTGAAATCTTTTAATTGCTGTTCATATTCAACGCTTTTAATCTGTACTCCATTTAAAGAACAAATAACAGTTCTGTCAGGACGACATAAATAAATTTTTGCATTGTGTTTAATCATAACAGATCACCGATCCGTTTCTGTGGCACATCAAACTCAATTTTATAAGTACACGCACCTGTAATACTTACAACATTGTATCCATCATGAAGTTTAAGCCATGAAATATTTCCAACATCAGCCCATCCAATATCTTCAAAATTAGTTAGTCCCGTTACTGTGCCATCTGTCACCATGCAATGCTTGCAATCAATACACACTGGTAAAGTAGGTCTACACAACACTGACATAGAGTTTTCATCACGCACTTCGATTGTTACCGTTTGACTTGTTTGAGAAGTAATTGTTACTTTTGGATAAATCTCATACTCCGTATCGTCACTATCTACAAAGATGTTTGTTGAGAATTTATTACTTGTTGCAACTTCGCCAGAAATCTCATAGTGTTTCCATATAAATGGGGTGTCACAAACGAAACTGCATTGAACCGCATCAAGTTGTCCAAGTTTGCATGTGATCATCTTCCATCCGATATTCTGAAAGATTCCCCTGTAAATAACAGTTTCTTTATCATCTGCAATTCCTGTTAATGGCTTTACAAGAGTAGGAGAAGTCAGCCACTTATTGATCTTTCTCTGCTCTGAATTTGTAAATCCATGTCCATTTTCTTTTACGAGGTAAAATTCATATGTGCTCTCATCAGAATACATTGCACCATAATGATTTGTCTCCTGACGTAACATTGTTTTTTCACCTTTAACAATCTCTCGTGAAAATCCTGTGATGTCATTTGTCACATCAAACTGCACGACCATCAGTGGCGTATCTAAGATTGTTTTTGTAGATTGTCCATTATATTCAAATGACAACATATATGTATCTCCTTTCTGTATAAATTTTTGCACAAAAAATAACAGGCAGGAGTGCGTATTTCTACGCACTGCTCAACCTGTTTCTTCCTTATTATATAAGGTTTAAACTGGACGTTTGCGACCAAGTGTTTTTGCAACATCACGAGCAACTTGCCGAGAAGTATACTTATATGATTCTTTAATGATTCTTTGTAATTCTTCATCAGATACTCCGTTAGGAATATTAAGATTTCCAATAGCTTCACCAAAGTTAATTGCAATTTCCGTTGTTCCAATTCCATCCATAGTCATTCCGTTCAGTGTATGTCCATTTGCTAAGGCATTTAATACCTTATCTTGTCTTACTTTGTTTGCCAGATTAACAACATCGACAGTAGCAACTTCCTCACCTACTGCGAGAGAAGCGAGACCATCATCTCCGTTCTTATGCACAGATTTAACTAATCCACCTTGTGCATAGCCTGTGACCTTGCTATCTGTCAGTCCAAGATCGCTTGGTTTGACACCATAATGTCCCAAGATGGTAGTAATCGTACTATCAATTTTTGCACCCTCTGAACTGATTGTTCCAGATAAAGATGTAAACGTCTCTTCAATCTTATCAACAGAAGAAGATAACTCTTTACAGTATTTCTCATAATCATCATTCAGCTGTGTGCTTAACTTGTCAAGTCCGTCAATCTGAAGATTATAAATATGATCTTTTACTGTATCATCAAGTGCATCTTGTTTCTCTTGGAGTTCTGCTTCAAGACGTGCTTTCTTACTCTTCGATGCTGCATCAGCCACCCCATTAAGTGCATTGATCTGTGATTTTAGTATCTGAATATCCTTGTTAGAGGATTTTAATTGCTTGTCATATGTATAGTAGTCATGAGAAGTTTTTATAGCTTCTTTATAAGCATCTATAGTTTTGTTAATCGCATCTAATTTCTGCTTTGCGTTATTTTTCAGAATAGTTGTTACACTATCTTCGGCAGACTTAATACTCTTAACTGCATCCGCAATATCTTGATCGCTCTTTTGAATTGCGTCAGCCCATTCTGTGTCAGAATATTCATCACGATGCTCAGCCATTTTGGCACGTTCTTGCATTAATTGATTCAATTCTTCTTTTTCAGATTTGACATTAGCAATATTTGTTGCAATGGCAGCAGTACCATAATCTGTCAGATTTCCGTCATCATCAAACATCGCATCTTCATCGATCAGAGAAGATATTGTTGTAAGTGAATTTTGTAAATTCTGAGCCGCTTTAATAGCACGTTCAAAACCACGATAATAAATATCGTCACGCATACTATTTTTAAGTTCTTCGTTAGAAGTTCTTAAGTCATCTGCGCTACCTTTACAAGCGTTGATTTCGTTTTGCATTTGCATCCATTCTTGAGAACCATATTTAATAGAACCATCGTTCAATTTGTTATTCAGGTTCTCTTGCATTTTTGCAGCTTCTTCATCAATAATCTGTGCTTGTCTCTCATTAGCATCCATCTGATTCTGATAATCTGAAGCATCAAGGTCTTGACCTTTTGATTGTTTCAACTTTGCGGCAGAAGAAGCATTGCTACTATTTGTGGCTTCCATATTAGCTTTCGCATCATAATATGCTTTAATATTAGCCTGAGATTGCACAGCAGCATTTGTCTGTTCAGCAGCCCAATCCGCAGCAGCATCATTTGCATTTTTGTTTGCTGTCGCCAAAGCATTTGTAGCATCTGCCTCTTTTTGTTTAGCTTGCGCCAATTTATTAGAAGCGTCTTTTGCTTTTTTGACTTGTTCATTATATGCTTTAAGCTGTTTTAATAAAGTCTTATCTTTGATTCCTTTTAAAGAAACCTCTTTTCCAGACTTAATTGCGTTTTTCTGGGAATTAGATAACTTCTTAGCTTTCTTACCACTAAGAATACTATTACCCTTGGTCTTAACTGCACTATCCGCCTTATTCTTATTAGCTTGTGCATTTTCACGTTCTTTCTGATATTTAGCTTGATTCTTACTAGCTTCTCTTACAGCAGTCTGACTATTTTCGTACTGTTTCTTCTTATTTTTGACTTGACTGTCCAACACGTCATTCTGATATGTGTAGGCAGGTTGACCTGCATAATTACTCGTAATTGCTTGAGAATCTTGCACATTTTTCAGATACACCTGTGCATCATATAATGCACTGTTAGCATTTGATAGATTTGCACTTGTCTTAGCAGCAGAAGATTTTGCAGACTTTGTACTCTTAACCGCTTTATTATAAGCAGTAGCTTTTTTCTTCGCAGACCCTTTGAGTCCCTTAGTAGAGATTGTCTTACCTGCTTTAATACTCTTGTTAAGAGATGCTTTCTTTTTCTTAGATAATCCAGACTTACTAACTGCTTTTGTAACAGATTTCGTCTTAGATTTCTGACGCTTTGTCGCTTTTGAAACATTCTTTTGTGCTGTTTTATTAGCAGAAGAAGCACGACTCTGAGTAGATTTTGCAGAAGAAACATTAGATTGTGCTTCGGATAACTGATCGTTTGAAGTTTGAACTAATCGTGCAACACCAGACTCTCCCGTAGATGCAGCAGAAGAACGATTAGATAATGTATCATAGGAGTTTTGTAAGTTTTCAATTGCTTTCTGCGCCTTTTCAGTAGGCATATTCAACCATTGATTGAATAAATCACGCTGAGTATTCTTTAACTGTTGGGCAGCAGAATTGCATTTAATGTAATTCTCCCATAAATTCTGATAGGACTCCACAGCAGAACGCATGTTATCATTCTTGATAGTATTGATATTCATACTACCGTTACGCACACGTTCAAAGTATGTCCGTAATCGTTTCTGATTCTTTTTCTTAGAACTGTTCTTTGTCTTAGGAACTGTCTTAATTGCCTTACTTGCAAAAGAACTTGCCTCAGATTTATATTTGCTTGCTGCTTGCTGATTTACAGAAATTTCTTTTCCAGTTGATTTATATTGATTCCAAAGCGCACTTTGCTTAACTTCTGGTTTCACGTAATCATTGATCATATTAGCAAAATTTTCGGTAGCAGTAGCAGCTCGATCAATAGCGATTGCAATGAAGTCAAATTGTTTACCCATATTGTCAAGCAATATGGCAAATTTTGACTTTTTCTTTGTACTCTTATCTGTAGCTTTGCTGTCTTTCTTCTTAGAATCCGTATTCTTTTTCGTTGCTTCCGTATTCTTTTTAGTAGATTCCGTATGCTTTTTGGTAGAAGAAGAACCAGATGAATGTTTTTCGTATCCACTTGCAGCGCCACCTTGGAACGCACCACTACCAGTAACACGATGTCCAGAAGCAAAAGCAGTACCATGCGCAAATGCAGACATACCACCTTTAATAGTGGCACGACTATTTGTAGATCCTTTTGAGAGAAGTTGGGCTGTCTGGACATGATCAAAGACTATGTCACCCCTGCGTATATCAGTGAACTCCGCACCGTTATCTCCCGTGGTAAACCATTTATTACCCCTGACAACTAATTCTGGCGAAATTTCCCCTGTTAAAGATAATCCAGAGAATTTAGCACCTAATGTTCCACTCGCTAATGCACGTCTACTATTTGTAATTCTTGGTATAGTACCATGAGCAAAAGCAGCAGTACCGTGGGCAACGCCACCACCTTTAGCAGGTTTGCCACTTTGGCTATAATTTACAGATACATTAACAGATTTATCATGTAAGCCATTGATCGCTGATTTTGCAGCTTCAACATCATGTAATCCACTTGTATTGATGGTAACTTTTGGAGTCGGATGCATCTTACCTAATGCATTCAACTTTCCTTTAATGCTACTGATTTTATGTGAAGCATTGTCTTTTACCTTAACGGTAATCGTTTTGTTCTTCAGTTTCTTTAAAGCACTTACGATCTTTTTAATAACAGAAGACGCATTGCCTTTTGCTTTAATAGAAATGCTCTTAGATTTTAACTTCTTAAGAGATTTAGAAATGGAAGAGATGGTTTTCTTTGCATTTCCCTTAACTTTAATAGAAATACTTTTGGATTTCATGCTAGATAAAGATTTCTTGATAGAGTCAATTGTCTTTTTAGCATTTCCCTTAGCATTTACTGTAACAGTAGTAGTATCTGATTTACTTGAAGTAGTATCAGACTTACTTTGCTTGTTACTTTTACCACTTGAAGTACTTGATCGCTTAGGCGCTGTATATGCACCTTGTCCTGTTTGGTCAATCGCATTACCAAGGTAATTGTTCTTGACCATATTGCTTGTAGATTTCTGAGAAACTTTACCGTTTTTACCAATACCATATTGTGTCTTAATTTGCGTTACATGCTCATCTTCAACACTGTTCACTGCTTTTTGTGCTTCCTCTGCACCTTTCTTAGCACCAGAAGCATCGGCAGTATATGTAGTCTTCTTTTCTTTTGGAACTTTATCTACTTCAGATTTAGTTTCTTTTGCTTTCTTCTTAGCATCAGAATTATCACCAAGAATTTTAAGTGTCTCAGGATCGAGATATTTCTGCAATTCTTTTAATAACTCTTCACGTTTTGCTTCGACTTTTAGTCCTAGTTTGATTTTGTCTTGTCCAGAAGAAGACTGGTATTGTTGTACAAGGTTCTGAATTTCATTCTGAATACCATTGGCTTTAGTTTCAACCTCAACAGGAATTTTAATACCCTTGGTCAATCCAGATTTACCAACATCTTCACCACCAGTCAATTTAGCTTGAATATTTGCAGAAGCTGTCAATTGCTTGTCAATAGATTTCTGTTGAGCTTCTGTGTCTCCATTTAACTGTGCGGCTTTGTATTCATCTTTGGCTTCTTTAATTTGTGATTGCAGAGAAGAAATATTGACCTCAAAATCAATAACCTTTGTCCATGTATCAGGAATTTCCTTGCCAGCTTCTTTTGCCTGATCGATTTGTTGTCGCCAAGCCTCAATACGTTGCCCTTCTTTATCCCCTGCGGTTCCACCATTTTTCTGCCATGTTTCAGCCCAACCATCAAGTTTACTCTGAGCTTCTTCATACTGTTTTGTAAGAGAACTGAAGTTAACATCAAATCCATATGTTTTCAAATTGTTAAGTAAAGCTTCAAATGGTTCTACTCCCATACCAAATTTTTTAGCAGCAGAAGCAGTAGAGTCAATATTGATTTTCCATTTCTGAGTTTTCTTATCAAAGTCAGCCAGAGCTTTACCAGAATCATTTGTTTTTGCCTTCAGATCATCAAAGAAAGTGTATACACCAGAATTATCTTCTGTAAAATATTTCTTCAGATTATCATAATTCTCTTTAAAATTCTTAGCATCTGTCTTACCTGTTGGAGACATCATTCCAGCAAATGTTTTGAACTGATCCGTACCAACTTTACCTTGGTCATACTCTTCTTTGGTTTGTTTCATTCCAGAAACAAGAGTGTTATAAGCAGAATCATCGTCGTCTGTATCAAGTGCTGCCTTATATCCCTCTACAGTATAAGAAGCAGAAGCGGCAGAACTATTTAACATTTTCAGACGTTCTTTTAACTGATCTACAGAACCAGTAAATATATTTGTCTTATCCGTAACAATATCGAATGCATTTGACAAGTCATTTAAGTTCAAAGAATCTGTAAACTTAGAGATATCTTGATTCTTAAATGTATCATTTAGCGTTTCCTGCATTTTTGCGATATCTTTGCCAGTAGAGGATAAGACGTTATCTTTATCATCAAGTTTAATGCCAAGAGTTAAAGCCAATGTATCTTTATCAATACCAGTAGATTTTTGCAACGCAGTAAACTGATCATTTACGTTTTGTTGCCATTTATTGGCATTCATTTTTCCATTAGCTTGTGTTTTCTGAAAGTCTTTGATTTGGTCTTGTACGTCTTTGTTCTGAGTAAGTTTTTTAGTAAGATTCTCAACAGTCTTTTCTTGTTTATCAAGATAATCCGTGTCTAACATTTTAGATGGATCGATGTCCATATTTGAAATAAAATTAGACGCAAATGTTTTTGTTGTCTTATCTAATTTATCATATCCGTCAACTGCTTGAGAGATATTGGATAAAGTGTTCTTTCTAAAACTATCAGAATATTTCTGTAGTTGATCATAGTTTGTCTTTGAAGCTGCCAATAATTTCTTGAGATTCTTTGTATCATTCTTTCCGATAAATCCTTCAGAATTAAAAGTATCTGAATTATTTGCAAGCTCTTGAATTTGTTTAGATGTCAATTTGCTAACATCAATTTTATCTTTGCCAAGAATTTTAGCAGCCTGTTTTTGAAAATCTGCATTAGAATACAGAGATTGTCTGACAGATGCTTCATTCATAGAAAGTCCATCTTTGGCAAGATTTTTTGCAGATCTAAAAGTATATGGTAAAGAACGCTTTAAGTTTGCACCAAGGCTTTCATCAGTAAATGTACTTCCGTATAAAGATTTCTGTGCTTTTAATGCCATAGAATCATTCTGGATACTTACATTCTTTTTACTGGCAATATCTTTCTTGCTTTGATCTGCTAATTTTTGATATTTGTCAATCGTATCTTGAATAGCAGTATTGTTATTGATTAAGGCTTCGCCCTCTGAATTATATCCAGTAACAAGATCGCCATTTAGATTCACTAATTCTTTTTTGATTGCTAAATATCTTTCATATTGGCTTGTTGACAATCCGATATTTTCATTCGTATTAGAGTCAACGCCAGAAGATAAAGTATTGAATTCTTCCTGTAATTTCTTAGCCTGCTTAACCTTGTTATTATTTTTATCAATTTTCTTATTGTATTTATCAAGATTTTTCTGACCTGCATTTAATTCATCTTTACGCTGGCTCTGTATATTGGAGTGAATTGCTTTAATTCCTTCAAATGCAGCAAGCACAGCTAGAAGAGGAAGATAGGATTTAAGTGTTGCACCAAGACCAGATAATACGGATTTTATGCTTGATCCTAATGATTTAATGCCAGATTTTGCTTTTTCAACACCGTTTGTTACACCAGTTCTAAATGTTTCTCCAAGTTTAGATGCACTTGAATTTACATTATCAAGGTTGACCTGTCCAAGATCTGAAAGAACTTCTTTGGTAGTTTGAGCCTCTGAAGAAACTTTGGCGAGATCTCCTTGTTTAAATGCTTTTTTAATATCTTTTTTACTTACATCTAAATTGCCACTCTTTCTCGCTTGTTGTACAAGCTTCTTTTTATCTTTATTTGATAAGCCAAATTCATTTAATGTTTCTAAATAATCGTCCAAATTCTTTCCATTAGCGTAACTAAGTAGCTTTTTGTATTGCTCTGGACTATTCTTCTTAACAGATTTTAAAGTTTCACCATTGGCAAACAAATCCTTAAGTTCTTTTATATTTTTAAGTTCATCGCCTAAATTTTTAAATGACAAAAGTGTGCGATATTTATAATATAAGTTGCGTTCTTATATATAATTGTTATATAATTAAAAATATGTAAGAAAGGATTTGCTGCCATGATTTATAAATGTAAAAAATGTAAATATACAACAGAAGATTTAAGCAGACAAGTTTGCCCTTTATGCGGTAATAAGATTGTGCAAAAAACAGAAGAATCTACTGATGGTTTCTGTAATGTTTATGGGGTCAAAATTAATTTAAAAAACGAACTGCAAACTGTTTTACAACAGTACGAACAAGATGATACTTGGTTTGATTATGACAATATTATCAAACATAAAATTAAAAATGAGTGTAAGGCGTCAAAGAAAAAAGATAGATGGTCTATAAAACAATATTGCAAAAAATATCATACAATTCCTAGTACAATTCCGATTGAATTTTATAAAAAATATGATAAAAAGAAGAAAGAAGAAAAAGAAATTCAGCAAAGAATTGAATTAAGAAAATCTCAACAATTACATTGCCCTAATTGCCAAAGCACCAACATTAAAAGAATTAGTGCAACTTCACGAGTGATTGGTAGTATGATGCTAGGAATATTGAGTTCAAACATTGGTAAAACATACCAATGTAATAAATGCAAATATAAATGGTAGGCAACAAAGGAGAGTATAGTATGGCGTTAATAAAATGTCCTGAATGTGGCGCAAAAGTTTCTGATAAAGCTCAAACTTGTATTCATTGCGGATTTCCATTGTCTGGCTATATTGCTACACAGTATGTAAATAACGTTAATAAGAATACAAAATGTAATATAAATGGAATTGAGCTAGATTTGTCAGATGTCGCTGCTTATATGCAAGAATGGGAAAACGACAAAGCTATGAAACGAATTGTTGATATACTTGATCAATCAGAGTTGGATATATCAATTTATAGTAAAATTAATTTTATTGCAGAAATTATGAAAAACTTCCGTATACCAGAAACATACGAAATTTTATCAAACGAAGAATATTTTGAACAGCGATTAAAACTTGAAGCGAATAATACAACTTGTTATATTCATTATATACCATATGATTTCTCGTCTATCAAAGAACAGGTCGATAAATTTGGTGGCGTGACATTATCTGGATGTAAAACAATTCGCAAAATACAGCAATTAAATAAAAGTGAAGCCGATAACTTAATTATAGAAATCAACAAATATGAATACATTCCATTATCCTTTCCAGAAGACTTTGACAATGTGTATCCAAAATTAATTATGGATAGGATTTTAGATGATTTAGCAAATAGATATGATGAAATGCATCCAGAACAAGTCGAGCCGTCAAATTCACAAGAACCAGCCCAAAACATCCCGCACTGTCCAACCTGTGGATCAACCAACATTGAGAAGATCAGTGCAGGAAAAAAGGCAATGGGATTCCTTGCAGTTGGTTTCTTGAGTTCAAATGTTAGAAAAACATATAAATGTAATAACTGTGGTTATAAATGGTAAGGTAAAAATACAAAAGAGAATATTAAAGAAGGGAGGATTGAGAGTCCTCTCTTATTTACTTATTAAAATCTAAATAATATTTTTCTAATAGTCTTTATAAAATTATATAGATTATCTGTTTGAAAACGCATGTTCTATTAAAATATTATAATTAATAGAATTATATAATAAAAGACCCTAACCATTAAGATTAGGGTCGCTTATTGATGGGTTCGGTTGAATACTTTAACACAAAATATTGCTATTTTGTAAACGACTTTCTACTGGAGTACACCAGCGCCTTCATATTCTCGATCCCATTGATTTTATTATAACTACTTATATATAACATGTCAAGTAATTTTTAAAAAATTTATGATAATAGTTTAAAACCGAACTTACGTTTGTCACAATTAGCTTTATATAATGTTCTTCTAACATTAGATGAGAAATTTACGTTTTTAGGTCTAAAATTTGCGACATATCTACCTAAAGTATTAGGTACAAAATCTGCTAATTGTAATCCTGTATAGTTAGACGCTTTCGGAATAAATACTATTTCTTTAATATGTTGTTGTATAGTATTAGGAGAATAATACATTGTACCTAAAGCTTTTAATTCAAAAATACGTTGTTGTATAGCTATATTCTGGCACGGTTGCATTGATTCATAACAGATAGACCCTATTGCGTTATTCTCAATTAAAAACATACAATAATGCTCAATTAATAATTGAATAGCAATTGTAAATTGATTATTTATATGATCTTCGCCATAATCATTAGTTAATTGTTTTTTATCCAAACAGACTCCTAATGTAGTAATATTTGACTTCTTAAATATTACAGAAAGTTTGTTATATAATGAAATAGTATTTCTTTTTGATTTAAATATTTTATAATGTTCTGGAATATCTGGATTTCTACGTTGAGCGGCAGTAATATCTTTTTCATGCAATATATATTGTTCTGCCTCGTCGTTCTTCCACATATCGACTTTAATTTGTTTTAATTTTTTGTCTATATCATCATATTCATTATCTTGTATAATGACACCACTCATAATAAAATATCTTCTCGATTTATCAAGTTGTGAAAATGTTTCACTTTCATCAACGTATAGAGTATATTTATCCATTTTATTTATACCGCCTTATTTTGTAATCATTTATTATTGTAACATTTATGACAAATTTCAACAATAATAATTTACAAAATACTGTATAAATTTGGTATAAAACACACTATTTCAGATTATATTTACCAATTATAACTTTTTTAAATCCATTGATCACTTCATCAGACCATTGCATCGAAATTACATTTTTCAGTGCTTCGACGCTTGATGCGATCCTACAATTCTTATGCTCTAAAATTTCTTTATCTAATTTCTTATATTCCATATATACCTCTCAATATCGTAGAAATAACCATTGCTACCATAAATCAGCTTATTGCAACAAATTATTGACAAAATAATATCTCTGTATTAATATAAAAATATCCCATATAACTTATTTATCGTCAAGTTATACGGTTAAGTTTACAAGAAATGCAACGAGTTATCTTCCAAGTTCGTCATTGCATTTCCAAAGGATTTGCAGTCTATTAGTTGCCGTAAGTGGTTTCTGATAGACTGTTTTTTTGTTATTGACATTTCAAGATTCCAATGATATTATGATAATAGAAAAAGGTGTTACTGATAACGGTTCGCCTGATATTTATACGTTTATTAAAATAACCGCTTACTTACCAGGTGAGGCGGTTATTTTTCTGTAATAAAAAAGAAGTTATTTGGTAGGCGTCGCCTCTCCTACATCTCTTTTAACCCATAGGGTGCGTGGTTGCAACGAATTTTACCACCTCAAATAACTTCTTGATTATATATTCAATTTATGTATATTTATCATATCACAAATGCATTCGACATTCAACCAATTTGCTTTTCAAGATCGTCAATTCGTTTTGACATATATGCTTTTTGTCCACCGCTCACTCTTTTTTCAAGAGTAGTACGATCTAAAATAACCTGTTCTTTTAATTTTCTAATATTATAACAATCTCCAACATTAGAAATATCTTCGGATGCTAAACGATCATGTAACTGTTGTAATCCTTTCTCGACTGACTTATAACGAGATATTCTTTTAGCAGATTCATATTTGAATTCATCATCAACATAACTTTTGAATTCAGAATACAATGATTTGATTTCTGAAACATCTGCGTTTCTAAAAGTCTTAATGGTACATTTTGTACTAAATTTAATCTCATTCTTTACATAATCGATATCTACATTTGGAGAATCAGCAATGAACGCCCCATGTTTTCTGATGGATGGAATAACATCTTTGGCAAGCCACATTTGAAATTCTTTTGCTTTATCATTAGATGCTTTCATTCCCAAAAGATAAAATAGTGTTTCTGGGATAAAATCATCTTTCCCCACAAGTGGGGAAAATCCAATATCCTTAATGTAAGAATTTAATCTATCCCATTTTACATACTCTTTTCCATATTTTATTCTAGTCCATCCAAATCCAACAGCTGTATCTTCAGCATTCATTGACACACTACCGTCTGGGTTTAAAATTGTTCTGACAGACATTCCATTGTTATCGTTTACGAATTCCATAATTTCTAAATTATCTTTAGTGTTGATCATAATATTTTTTCTCCAGTTCTCTCAACTTTCTAACATTAACAGTTTAAATAGAGTAGAGCAGTGGATGCGTATGAAAGTTGAGGAGAAAATGAAGTTCCGCTCGGCAGTTAATTACTCTGCCTGTCCACTGCTCGATATAATAAAGAACGGTCATGAGTCGTTCTTATTACCAAAATAAGTTCCTTACATTGGTTAGTATAGAAATAAACTTGATTTTAGCAACCTTGTATAAAATAAGACACAATTCGCCAAATTGCCAATCTTCAAAAAACCTTATAAAATAAGGACTTTTTGATAGTCGTTTTTTACATAAAATTTGAATTTGAATTCCCTGCTTAGAGATGAAATATCTCTGTACGCAAACGATGATAGCAGGTAAAACATCGACATTAATTTACACTTTTGGGCTATACATTACCAGACAATGATCATAAGGTCGTCATTATCTGTCAGGATCGGTAGTCTCTGAACATCCATTCTTATTGAAACATCTTAGCTACTGTGCCTTATCCCGAAGCACGTTTCTTATGCGGTAGTTTACCGATATCTTCCTATACGGTAAGAATGTGTGCGGCTGATTAGATACAATCGTATAATACGATATGAATATCAAATTCTTAAACTATTCCGTCTATTGTTGCCAATTCCGTTTCAGTTTTGATATCCTTTTTCGTTCCAGCAATTACTCCTGATACGTGTATTTTAAAACCCCGTATCCTATATATTTGTCCAAAACACCATTTCTGTTTCTTCCTTATATATAGTAGGCTCACTGTCACCCTAATGATTTTGAGATAGGGTCAACCTAGGTTTTTAAAAAGTTTAATGCCAGCAAAGCCAGCGGCAGCAGTTTGCAATAATCCAAAACTACTTACTAATTTATTAACTACATTAAGAACATTTGATAGTAAAGTAATTCCTCCACCAAGAAGGTTTTTATCAGCAAATGTTGTTGAGATAGATTGGAATGAGTTTTTAAGATCTTCTGTTCGTCCTTCCAAACTATTCTCATAAACTTTGTACTTTTTGTCCGTAGATCCAGCAGAATTTTCGGATACTTTCTCGTATTCTTGAGCTTTCTTATAGTTGCCCATTAGGACTAGAAATTGCTCCATATGATTCGTACCAGCCATCGCTTTTGCAATTGCTCTTTGAGATACATCACTGTAGCTAGTCCATTTTCCAGCGACTTCATCAAGCACATCACCGAAATTTCTGAATTTATCTTGTTTGTCTCTTAGGTTAATTCCTTCACCTTTTAAGACTGTTTCTACATCACTCCATGCTGTTACTTTGTCCTGTAGAATGAGACAATATGACTTCTATATAATAAGAATAAACTCATTACATAGAAGCGGTTGCGGTACTTCCAAAAGTGTCTTTACACTTGACCGCAACTCCACTTCTTAAGGAATTATGGGAAATATAGAAGTGTGTTCAGACTGTCGCATAGTCATCGAAATGACCTTCTTTCGCTCAGTCGTTCAAGGCAGATATATCGTTAAATTTAATCGAACTATGTTTTGTTTTAATCTTTTGTTCATCTATAAGAACTTGTATATTGTGTCCGCCATTTTGAAGATATGTATAGCAATAGTTATAAATATCTTTAATATTGTGCGGAACTTTGTCTTTGTGTGTAATAAATCTAATTATTTTCCAATCATCATTAAATAAAGAAATATTTCTAAAATTTTCATTGCGTATAAATTTTTCTTTTGTTATGTGTCCAAGTCTCACTGACAAATCATGTCCACTACCATCCCATTCAATTGCAATCTTTTCATCTGGGAAAGCAATATCAATTACAAAATTTTTAAATGGGTAATTTAGTTCTCCGCCAATTATTGTATAAACTTCAAATTGTTGTTTTGAGCATGTAAAATTACCATGTTTATATCTTGATTCTATTGATTTCTTTAATATGTCTGGGTTCTGCGTAGGACTTACAACACCATATCTTTCTAACATGGTTTTCCGCTGTTTGTCTTTAACGACTTGACTTTGAGTAAAATGCTCAACTCCATATTTCTTTAACGAAGTCTCTTTTATCCTTTTCTGAAATTCTTCGGTCTGCATAGGATATTCTACTCCAAATCGTTCAAGATTGGTTTGAATCACTTTGTCTTTAACAGACTGTAATTTTGAAGTATTCGTAACTCCGTATTTTTTAAAATTATTTTGAGCTTTTACTTTTTGGATTGCATCAGATTTTGATACGTTCTCAACTCCATATTTCTTTAGACAGGTTTCTTTAGATTTCTTTTTGATGTTTTCAGTACAGAATACATTTTCAACCCCATATTTTTCCATACAAGTTTCTTTTACTTTTAACGGGGAGCATTTTTTACATGCATTTGTACCATTTTTAGATGTTTTAAGATATGTACTATATTTAGTTTGATACGTTTTGCCACAATAATCGCAACGTACATCCACCATGACGTCGCTACCATGTGTAACATCATTTATATTAGCCGTAAATGTATCGCCTATTTTTGTGAAATTATACCCTTTATCAATATAATGATATTTGGTACGGCTACACCATTTAACGGTTACTTGCTTTGTCAATAAAATTTCAATCATCTCCTTTTCATAAGACGATTAAAAGAGATATATCCTTCCTCCTTATTGACCGTTCCCTCGGCTTTTAAGCACATATGAAAATTCATATGATCATAAGAAAGAATTGCCACAGTGGTTTATGTATTATGCCACTGCGCCCCAAATGTCTAGGTCTTCGCCATTATTTTGATAATCTTTAAGTCGTGCTAGTTTGATATTTCCCATACGGGAGAAAATGGCGTTCAAACCAGTTCCGACTGAACTCATGCCTTCCTGAGTTGTTTCACCGATAGTTGCTAAATAGCCCAAGAGTTTGTCCATACTAACTCCAGCTAAATTTGCATTCGTCGCAACTTCTGACATACCTTCTGCCAAACCACCGACATCAGTAGCAGAAGCCATATCTACAGAACTTAATTTATCTACGATTTTCAAGGTATCTTCTGCACTCGTAATGCCATAACCTTTTCTCGCAGAAGTTAAATATTTTGTAGCATTTTCAGATGTTAAATCACCAACCTTGCTAAGTTTGATAGAACTCTCGGCAAGTTTATTAGACTTTTCAACACTTTGTCCCTGTTTCATCCACTCAGTAGAAGAAGCAGCAACATCTGTACCAGTAGCCTTTAATTGATGCCCCATATTTGAATATGTTTTCATCAAATCTTTGGCTTTGTCATTTGATACACCAGTAGCCATCTGAAGCTGAGTCATGGCACTATCTACATCGTATGTGTTTTGCACCATTTCCTGTGCTTTGTTCATACCAGATTGCAAGATACCATATGTTCCTACAAACTGAGAAATCTGACTAAATCCACGCTTAACTTCTGAAAACATTGAATTTCCAGTAAGTCCTTTTGCAGAAATTTCAGACTGTATTTTCTTAAAGTCTTGATTTGCTCCTTGCAATTCACCTTTGGTTGTTGCAGATTCAGACTTCTTTGCAATCTCTTCTAAGGCAGCGCCATAATCCTTTGCAGCTTTTGTATTATTCTCTAAATAAGTTCTGATCTTATTTGCTTGAATACTACCTTCACCAGGATTAAGTGCCTTGCTCTGAGTTGCGTCGAGAATTTTCATCTCATTGTTTAATTTTTTATATGATTGGATTACTTTCTCATTCTGCTTAATGATCGCATCCTGATTAGCAGTTGAAGGATTTGCTTGGTATTGAGTATGTAATTCCTGCAAACCTTTTACATTTTGTTTATATTCTTCAAAAGACTTATTTGCATTTTTGTATTCTTCACTACCACTGTAATACTTACTAAGTTTCTTTTGTTGTGCTGCTAAATTAGCATCATATGATTTATTTCCAAGATTCCTAGAAACATTTTGCATATAAGAATCTTTTTGTTCTTGTTCTTTAAGAGCTTGGTTAAACCAATTGTCATATTGTTTTTCTTGCTCTTTATGTTGTTTTTGTACTTGTTTCTCTATATCACTCTTTAATACTTTATTAGGTGAAGAATTTAATAAAGATAAACTATTTGTAGCATTTTTATCATATTGTTCAAGTTTTGCATATGCGTCAATTAAAAGATCTCGATTTTCTGTAGTTCGATTCTTTTTAAAATTCCCATACATTCTATTGACTTCTTTACGTTGTTTTTCGTAGTCAAGAACATCACTACCAAAGGCATTGTATTCTTTGCTATTATTATCGACATACCCAGAAAATTGTTTTTGATATCTTCCAGACTTAGAAGCAAATCTCTTCGCTTGAATGTCAGATTCAATCTTGGCAGCTTTCTCATTTAGTTTTTTCTGTTCTGCTTGATATTTTTTATCGGCTTGAGCCTGATTCTTTAATGCTTTATTTTTTGCTTTCTCTTGTTCTTTAAGAGCTTGATTTGCATATTGATAAGCAGTATCTGTTGAAACATCTTCTTCTTTTGCGATCTGCTTTGTAACATTAGCCATTTCTTTGGCTTGGTCTTTTGCACGTTTAACAAGACCTTTATCAATAGATGTTTCCCCACTAGTATAGAATGTCCCAGAAGCATGTTTCATCTGTTTTTGAATTGCAGATTTACTATATTGTACATATGATTTTGCCTGAGCATTTGCTTGTCTTTTAATTTGGTTATTAAGTGTTGTATTTGTTGATCCGCTTGTTCCGACAGTAGGATTAATATGTACGTCCCTGTCTTTCACAAGATCAGCCAACTGAGATTCAACATCGCCCTTATTCAATATTGCTTTAATGACAGCTTGAAAATCCATTTACTCACCTCTTTCATAATTTTGTGCATAACAAAAAAGAGCCTAAAAAATAGACTCTTTACGTTTCAGTATATAATTAGCAGACGGTCAGGGAATCGAACCCCGATCTCTGGTTTTGGAGACCAGTATAATTCCATTATACCAACCGTCCGATTAAGGCAACGATCAATTACTTGTTACTTATTGTTTAACTAATTGCTGTCAAACATGGCTTCAGTACCCATGTACCAGTAGGGAAGTCATAAAGATGTGATAAAACATATTCATGTGCTTCGATGACTGAACCAACATTTACCTCTGTATGTATAACTATTCCTCCGCCATACATACTCCATTCAGCACAAATAAGTGTATAGTAATTTTTTCTATTCTCTATCATCATAACATCATCTCCTACTATATAAGTGGTGTTACATCATAGATTTTGTTGTGTAATTGATCATTGCGAGTTTGAGTATATCATAGTAATATGTTGTATGTATACAGGTATATTTTTCCAGTGCTTTGAACCTCACATGGCTAAAGCCACATGATTCTTGGGAACTTCCGACTAACGTCAAAATATTTACCAAGCTAACCCCACAATTCCTGCGGTTTTGTTTATAGTTTCTAGGCTACTTTTAGTAACCTTAATCCTTCATTCATAATGTTAATTGCTGCATTTATATCTCTGTCATGATGAGTATTACAGCAAGGACAATCCCATTCTCTAACACTGAGATTTTTAGTTTCTTTATTGACATATCCGCACACATTACAAGTCTGAGAACTTGCAAAGAATTTATCTATCTTAACCACTTTTTTATTATACCAATTAGCTTTATACTCTAATTCTCTAATAAATTCAGACCATGATACGTCTGCAATAGATCTAGCAAGTTTATGATTTTTAATCATGTTTGATACTTGCAAATCCTCTAAACAAATTACATCATTGTTTCTGATGATTTCCGTAGATAATTTTTGAAGAAAATCCTTTCTCTGATTTGCAATATGTTCTTGGAGTTTTGCGACTTTAATTCTTGCTTTATTACGATTAGAGCTACCTTTTGATTTTCGAGACAGCTCTCTTTGTAATTTGGCAAGTTTGTTCAAAGATTTATTAAGATATTTAGGATTTTCAATCATTTCTCCATCCGACGTAATACAAAACTCTTTAATTCCTAAATCAATACCAACGGAATTTCCAGTTTTTTTTAATGGTTTAATATCTACATCAGTGCAACAAAGTGATACATAATATTTGCCACTAGGTGCTTGTGATATAGTGGCATTAAGTATTCTACCTTGTGGTATTAACTTATTTTTTGTCTTTACCATTCCAAGCTTAGGCAGCTTAATATGTTTGCCACAATAACGAATATTTCCATTAGTACATTTTGATTTGTATGAATATCTGTGCGTTTTCTTTGACTTAAATTTTGGATATCCAGTATGTTCTTTGAAGAACTTTCGATAAGCAGAATCCAAATCTTTAAGCGAGGATTGAAGGGCAGTAGAGTCAACTTCTTTAAGCCATTCTAATTTGGTTTTAAGATTCTTCATGTCATTTGCACACTGTACATATGTAAATGTAGTTTTATCTTTTTCGTATGTTTCAATCCTCTTTGCAAGATATGTATTGTATACAAATCTACAACAACCAAAAGTCTTTGCGATTATTTCTTTTTGCTTCTTGTTTGGATAAATTCTGTATTTATAAGCCTTTTCCACTGTTCCTCACCTCACTTTATTTTTTAGGTTTCGGCTCATGTATATTTTTTATTTTGGATGGCGATTCATCTCACCACTAAAGTGGCGAGTGTTCTCGCCAGTGCTATAAATCAGACAAAGAACCTTGTTTTCCTTCTTTGATACCGTCTTTTGTAAAGTATTTTCCGAAGTCATCTTCTGCGGATGAATCGTTGTAAATACCAACCAATTCCGTAGAAGACCATCCAAAGAATTCTTTGATAACATCAATCGGAATATTCTTCTTTGCGAAAGCAGTACAAGTATAATGTCTCATACAATGGTAGTAGAAGTCTACGTCTAACATCTCTGAGAATTCAGCTGTCCATTTATCAAGATTGGATCTACGATGCCAACCATTTTTATCTTTTGTTACAAAGATATCATCAATGTCAACTCCAAGTTCTTTGCGTTGTTTATCCCATAAATCAATGTACTTTTTAACATCAACAAGGATAAATTTGTTTAACTGCTTGCCTAATTTACCACGACCCTTGGTACGAATCTTTGGCGTTTTATATAAAGCACCATCAAATTCAAGAGCATCTTCAGTAAAATAAGACATCTTCATCTGAATGATTTCAGATTTTCTCATTCCAGAATAAGCAGCAATAGCGATAGCACACGCTTTTTCATATTTCTCTTGTTCGACAAGAGTTTTTAATAAGTCATCAACTTTTTCATCTGGCAGAATCGTTTTCTCACGCACTGCCTCATTTGCAGGATTCTCAATCTTGTTTACAATTTTTCTGAATCCTTCAAATTCCTCTTCCTCATCTAACATATTTTCGATATAATCAGATAAAGAAGAAAGACATGATTTAACACGTCTTGTTCGTTTAGGACTCCACCCCCATACGTTAATTGCATGATTTTGAAATTTAGCAATGTCACGTTTGGTTAATTTAGCAAAGTCCTTATTTTTATTATGTTCCAGATTCCAACACCAGAAAATATCTAAGTCATTGCGATAACCTTTGATCGTACTCTGCGCACGATCAACAGAAGCAAGGTAATCTAACCACTCATTGCCTAAATCTTTGTTATCTTTATTGACCAATGCTAGTTTTTCTGGAGATGTAATCTTGTTATATACCGTAAATCTAGCCAACGGTAAAACCTCCTATGTGTAAAATAAATACAACCACAATATATAGTAGTATTCGTAAAAATGAATCATATATATTGTGGTTGATAAGCATATAAAATCTTGGTTTTATTTTTGTGGAATTTACATCAAATTTGATGTGAAAAGAAATTATTGTTTAAATCTTTTTGCAAATGCCTGTTCAGCATATTGTTGAGCTTTTTGCTCTGTACGTTGCCAGAATCCAGAAGTTAATACAATACCAGATCCCCCAGATTCCGCTTCTGAAAAGACGTGAGGAGTAGAATAAGTTCCAGTGTTATAATTGTATCCCTGATCAAGATACACGGTGGCACTAACAGAATCTCCGCCACCAACAACGCCAGTTGTTCTTGCAGAGTTTTTCATCTGATATGTTCTTACATATCCACCTTGCTCTGGCGGTATTGGCTCTCCACCTGCATAAGAAGCAGTAAGCTCTTGGTTAGCAGTTAAGAATGTCTTACTCTCAGCTTCACTTACAGCATCACGCATTTCATTCTGGATTTGTCTCCATAACCCAGCCATTGCGCCCATGTTCCCCATGAGATCACCTTACTTTCTGTCAATAGAAACTACATTATTATTGACTGCATCAGCGGCACCCTGTTTAATTGCTTCAAGTGCATCAATTCTATTTTTCTGGAAATCATCAGATTCAACAACAGCTTTTGTAATGTCTTCGGCAGTAAAGTCAAAACCATGTTCTGCAAAATACTGCATCATCTTCTGAGTTACCTCTGGATCAGCCTTTGCAAACACTTCGTTGATATATTCAAGAGCAGGTGCTAAAGCCACGACAGATTCTACTAAATCGTCAACACCTTCAACCTTGAAATTCACATCTTTGCCGTCAAGTTTAATATCAACTGCACTTGCAATTAACTGCTGTTTAATGTAATCGCATTTCTCATCAATTGCAGTTAACATATCTTGAAACTGCACTTTATTAATATCATTTTCATCAACAAATGCGTCAACATCAATATCTGATGCAAGTTCGTATAATTCATCAATACCAATGCTTTCTAAATCCACGTTTCCATAAAATTTTATAATATTCATCTTGATTCCCATAAGTTTGCTCAGTGGATCATAGTCCATACTAGATATTCCGTTTTCGTCCTGAGTTACAGGAAAAGCAGAGGCTACAACGGCTTCAACGAAATCATTTGCCTCAAATCTATTTAAAGACTCATCTGCATAATGTCTTGTTTCAAAATCAATTTTACCCATAAAATTATCTCTCCATTTCTCTGTTTAACTTCTCAAGCAATTCAGATACATGATATCTGTAATTGACTTTTAATTTTCGACTATTAACAATGATTGGATTAAATTTTGCCAAATCCTTTTCGTTGAATGATTTTTTATCTATAGAAGCAATCATTCTGTCAAAATCATTAATATGCTGAAAATATGTAGTTTCTGTGTTATCTTTCTTTCTAAAATTAAATAAAAAACCTGCGACCATATTTCTGTAACCAACAAATTCTCTTAAACCTTTAATCTGATGATAATGGATCACACCTTTCTCTTCTTTGGTACGTTCAAAAGAAATAGAAGAAGTGCCAACACTTTTCAATTCCAATGCATACATATAAGGAGAGGAAAATAAGAAACAATCGCAAGGATTCTTACTTGAAAATCTTAAATTACTACAACCACCAAAAGATTGTGCTTGATCTTTTAAACGATAGTAGAATATGTCTGAAGGAATACTGGCTTTCCAATTTTCTTCAAATCTCTTACCAACATTCTTTGCCAACCTATTCACCTACCTGATATTTATCGTTAATATATTTTCTATAATCAACATATAGCCTGTATGTATCTTTTTTTGGATACCAGAACGCCATAATATCTGCACGTTCAGATGGATAGACCAGAAGTGGTTGTACGCCATGTTCCACATAGAACTTAACCTGTGCCAAACTTGTAACAGGAATGAGTTTTGTGTCTTTATAGGCTTCCTGCAACTGTTCAGGCGTTGTAATTTCTGAATTCAATAAATACACCCTTTCTTTTAAAATCGTAAAAAATAGGGAAGAAAACAAAAAATCATATAATCCAAGTTGTGAACCATATTAAAGTTTTGTTCTCTTCCCTATCTTCTAACTAAAATGTAAAACTATAATATGATTACTGCAATATTTTTTCATGTTCAATATTCCAAGTTAATACACTACTGATTAGTATAAACTAACCAGTAGTGATAAATAATGTCCTTAAATTAAGCTAAAGACTTGATCTGATAGATATCTACAAATTCATCATCTGCATCTGTCATCAGGTCAAATGTGATCTTCAGTGTAATAGGATCTCCCTCAGCTGCGAAAGCTAATTCGATATTTCTCTGAGGAGTAGCTTTGTAGCAAGTGATATGTAATGGTGTTACAACTCCCTGCTCAGATTTCTGGTTGATTTCTGCGTCAACTCTGAAATCAGCTAATTCCTGATTATCGTTAATCTTAACTAACTGAAGTGTAGAGTCATTTACAATATAAGATACATCGTATTTCTTACCAACAGCAATTTCGCTATCTGTTGTAGCTGTAAATACTTTTTCTGCTACGCTTCCTTCAATCTGTGTTCCACCAACGTCACCTTTTCCGTAAACGAATAATGTTCCGTCTTTTGGCTGATCTGGTAATGTAAGTTTTCCTGCTTCTGTAGCAGTGATCGTCTTCATTTCTGCACGATCTCCACCTTCTGTGATTGTACCGTTACCAAAGATAGAGAATAACTCAAATGGATATACCTGAATTTCTGATTCAAGTGTTCCTTCCATTGGGTTAGCAAATGTTACAGCATCTCTACCTCTCTTTTTAGCTTTTACAGAATCTGCTGTAATATTTAATGTTACTGTATTAGCATAATCAACTCTTAAAGCCTTTTTGCTTGTAGCTAAGTTAGTTAACTCAAATACACCGCAGTCACGGCTTGCATATTTCTTACTAGCTGCCATTTTGTCACATCCTTTCATTAGAATTTTTAAATTTTAGTATTAAAAAAAGACCCATAAAAATAGGTCTTATTTTTCCTCTTTGAGATTTTTCAAATATGAATCTTCTTTAAAGTCACTACCTTCAGTTCCCCAGACGCTGGCATTAAGAGCCATGATTTGATAATTTCTATCAATTAAGATTCTTTGAAAATTATCATATAATTGAGGAATTGTTAACTGACCTACGTTAGTAAAATTAATACTTGGGTGGTACGCACATACAACAGAGATAATATTACCGATATCATATTTAGGATCTTGCTTATCTAAGTTTTTCCCACGAGTACGTTTAGCTTTTGCCTTATCACGTCTACGCTGCATTTGGATAACAACAGGATCTTTTTGCTTTGATAATTCTTCGGATACTGTGCGTTCATTATTGATATTTGAAATTTGCATCAGAATATGTAATACATCATCAAAGATTTCTCGATCAATAACTCCGACAACCTGTGATTCGATTTCTCCAGTTTCTTCGTCCTCATGTGTTTTTAAGATCTCAAATCTTTTTTCTCTTAATCTATACACAACATCTTCAACAAAATAAAAACAAAATGCTCTCACATAAATCCGTATAACATCTGTGTTTTCTGATACCAAATCAAATAATTTAACATCTGTTCGTTCTTCATAAGGTAATGCCAAAAAAGCATCATATTTATCTGGCAGGAGAGCAGAGTAGTAGCTATCTACTGTCAATGTCATATAGCTGGCATATTGCATCCATAATCCCTCGCCAATTCTCCTACGATCACTGATTTTAGGTGGCTGAATATGCCCAATTCCAACAGGTATTGGTTCGCTTGACAGTAGCTGTGAATAAGTAAGTTTTACGTCACTCACTTACAAAGCAACTCCATATTTATATCATCAATCCGATACACCATTGTCCTGCCATAAAAGTTAGTGTTCGGCTTAAAAGACTGTAACTGGCTTGTACGAGTGTCTAATCTCATAGCCCCGATACCAAATGAGTCTTTTATTGATTCGTCAGTTAAGGCAAGATTGATTGCTTGACAAATCATATCTAAACGATTGCCAGCGTATCCTTTTTTACGCCATTCTGACTTTTCATCATCATCTAGTTTGATAACATCTCTATGACATATAACATTGATAACCAACGTATAATCAATAATAGATGTTGATGTACTAGGATATGTTTCCATTAAGATAATAGATCGTGTATCTGTAATGGTTTCATCCATATATGGGACATCTTTGCAATGTCCTAATAAACGATTGTCTTTTACTTGCCCATGTATATTTTCGCCAATTTTGCATCCAAACCAATTATCCTCGAAAGAATAATCCTCATCATCAAGATATGGCATGGCAAGAGTGTTAACATCATCATTTGTCATTAAAATATTTCCTACGGCTTCTTTGATCAATCCAAGCGAAACCAGAGGATTTTCCATCATTTTTTCTGTTTTCGTCATTGAATTTCACCTATGTAAGACTTTCTATAGTTATTTCAATAGAAGCAGTAGAAGAAGTTCCATCTTTTGCAGATAATTTCAAGATGATTTTCTGATCAACTAATGCAGAATTTGACACAGAGATTCCAATGTTTGAACCAGTTTTTTCTATATTAATGGAGTCTTTTGATTCACATTCAATATCCCACTGAGGATCTTTCGTAATTACGTTCCCATCTAAGTCTTTAAAAGAAGCGGTAAATGTCGATTTCTTTCCTACAAAAACTTTCTTGTATCTATACTTAATGGTAGCAGTACATGTCTGTTCTACAGTTGGAACATCTGGCTGTTCTGGTTTCTCTGGCTGCGTTGGTTCAGGATCTTTTTTGGGCTCAAAGTAATCACATAATCGCAAGTCTTTTCTGTCTTTCGCTGGGTTAAATTCATCTTTATCAACGATAAAAGATAATACACCACCATGTTCAGTACCAAAATGATATAAAACATTATCATCACGAGTGAATGTAAATACGTCATTTGGAACTTCACGAATATCAAGAAATACTCTTTTTCCATCAAGCCCAAGAGTATCATCGTCTTGCGGTACAATTACCGTATAGTTATTTGACCCAATAAATATAATATTGTTACCTGTTTTACCAACATCATATTTAGATGCCGATTGATAATAAGCCCATCTTTCATGGATATTACCGTCTGCATCTTGCCATTTTACAGTAGACTGACACAACTTCATTGTTGTTTTTTCAAATACACCACATTGTCCAGGTCTTCCGTCTATGATCCAGTAATTATTCTCAAAATATACATACATTCCTGCTTTGGAAGTATTACATGGGAATAATACAGTTCTCTGCATAGTTTTTAATGCGGTATCAGAATCATTATCTTGAACCACACATCGGATAGTCGTTCTTTCTGATAAATCAGAGTTACATAATTCAACCGTAGAAGCAATGTCTGTATCTAGAATTTCTGCAAATTCATCATCTTTATAATCGTTATATGCATCATTTTCATAACCGCCTGTTAAGTTAGGTCGTGTATTAGGTGTTATTAAATACCAATCTTGCATTTATCGCACCTCCTATGTGTAAGCGGTAGGTTTCTGATTGTTTGTCATTTTTTCAGCATTATATTTAATAGCATCAAGCTCATTCTTTGCTGAAGTTTTTGACCCATTATTTCCATCAATACTTAATTCTTTTGTTACAATACTAACTCGTTTATTTACAAGAGAGTAGTAACGCTCCTGGTAATATTGATGCATATATTCTGCCATTGTATCTATGACATATTGACCAAGATCTTCTGAAAATTCTTTTGTTTCTACATCAAATGTAAGATCATCAATTTCCATAGAATATCTTGCAATTGCCTTTATTAGCCATTGAAAAACTAAAGAGTCTGGCAGAGGCGTTTTATCTGCAAACGTAGATTCAAAACTTTGAATTACATCATCTGCGGTTGTCATTATAATCACCTACATCCTATTTCATTTTGTGTCCTGTATAGTTTTCAATGAATCGAATTTTTTCGTAATCGTTATAATTACCTTTTTTAATCATCATCATGACAGCTGACTTTTCAGCACTTGTGACAATATACTCAGAAACTTTATCTTTAAATGTCTTTGACATACCCTTATAGGAAAATAATTTTGCCACTAATTCAGGTGTTAAAATCTTCTGAACTTTCTTTTCTTTTTTATTGTCAAAGTCTAACTCTTCACGAGTAGCAGCGTCTTCAATATATAATGTTGCATGGGAGCCAACGCCATCAATTCCAGTAAAAAGCATATTACCGTTCTGTACCTGAGAAATTACTTCTCCACGAGACAAACGAGTAGTACCATTTGGTGTGATTGTTACATCACCTGTAGATTCAATTCTCTGAAATCCAGTTGTCCAATTAGCAAGACTGCGTACTGTAATTTTTGTTTCCATGCTTAACTCTTTTACAACTTCTGTATTTTCCATCTCTTTCAATTACTTATCCTTTCACAACTAATTATCGTTTACTTGAATTTGTATTTTACAGAATTATACAATTCAATCTTTTCATCTAAATCTTTCGACTTTTGGAATGTCCAATAACGTACACCAGTATTTTTGTTGATGTTAGAAGAAATATAACTTTCGCCTAACCCCATTAAAAAATAGTGTAGTTTTTTGGAATAGCAAAAGTAAATATCGTTCATGATCTATGTCCTCTATTTAACTAATTAATTGCAAAGATATACAGAATTACCATATATCTTTGCAAATAAAAAAGACCCATAAGGTCTACATTTCTTCAACTATTTACGAATTCTAGTAAGTACCAAGTTCTGTTGACAGTTTCTTGTCTCCAAGTAAACCAATCATATATTCTCTTCCTGGAGCAACTAAAGCACCAACTTCAAGGTCATATCTTGTGATTAACTGACCTGTTGATACATCTGTTCCAGAAATAGATGTTAATCCACCTCTTGTCACTGTATAGATTGGAGACTGTCCACCAGCAGGAATTACATATCCAAGTCCCTGTGGTAATACTGTCTGGAAGTCTGTTCCATCTGCATTCATCAGAGAAGTATCATATGGGTTTGGTAATTCAGAAACAACTGCACCATTGTACATTCCCATTAATCCTGTATCGTGGATTTCTTTCATAACGGCTTCAGAGATACCTGTAACAGCAGGTGTTGTTCCCTGATATCCTGCGAATGCATTAAGCTGAGAAACTAAAGCATAATCACCAGTGATAGTTGGTTTTCCAAAACGTCTTACAGGTGTGATAACTCCATCAACACCAGTTTTTGTTAATCCGTCTCCCTCGAAGAAGTATTTAACTCCATCTGCATGTTTGATTGCTTTGTAGATTGTTTCTACAACATAAGCAGCAGCTTTGTTTCTGATTTGAATAGCGATCTGATTCTTTAACTCGTTTTCATCGCTCATGTCACCAGTAGCAGCTTTTCTATAATCTACTGCATAACCAGCAGAAATAGCTACTGTAGCGATAGGTGTTCTTTTCTTTCTGATTACTGGGAAGTTAACATCTTGACCTAAAGCCTGTTTGTTTGCTGGGTTTCCAACAAATTCTGGGATTTCAACTTCGCAAGAATCGTTATATCCGATTGCTTTATAATTTCCATAGATGCTTAATAATTTAGCTTCTTGAAGAATCTGAGGTTCCATTGAGAAACGTCTGATTTCGTTTAATTCAGAAACTGCGGATAAATCCCCAGCAGAAGCTTTACTATTTAACTCTTTAATATAGTTAGCAGCCTGATCTGCTTTTTTCCCGAAACGTTTTAAGTCTTTTCCATCTCTCATTGCAGAGAAAATTTCTACTACAGGAGATTTTGTAGACACACGACCGCTTGCAAAGTTTGCATCCTTACGTTCGTTGTTTAATTCAAATGTATACATTTATACTATCCTCCTTTTTAAATTAACTATTTTGATACTGACTGTGTAGCTGGAGCAGAAGCAGCAACTCTTACAACAATACCTTTGTGATTTCCAATGATTTCAGTTACTTCTACATATGGTGCAGCAGTAGCTCCCTTAACAAGATCACCCGTTGCTGTAGATTTTAACTTATCACCTTTAGCCACCCCAGTAGGAATCTGTTTTCCATAAATTTCAAGTTCTTTTCCGTCTAATTTATCAAGATCTAAAACTCTTAAATCTGATCCTTTTGCGATAAAGTATCTGTCTAAACCTTCGTCGTCACCAACTTCAATATTCATTACTACCTGTTTAGCGTTAGCGGCTAAAGCAAATGTACCTTCTGTTACTGTTCCAAAATCGCCATTATAAACATCTGTTCCTGCAACAGCTTTTACATATGGGTATAATTTCTCGATTTCAGAGATATTGCGGAATTTAATCATTTTTATCTATCCTCCTTATTAAAAAATACTTACATCTTCGTCATCATCAACAACTTCGATAGATTCACATACCTCAGAAAAAATATCTTCAACTTTTTCTGAATTTGTTTCTGCTGTAGGCTCTGTGGCAGATGCCTGCTTCTCAGCTGCTTTCTGCTGTGCTACAATATTCATGCAAATCTTAGATTTGATAGAGTTAACTTCAGAAGCAATTTCGTTTAACTCGTCAATATTTTCGCAAGAGTTAATATCAGATTTTAATTTGTCGATATCTTCTTTTGCGACAGCTTTTTCGTCTTCATTGAACTCGCTTAAAGCTTCGTCAACTTCACCTAATTTTTCTGCAACTTTAGCTTTTGCAATTTCTTTTCTAAGAATTTCGATCTGTTCCCATGCTGTCTCATTCTCTGTCTTTGTGTCTTCAAGAGCTTTCTGTAATTTTTCGACACTTGCATTAAGTTCGGAAATCTTTACATCCTTTTCTGCGATAACAGAATCTTTCTGCTCAATCACGGAATTCTGCTCAGAAATTTTCTCTTCTAATGCAGATTCTTTAGAATTGATTTCAGAAATTGTTTCTTTGATAGCAGAAGTGATTTCTTTCATATCAATTGTTCCGTCCATTTTCTGTTTGTCCTCCTTGTTTTGATTTTCGTTTAATTCCAATACAATAGAAGAGGTATCAGCTGGGTTCATTACCATATCCCAACCAGAGTGAATGAATTCAACAGGAATTCTCCCTGTTTCTCTCCATCCATTCATATAAACAATTCCTGTATTACCTTTTGCTTTGAAAATTTCTACGCTACCTTCTACGGCAACGCCATTGTTAAGATCTTCTTCAAGATTTGCAACGAATTCTGGATAACACATTTCATCAAGATATCCTTCACCGCATACACATCTCTTTGTTTCACCTTCGTAATCAATGTCGTCAATATAGCCTCTTGTAAAATGTCCAACAACACTTGCATTTCTAAATGTTATTAAGCCATCTTCGTTGACACCAGTTTCTCCGTGACCGCAGATTATTGTTCTGTTTTCATCTAAAAATTCAACACGAACGCTCATGTCTGTGATACTGCCGAGTTGTGGCGCACAATATTCCTCTAAAAAGGTAATTCCATTTTTGTTATATTTTGTTCCGATACCATTTTCTACTGATTCAGGAGGCTGTAATTCGTACAATACGGCTTTAAATGGTCTGCGCCCATTTTTGTATTTCTTTTCAGATAACTCTACGATTGCCATGTTGTATCCTCCTTTAAAAAGTTTTGTATAACAAAAAAGCCGATTAAATAAAATCGACCTTTCATTATTGATATTTATTTAGAGTCACTTGGACTTGGGATATTGTTCCCATTATTATTTCTACTTCGAATTGTATTTTCGGTAGGGTTGTCCGTAGTTGGACGACCGCCTTGATCATTTGTATTATTTGAAGAATTAGTATAGGCGGTCATATGTGGTAAATATTTTTGATATACACCATCTTCGATTTCTTCATCTAATACATTAAAATATGCTTCTGGGTTAATTCCTGCACTAGCAACAAGATAAGATAAGGAACCGCTTGCCTCTGAATATAATGTTTTGCACATATCAAAGAATGTCTTGCGATTTACAAAAGAAGTAGGGAAGTAGTAAACTTCCACTGGATTGTTTTGATCTTTAATGACATTTTTGTTAATGACGTAATTTAATTCTTTTTGCCATTCATACACCCATGTATATACTTGGGCGGTGATCATTTCGAGGTTATTCGCTCCAGCTCCAAAATTACCTGATTCCATTGCACCAAGTAAAGAAGCGCAAATACCTAAATCCAAAGAGATTTGATTGCTAAGATTTGATTCATTTTTATCATTAAAAATATCTGTAGAAACATCTAAAGAATTGATCTTTGTTCCTGCGGCAACGCTAATGAAACTTAATCCACCTTTGTTGTTTTTGTTAACTACAGCGGTTTTAACATCATTATGTTGGGCTTCCTGTTGCTTTTTGGTTAAAGCACAAAGTCCTTTTTCTTTCCCTTCTGGGAATGTCTGATAGACAACTTTATTGTTCATGTCATCCAAAACATTTCGTTTTGTGTCTGTAAAATAATCTTTATATAGTACATCCTCAAGAGCAGCAATAACCAATGATCTTCCCCAAGGTTCTGAGTCTTTGCATTTGATTTTTCTACACATTGTTTTATCCGAATTTAATATTAACCAATTGCCGTTTACGCCATTACTTTTCTTGCGATCGTAATACCCTTTCCTGATTTCTTCTGGATACTTTTTAAGTTTTCTTTCCCGTGTATCGTCTGTGAAATCATCAAAATATCTCAAGTCAAAACCAACAACAAATCGCCCATTTTTCTTACCAACAATTTTACAATACTGCCAAGGCAAAGAAATAATAGAGACATTGACACCGATGTCATTTATCTCCATAATACGCTCAACATCAAAATCATTCATGTATTTTGTATGATCAATATCGGATGGTCTTACTTTGGTTTCGAAGTAATAAAACGCAATTCCGTCTAACATCTCGGTATGTAATGCATCTCTAATGAAATGTTTGTCGTCGATTGTCTCAAGGGTAGAGCGCATTAAGCGTTTATTATTTTTTGCCTTGTTGTTATTTTTCTTTTTTGCTTTCGATTTATTGATTAATATACTATCAAGACATGGCAATGCAACCATATAGTCAACAGAATTTGTAACAACTCCGTTTTTTGTATACACAAAATTTGACAATCTAATGGCGGTTTCGTGGTTTTCAATTGGATTTCTTAAAACACTGCGTATTTCTTCTTTATTAAAATAATCATAAACACCACATTGAAAGATAGCGTTAAATATATCTGTTGTTGTATATTGATAACTGTTGTATTCATATGTAGTGTCTTGCTTTACATTTTCTTCCATTTTCCCTCCTTCCATTAGTTTACAAATGTTGCGTATCCGTATTCTTCATCTGTAGTTGCCATATCTAATTCCAACTGGTCTATAAAATATGACCCGTAACTACATGAAGAATATCTATCTTTTCGGTTATTTCCACGTTCCTTAATTCGGATACCACCTGTGGTTAGTTTTTCATATTGTAATTCTGCACATTCACTAACAAGTGCCTGAGTCTCTAAGAATGGTCGCTCAAAGTCAAATACATCATCGACTTCAATAGCCTGTCTGTACTCTTTGTTCTTAGAAAGAATTTCCTCTTTTGCGGTTTCAAAATTAACAAGAAAATCAATCTTTCCTTCGACCAGATTCTTTCTGAAGTTCATAGCAATATCACTGTTCAGGTTTTGTGTACCATTGATAGCATAGATGCATGGTTTTGCGTCTGGATCTTGACACAATCTACCGTATTCATCGTTGTTCATACATTTTAATGGGGCGTATTCAACACTGCGATCTTCATCGTATAGAACTTTTTGTAAAGAATACAGAATTTGCAAACCTCCGTTACGCACATCAATTACTATATAATCAGCGTTAAAATCTTCATATAACTGACGTATTCTAATTGCCTGTTTCGTTGTATCACCTATCTGGTTAGATTCTATATAAGGGAATTGTCTACGATATCCTTGTTCCATTTGCTTATCGCCATACGTCATTGTTTCTGGGATAGCACGAATACAAGAATAAACTGAATTGTCGTTCTGAGAACCTGCTACGAATGCAATATCGCCTGCGATAACTCTTACCTCATTGTCACGTTTAGGGATTGCATAGCGGTTTTTCTTATTGATTTGAACATCCAAATTATTTCTTGGATAAAAGACTTGTTTTGAAATTTGCCGATTCATCAGCATAGAATATGTAAAATATGCAGAATCAGATTCTTTGATTCTAAGGTTTAAGAACTCTACCTTCCAACTGGTAGGATCTTGCTTTTTCTTTTCTTTGATCAACTGTTGTCTTGTTTTGAATCCATGTTTTAGGCATATGCTTTCGTCGAATGCTAATAGCATACCCTTCCCATGTTTTAACATTAATTCATAATTCATGTCTACAATTGTCCACATCCAATGTGTAGGGTCTTGCCAAGATGAGCTAATATAGATATCAACAGGATCTTCTTGCAAGATTTTCGCTAAAACTGGATCATCTTTATATTGTGGAAGCTGTATATAACCTGGCTGACGTACCATCTGAAATGGAGAAATGACATTATCTTCAATGTTTTTCTTAATCTGTCTAAACTCTTCTCTAATAGCAACATTTGAACGAATACCACGGGCGTTATCATTCGCTGTGAACACTTTAATTGTAGATCCACTACGGAATTTAACAACAACGTCTTGTCCATTGGTCTTAACGTATTCAATTTCTGCTCTTAAAACAGCGGATTTCTCCATTAATTCACCTTGAATTTTTTCAGTAATAATCAATTTACTCTGTCCACGAGTAGCAGAACCAATAACAACTTTTGATCCTGGATAAAGAATTGCTCTACAACATGCATATAAGGCAATTAAGAATGATTTTGCATCATTACGTGCTGCAACAATACAAATTGAGTTAGAAACACCCATATAATATAGTGATAACTGTTGATATGGATATATTGGAATTTCTAAGTAATCTTGCACAAATCTGTGTAAATTTTTCCTAAAAAACGTACACCATGCTAGTGTATGCATAACATTTGTTGGATTACTTAAATAATGCGTAGATGGGAATTTTTTATACAATTCCTTTTGATATTCATCGGCAGGAAACTGTTCAATCATTTTACTAAGACGTCTGGCAGCAGTCTTTTTACTTACTTGTTTATTCATCGTCTAAATCCTCATCATCAGGAATAAAATATTCCTTATCTCTATCAGAAGATCCATATTGTAAATTTCTTAATGGACGTAACATAAATCTGTCCACATAGTCTGCCAAGTCATCATAGTCTTCATATAATGGTTTATCTTTGTAAAATTCTTCGGGCGTATATTTTGATATAGTAGCCAATGTTACTCCAAGAGTGGTGTTCTGACTTTCATCTTTTTCTTCGACTGTTTTTAGACCTGCATCGTTGAATGTTTTAGAATACTGACTGCTAAGGTCGATATATTTCTTTGAATCACCTGCTTGTAAAGCACGTATTTGCAACATATATAAATTACATAATGATTTTACGAAGATTTCTTGGTTTTGGTCAATGTTTGGATTATTGTCTTTTAGCATATTATAATGTTCATCCAGATTCTTATAATCCGCCTGTGTAAATCCAGCTCCCCATCTCTTAGTAGCTGAACCAGAAATAGATATGTTATCATCATTTACAGCTTGTTCTGCACTCATAACATGATCATATCCATCTTCATAAAATTTCGTCTTCATTCCATCAAGATATGTATTACCAACCTTTGTTGTCTGATGAAGATTACGCTTTGAAAGATATTGTGAAAATGTAATTGGTTGATTTTCAACCTTTGCATTTTTGTATGCGTCAACATGAAACACTACATCAAATTGCTGACACACATGCTTAATTGCGTGGACTTCATTTCCATTGTAGTAATTAATCAACTTCTGTAGATATAAGTCCATACAATCATTACAGATATTGATATACCCATCATTACTCTGGTATAAAGGAGAAGGAGATTTAGCGAAATGGTTTCTCTGATTATCCCAACTCTTACCACAGCATGTGCATTTATATTTTTTATCTACCCTAGTAGATCGCCTTGGCATCTCAAATTGCACGTCTCTATTAATGTACATTGGGGCTTTTACCAATTCTTCTGGCGTTAATTCTCTTGCCATAAGTCCCTCCTTTCCTTATATAATAGAAGAACAGTAGATGATATCATTCACCTACTGCATATAATTCATAATATTAAAATCTCCAAAGATCCTTTAACAGATATTCGAAAGTCAACATAGTTGGCAAAACTTCAAAATGTTTATCTTCCATAATTTTAGCAACGATATCCAAGTCAGATACATCTTCTTTGCTGATCGGAATATCATCTTCATCTTCATATCCAAAAAGCCAGATATCAGAATCAGAGTAGAAGTTTAATACAAAATCTACAATATCCTGAGTAACCTCTTCTTGATATAAATAAATGGAAGTTCCCTGTAAAGAATCATTATATTTATCATATAAGAAAACTCTCAGACTTCCATCATCAAACATTTCAAGACAATATGTGGCATCGTCTTTTTCCATATTAATCTTATGTGGAGCATAGTCAAGTTCTGACATTGCAATGGACAATATATAACGAATTGTCTCAGCGTTTGCAATGATATCTACACAATTATCTCCATCGACCAACTGATCGTTAACTGTAAATAAAAGCTCAATTTGGTCTTCGAAATCTGTAATATTCAGATCCTCATATTTGTTATATTTATCTTTATAAGAAATAACAATCACTCCAATCTTATTTGTTTACCGCATCTTTTAATGAAGCAGAAATTTTGAATTTTGGAGCTTTCTTAGCAGGAACATTGATTGTTTCACCTGTTCTTGGATTTCTTGCAACATGAGCTGGTTTATCTTCAACAGTAAATGTTCCAAGCCCCATTAAGCGAACACCTTCTCCAGACACAATGGCATCAACGATACATTCAACAACTCTATCTAATTCTTCTTTTGCCTCGATCTGAGTTACTTTGCGTCCTTCTGTTGCTGTTTTCTTTGTTGCAATACTTTTAATTAAATCTTTTGATGTTGTCATAGTTTAATTCTCCTTTTTATAATTAATGTTTTGTTTTTGACTATTTTCTACGATTTCTCTAAAGAGAGTAGCCGTAAATTGTTGATAATTAAAATGTTAATTCGTTTAACATTTTTGTTCTTTCTGCCAACATGCCATCTCTGCTCATATAAGACATAAGCGGAGTACAAGTTGGATATTTAATATCAAATACAGTTATCAAAAATTCTAACCGTTGTCTTAATGGCATATCTGTTCCTAAATACAAAATATCTTGTTCTTGTAAAAATTCCAGACGCTCATTATAATCTTTTTCCAAACTATCTCTAGTTAATTCATTTGTTTGGATCATAAGATAATTCCTAATATCCTGTGCTTTTGCACCAGTTGCAATAACATTTAGGAAATTTGCTTCTCTAGCAAAATCATATTTATCACCATAACGACCGCATTTCCTAAAAATATTTTGAGATAATGCTTCACATAGTGGTTTATAATTTGATCGTTCAGAAATACGTATTTCCCACCATTCTTTATTATTTGCAACAATATCTCTCATCAACATGAAATAACGACGAACAATTTCACCTGTTTCTGTACGCTCTACCATAGCAAGAGATTCTGCCATGTATATCGTCAATATATACTCCGTTGTATAAAAATACCCATTATTTACGGCTTTCCGTTTTTGACAAGCCGTAACAAAGTCAGTATTTTCTTGAAATTTATATGTATTGATACGACGTTTTATCCATTTAGAATAATTTGCTTTAACTTCTAGTTGTTCGTGTAATGTTCGTGCGTCAACACAGAATCCTTTAACTTCCATATTTTCAATTAAAACTGGAAGTTTCTTTTGGTATTTCATTACCAATTTAATTTCGTCATCAGTACAACCTAAGCGTTGCAGTTCTTTCTTAGTAAAATATTTTGCCAAGAATTCCTCCTTACAATAGAAGAAGTAGGAAAACAGCCTACTTGATAACGACAAATCAAAGTACAATTGAAAGCCGTATATTTATAGAAGTGGAGCAGAAGAAGTAATATCATCTGCTCATAATAGGCAGTCTGTCCGACCTGTTTTGAGAGATTGATCCTAAAAATGACTGCCGAATTGCTAATTTAACTGTATCTTGAATGATGCTGTATGTCCTTCACGTTCTGTGAACTCAAATAACTTGCAAGCACTCTTTGACCCTTTAAAAATACTGTCTGCATAAGGATCGCTACCTACAAAACTTGGGCACACTAAAATTTCCTTATCGCATGTAATACCTTCGCTGAGAGATTTTTCAAGCATTCCATGGTAATGACCAACCAATAAGAAGTCAATATCTTCGTTATAAATAGACTCCATATTTTGAATGGCACTATCAATTCCTCTTAAGGTATGTCCATGCATTGCAACCATATTAAAGCCAGCGATAGGAATGTGGATACAATCAGATTCCAGATCAAGATGGACTTCAACACGATCATTATTTGCCAAACATTCATTGATGTAATTTCCAATAATATACTCAAAGTCTTCCGCACATAATTCAGAAGCTCTTGTTCCTATAGGTCGTGTTTGACTGTGATTGCTTCGACCTACACAATAATATTCAATTTCAACATATTTGGATAATTCATTTAAGAAATGTGAAATGATTTTTGAGATATCAACAACTGCTTTGACAACGGCAGAGTCGTTTAATTTGACGTCAGTAAGACGTAAGATACCCTGAATGTCATCACCTAATGTGACGACTTTGAGTTTAGAAATACCAAGTCTATGTATCAGCACAATGGTCTTAGATAATAATTTTTGAAATCTTTCAATGCAAATTTCTGGAGAGTATTCATTATTAACACTCTTAAATACTGCATTGTAATGAATATCTGCAATAGAAAGCACATATCCTTTAGATTTATCTTCAACTCTCAGAGGTTTAAAGTGTGGGTTTGGTAGCATCTGAATTGCTTCAGCCACATATTCATTGAATAGTTCAAAACGACTTTCTTGGCGAGAAATACGATTTCTCTCTAAATTAACTGTCTGTAATTTCTGTCGTTCCTTACGAATTTTTTCATATAATAACTGATCTTCAGATTTTTCATCATTACCAGATTTTTGCTTGCTGCGAAAATAAGCATCTCTGAATCTACCACCAAATGGAGTAGAAGAGGACTTGCGAATTGTATCGCTTGCACATTGTACATGATATTTTTCTTTAATTTCCTGCCAGTCGATATCAACTACACCGTCAAGTTTTGAATCAATATCTGCACAGACAGCCTCATATGTTTCTGGAGTTAATCCGATTTTTGCTAATTCTTGTTCAAAATTAATACTGATAAATCTTCACTCCAATCTATTCTTCATCAGAAGGTACGTTTAATTCCAGATCTTCGTCAGTCTTTTCTTTCATCTGAAATTCACCATATTTTCCATCAAAGTCTTTTAATAAATCTTTGAAAGATACATTTCCTTCTTCTGTTTCAATAACTCCTTTTTCGATGTCTACATAACCTGCCGCCTTAACTGTGACAGTAGTAGATTTTTTATAAGATAAAGCTTTAGCCATATTTATTCTCCTTTAAACTAATGTGAATTTTTTTAATTATTTGTGAAATACCTCTACACACTTGATTAAAAATGTGTTATAGTGTAAATAGAGGGAGTTTAAGAATTTTTATGAATAAAAAATTAAATGATTTCGTCTACAATTCCAAGGCGAAGCATTTCATCTGCATCAAGCCATAATTCCTGACGATATACTTTTTCGTACATTTCTTCATCAATATTAGAATGTGAAAGTACATACTGTTTAATTTTCTCTTCGTATTTCTGCGAAAAATTAAATAAATCTCTTACAGCATGAGCTGTTCCGCTAACAGATTCTGATCCACTATGAAGTAAACCTACGCTAAATGGATGACATACGGTTTTTACATTTGGATTATTATGTCCTGCCATAGCAATATGTAGCCCCATACTGGCTGCCATACTCATAATGTGAATCGTAAGTGGAGTTTTAACCTTTTCAATAACATCAACAAGATTAAATCCTCTATATACGTCGCCACCAGGTGAATCAAGAATAATTGTAATATGTTCTCCAGAACCATCATTATCCATCTCAATAAGTGGGAGAACAGCACTTTCAAGGATGGTATCGCAAATGGCTTCATTTACAATAATTCTGCGCTGCTGTAAATTTACATAATACTGATAATCTACTACATCTGGCAGTCCACCGCCAAATTGTTTTAGTAAATCTTTAATTGGAAGTTCGAATTCTATATTCAACAGTCCTTTCTATAATGAAATTTTCAAACTTGAATTTGCAATAATAACTCGTGTACTTTTGCATTTCTTTTCAAGTTCAGAAGTTAATTTCTCTTTTAATGTTAACTTTGCTTTTTCTGATCCATGATGTAATACAATTCGATTTGTGTTAATAGAAGAGTAGTAATCAAGAAGTTGGCAGAATGGAGCATGTCCACTAAGAGATTTGAGTGAGAAACTTGCACATCTACAAGTATATTGTTTATTATCTATAGAGATAGATTTAACATTTTTGTCTTTAAGTAATGCAGCTAAACTTCCTGGTGTACTGAATCCTACAAATAGAACAGTAGCATTAGGATTTGGAACTGCTTTTTTCAAATGGTGTCTAATTCTACCATTATTACACATTCCAGACGTAGATAATATTACACATGGTTCATTGCTATGTACCAATGCTTTACTGGATTCTGCGTCACGCACAAATATCAAGTTGTCCCAATTTAGGACTTCATCAAACAATTTTAATTCATCGCCAGATAAGATTTTGCGATATTCGTTGAAAATATCAATTCCTAACGGTGTATCAATATATACTTTATAAGGAAAATCATAATCTTTCATGACCTGATAAATCATTGTTGTGAGAAACTGAAGTCTGTGATTTGCGAAAGTTGGTATAATGACTTGTCCATGCATTTCGCATACCTGTTGTGTGATAATAGAAAATAATTTTTCGATATCATTATTTCTTTCTTTTTGTCCAGTTTTTAAATCTGGGCGATCGCCATAAGTTGATTCCCCGATAACAAGATCTGCATGATCAATAGGAGTAAACTTATTGACATAATAATTATGTACTTTAGAATTTCCAATATCTCCTGTAACAAGAAGTGTTTTTTCTACATTGTTTTGCTTTAAATAAAGCAGAACTTGTACACTGCCAGGTAGATGTCCGTTTGGAATAAGTTTAAATGCTAAAGTCTCATCAGCAACAACCTTTTCCATAACTGGATATTCGGACATATGTCTTATAGATGTTTCTACGTCATCAATCGTATACAGAGGTTCATAATTTTTACCATGTTGGTTATTGATTAATTCAACATCTCTATCTATAATAAACGCAGAATCTTGAAGCATTCTATACATAATCTGTTTATTGTTTTCGGCAACAATAATTTTTGCAGAACAACCCTCTTTATACAATCTGGGAATTATCCCCAAATGATCTTGGTGGCTGTGATCTACAAAGATATAATCAATATCTTTTGGCTTAAATTCTTTGAATCTTCTCTTATTTACAAGAAAATCATCGTATTTGCTATTGGACTGATGTAAGCCAGCATCAATCAAAATGTTGTGAGTATCTGTTTTTACATAAACCATAGAACCAGTAACATCCATGGCAGCAGGTTCATCTACAAATGATACTCTGATATTATTTTGTTTTTTCTTCATAGAGAACACCTATCTTTCTCTATACTTCTTTAGAGCTTTCATTACGCTTCTTTTCTCACTTGCATAGTAAGTAGGATGTCCAGAATACGTCTGATGAATATCAGATTTGTCTTTGAATCCTTTTGAGCGAAGATAGAAAGCTTCATTTTTGGTGATCTTAATTATAGAAGATCCCTCCATTTCATAAAATATTTCCAGTTATGCTTGACGCTGCATATAGCAGTCGTCGTACATATTTACTGGATTTGAAAAAAGCTACCTATGTGACTCGAACACATAACCTGCTGATTACAAATCAGCTGCTCTACCAATTGAGCTAAGGTAGCAGAAAGGAGTAGTGGATGGATATTAATTCATCCACTAGATACTAACAATGAGAAAAATCTTTGTTGAAAAAGAACTGACCACCAAACAGCTCTTTGATTGCACAGGTAGGATTTGAACCTACGTCTCCAGAACCAAATGGAACGAGCGAATTTACCAACTTTTCCACTGTGCAATATTGGTAAGGACATAAATGTCCCTACCAATAAAGGATACTATATGAAAAATAGCAGAAGGTGGATTTGAACCACCGATCTTCAGGGCATGAACCTGACGAGATAACCAAACTTCTCCATTCTGCGACAGGGATAACTGGATTTGAACCAGTGAATACAGCAGTCAAAGTGCTGTGCCTTACCACTTGGCGATACCCCTTAAATGTATTTTAATTTTAAAGCAGGTCTTCACCTTACAGTCATTTGTGGAACAGTTTATTCTGCAACATAGTAGATAAGTCTGAGCTTCGAGGAGCGACCTCTAACTTCTTACCTAAGTCTAAAAAACCAGTTCTATGACATGATCAATACATGCAATGTCAACCCACCGTTCAGAATTAAGTTTTAGAATGTTTTTATAAATTTGAACTTACCCTTAACTGACTTGAGCGACATACCAGCGACTTTTCTTATACACTGTCTTTTGAACAGATTCACATCAAACTACATTATTTGGCTTTTCCACCTTTTACGTACCTGCCAGAGTACGCATTGAAGTGGATTATTCTCCACAGGAGCGTCTATTATTGTAGCGAAAAGTTCTGTGCGTTAACCAGACCAAAATGCTGCACAATATCCATTTGCTTGAGAGTTTCTCTCTTGTCCATATCAGATCACTCCGACATAAAAAGAGACACAAAGAACGTATCCGTACAATGTATCTCTCCAATTCGACATATGTGCCTAGAATATCTCTCGGACTCATGGCATTGAGTTTTATAACCGAGTTGCTTATGTTTAAAATACAAACTCTCGTAGAAGGATTTGAACCTCCGACATGATGGTTAACAGCCATCCGCTCTACCAGTTGAGCTATACGAGAATATAATTCCTACAGCTGGATTCGAACCAGCGACTTTCATCTAATGTTATCCTTGCTGTGATGACCCTCTGCCAACTGAGGTATATAGGAAAACTGACACGACAGGAATCGAACCTGCAACACCAACGTCCGTAGCGTTGTGCTCTGTCCAATTGAGCTACATGTCAATAACGAATATGTATTTGCCTCTCATACGTACACACTGGCGAGACAATACATATTTCTAAAAAGCAACAGTGTGTAAGTATTGCTTTTCTAGGGCGAACTGAAGTGATGAACTCCATCAGAATATCAGAAGAGGTATACATTCCAATATCCACCAACTATCAGGGTGTTCGCATATTTTTTGGTTAATCTATCGTATAGTTACTAACCTAATCATCCCTGTTGAGGGAATCGAACCCACTCGTGACCGAAGCCGCAAAATTTACAGTTTTGCCTGTCTCCTTAGCAGTATAAACAGGGATATTAGCCCACAAGTCCGAAGAACATTGTAGGACAAACATCACACCAACGAGAGTCGAACTCGTATTGCATCCGTGAAAGGGATGTGTCCTAAAACCATTTAGACGATGGTGCGATTTAGCGTACGGACTGGGCTACGACCCCAGGATACGCATATTCGTACGTATACAGGATTAGCAATCCTGCGCATTAAACCAGCTCTGCCACCCGTACATTCTGTATCTGTATTAATTTCAACAAAACTAACACAAATTTTAGTGAGTGATTCCTCCTCACTTTTGGCATACTTATCCATACAATAAGCGAAATATAACATTTCCAGAATATGCCATACACTTAATTGTCTGACACTCCAACAGCTAAAGCACGTTGGGTTCTTATATACATTCACTTCCAAATATACTCGAAAGCATATGAGACTAATGAACTTCTATAAGACTTTCACTACCAAAGATACCATTGTATCCATTAGCAATAGCATAAGGCTCATGTCAAAACCTATTTGTATATTTTCTTTTTCAAATTGCGATACTACTTAAATTCTTCTTACCAGTTAGTCTGTCTACTTCTAAATTATGAAGTCGATAGAAATTTTCAAATCTATCATTACACTTATCAATATCAAAACTTTTAAAGTCATCACTTATATTCATTATTAAGAAAGCGCTGTACATATCCCTTTGAATTTTTATACCATCGAAATCATTCCATCTTTGTGATAAAGTTTTCTTTGTATATGTTTTATCAAAATGATTAAACTGACTTGCTTTCGCTTCAAATGTGTTTATTTCTATTAATTTCTCGCCAAAATAATTTAGTTTTCTATCTGTTATTGTTAATAACATAGATGGCGCTTTGTTTGCTAATGATTTACCGAAACGTTTCTTTTTCTTGTACTTTCCTTTATCATTCTTTTTAGTATTTTTAGCACGTTTCTGAAGTCCTGCAAAATTCATTTTCTCAACATATACTTTATTTCCAAGAGATATAATATAGTTTGCTAAACACTCATGCTGATACTTTCTTATATCTGCTTGCTTTCTATATAATTCCTTTAATTCATTTTGATATTTAATATAGTGATTTGATTTGTTCCATCTGACTTTCTTATTTCCTTGTTTTTTAATAGTTCCATCTTCATTATAATTATCTTGATTAGTAGCTCGTCTTGACCTATCCATCTTTCTCAGAATTTTCTGTTTCTGGTTTTCAATATTCTGGACTCTATCAGCAAGTTCTAATATTTTTACATCGGATTGGCTTGAAATAGCAATAGTTCTAGTTCCAATATCCAAACCAACATCACCATTACCAATACAATGTTTAATTTCACCAGTTTCAGTATCCACTTTGACAGGTGGATTTCCTTTAAAGACTACTTGAACATAGAATTTATATTTATTTCTTACATATTTCCTAATAATTCTGTTGTAGCAAATATCGCATTGCATAGCCTGATATTCATAATGATTGTTATAATCAATTAAAATTGGAATTTTTAACCCATTCCAAACAAGAGTATCATTAATTATTCTGATTCCTGTTTTGTTAGATTTTCCTTCAAGTGAATTTAATTCACCATATTTCTTATAATAAACTTTCTTGCCATTTCCATAGAATAATTTATCATAAGATTTCCATAATGCTGTTGCAATCTTTTGAGAAGTAAAAGAATCAATATTATTTTTAAAATGTTTTTGCATTTTCTTTACGTCTTCATGAAATGAATATTCTGACATGTTATATTGTTTTCGCATATCGTTTATTTGTTTCCAAATTTCTTTATCAGACTTTTTATTCTCAGACAACGAAGATAGAAGAGTACGATATCTCTTAGTTTTAATCATTTCCTTATAACGTTTCTGTGTTACATTAACTAAAGAATTATAGATTTTTCTTCCAATCTCAAAACGCTTATTTAAAATATCTTCTTGATATTTTTCCGTTTTTAATGGAAATTCAACAATAAAGTTTGCCATAATATTCACCTCACTTTCTAATATAATATTCTCTTTTTCTAATATCTCTTCTTTTGATTTTCTACATACTTTTTAATTGTTTCGCTACATACATTACCTGCCGTAGAAACAAAATAACTTCTTGTCCATAAACTAGGCATTTTTGATAGTTCTACAAACTCTTCTCTAAGAATTTTACTTGTATATCCTTTTATTTGTCTCATAATGTCTGATGGACTTAACGTAGGTAGACAATTTAAGAACATATGAGTGTGGTCTTTATCACATTCGATTGCAATAATTTCAATTTCTAACTCCTTACATTTTATTTTGACCAGTTCTTTAAAGCGTCTTTCTACATTTGATATTAGAAAAATTTTTCGTCTGTATCTTGGACAAAATATAAAATGATAATTTATCAAAGATACTGTTGTGTTTGTATGTCTATAATTATTTTCCATACATATACTATCATATGTGTATAAAATCAATGGAAACATACACATTAAAATATAAAATAAATGTGCTGTCCATCCCACACCTAAAGGAGTGGGCTTTTCGCACTATTAATTGTAAACGCCAGATTCGTTAACAACCTTCATCGTCTGTGTTCCGCCAAGGGTGCCCTGAATTGGGGCGTCCTTTTTATCTTCGTTATCAACATGGGAAGAAATAGCATTTCGTGCCTTAGAATATCCAAGACATTCTGCAATATCCTTGCCAACAAACCAAGGATCTCCATCAATTGTAAGAGTTCTCACATTACCAAATTCTTCGTTATTGAATGTTGTAATTGCTGTTGTATTCATAATTATTTTCTCCTTTAATATAATGTACAGATGACATTTCGCCACCTGCCAGAATAATAAATGGAGGCTCGGTATTTATCCGAGAAAATATCCATTAGTCGGTATACACTACTTGATGTGTACATGAGTTACCGACAAATAATTTGCGTATGCACTAAAAGGCGTCCAACACATTTGAAATCAGAGTTATATTACTCCTGTAAATTCTATGGTAAATGTCTATACGCAAGCTCCAAACATACGAGCTTTATACCTCTGTGTTTTGCATGGCGTCCCATGCTCACCAAAATATCTTCATTGATGCCCTATAGGCGATATTTCTTACGTGTGATAAAATTAGCTTTTTGTTACTTTACCACATATACTTTACGGTACTTTTTGCCGAATCTCTTGACCTGTGAGTGAGAAGAGAAGTACATGTCGATATGCTTTCCTCTTACTCCGCCACCAACGTCCTGGGCTATATACCAGTGCCCATTGATTCTAACCTTAGTACCTAATTTAATTTTTCTCCTATCAACAGAAATGGTTCTGCCTTGTTTTGCTCTGCGACCTGAAGCAGTTCGATTTCCCCAACCGCCAGAACATGATCGACAACCGCAGTATGCAGTAATCTTGTATGTTCCCAAACATTTAACTTTTTTATTTTTCGCAGAGACAGCAGTAGAAGTAGTGAATCCTCCGACTGCCAGCAGCATTGCCATAACTAATGTGATAATTGAAATTTTCTTTTTCATGATTTCTCCTTTGGTTGCTTTTCAGTTTCCTCTGGAGGTCTACTATATTAATAGAACAGTTGCAAGTCTCGGATACCATCTCTGATTTTTTGTTTTTGATGACATAGACCTCGGAACTCACGGTGTGAAATTTCTTTAGCTGCAAACAGCGTGAGCATTTACACAAAGTGCAAATTGGTACTTTGAGAGTTTATCTGTTCTGATTAATCTTATCTTTCATGTTCTTCCTATTGTTGTACTTAACAAAAATCTCGAACACCGCATAAACACTGGGCTTAATGGGTGTTCGAAAATAAAAAGGAGAAGTTTTTTGGCTTTTTTTTACTAAAAATATTTTTCGAATTCGATTTCATATAATAGAACGTCACAAACTCCAGATTTTATTTTTCTATGAAGTTGAATATTATTTACATCATGTAAAAGATTATCATTTATTTTTAATTTAACTAAATTAGAATGATAAAATAAAAATTCAAATAAATATTTTTTTGCTTTTAATTTGTTGGAATCAATGTATTTTACCAATCTGTACATTGTATGTGGATTAATTCTATATTTAGACAATTGTTCAAATATTTTATTTTTTTCATGCAATATCATATTGCATTTAACATCATAAGAATATGTATACTTATCTAATTCCATTATCTGAACAGACGTTGTAAACAAACCCTCGATAGAATTTATAATAAATTTAATTTGATCTTGATATACTAACTTTTTATTATAATCATCTGGCTTAAAAAGTTCAGACAACATGATTTTTTTCTTGGATCGTCTAGCAGGACTAAAATCGTCAATTATTTCTTCAAGATAATCCATGGCAGTATCGCATGATTTATTTATTATATTTTTCTTTTCATCATATCCTTTAATTTTTGAAATAACACCTAAAAAATATGCTTGCATTTTTAGTCCTGTGTCTTTATCAAATTTGATATGTCTGTTTTGGATTTTTTTAATTTCTGCTTTGGAATCAACATCAAATTCTTTTTTTGCCTTGTCAATCTCAATACAAGACATTACGTCTAACTGACAAATATCAAAATATAGTCTTTTAAATTCTTTATCTGTAGTGTATAAATCCTGAAGAGTTTTTTTGCTTTTATTTGCAATATCCCACAATTGACTGTTTAATTGTTGAGATAAATTAATAATTTCTCCGATTAAATTATTACTTGTTCTAATATCCAAATCCGCTTGATCTTCAGGAGTATATTTGCGTTGAACTTTTCTTGCATGAACATTAGAAGTTGGAACTTTAAACACACAATAATTTTTTTTTGCTGCCTTGAGCAGTATTTTATTATTAGTAATCAGCATCTGATCAGAATCAAAATCACAACCGCTAAGTCTTTCAAGAATATTATCGTTTATGGAATTCAGACAAACGATTTCATCGGTTAAATTAAAATACGTCATAATTGAATTAATATGCTTGTTTGTTGCTACAAGAATATTACCAATAGTAACATGTGGGCTTCTACAGCATAATAATTCTTCTTTATCCGCAAAACGAGTGTTAAAAATTTCTCCTGGTTTTAAAGACGGCTTTTCATCGTCAAAAAGTCCAATTGAAAATTGTAACATTTCAAGAGGGTTGCCTAATAGAACAGAATAGTTACCATTTACAAGCACATGTCCCTTTTTTAAATTTTTACGATAAGATAGCATTAATGCTCTTTTAAATTTTTTAAACATATCAGTGCATTCAAATTTTGGGCATATATTTAACATAGTATAAATAACGTCATTCATATTCTGGGGGTCATCCATGTGTTGAGATTGACATTTGATATGATATTTCAAAACATCAATATCGGTATTTAATTTATTCATATAATCAAAAGATTGTTGTAAAAACTCTTCCATCTCAGTTTTCGATAATTGCAAAGTATTTAACAATTGATAATGTGTTTGCACCATATCTCCATCAAAAAAATGCGTTTTTTTCTCATGTTTTACAACCCCGAACATACTTGGTAAATTGTTTAGCCATTGCTCCATTGATCCGAATTTTAAATATTTTACACTATTTGGAGTTGTAATCATCTTAATTTCAGATACATCGGTTGCAAGTGTAAAACCATTCAATTGTGAAATATCTGTAATATTGTTATCTTCAAACCATTTTTGAATATTTGTATTAAAGCAACATGATTTAAAAAATTTATTTCTTAAAAGAAGCATTCCATAACAAGAATATTCCCCCATAACAGATTCATCAATCAAACTCTGCCCATCCCAAATTGAATTATGTATCTCAATTGTTTTTTCATTAGTATGAAGCCAACCGTCATCACCAATCGTTGTTTCAATCACAGTATCATTAAAAACACTTTCATAATCATCAATGATTAAAATTGATTTTGGATCGATTTCAATAACATCAATGATACTACTTGTTGGAAGAGCAATATATGCTTCAAGAGCTGCGAGATCAATTTCTTCTCCATCTTTTACTTCAAGACCACACAATCCCCATTTTTGCATATGTTTTGATAAATGTTTTTCAATGAACAAACATTTTCCAACACGGCTACTTCCTGACGATCTTTTAAATCTTACATAATCTCTACCATCACATTTAAATCCATCTTTATATAAAATATTTCTTAAAGCTGCAACATCAACAATGGTTTTGTTGGTAGAAGTTTTTAGAATATACATAATTTTATAAACAGAAGTTTCTTCGTCAAATTTTTCTTGATAGCAAAATTGTGGCGGTAAATTATCGCATATGAGTCTCTTATCTATCCATCGATCTGTCCTGACACCTATGACTTCTCCAGTTGAAGCATCTTTACAAATACAATTTTTAAATTCATTTTTAGATAATTCGTGTCCAAATTTCATATATGTATCAACTTTGATTCTGTTAAATTCTTTTACACTATAGTTAAATGTAACATTTATTACCATATTACTGTATTCTTTGGTATTGTCATGTTCATCGAAAAATGAAAAAACCCTTTTACCGATTCCAAAATTTTTCCCGTTACTGGCAACATAGTTTCTTAATTCAATTAAATCTAAGCTGAAGTCATATGTGTTAATATATTTTCTCAAATTCGGTTTAAACCCATGATCCGTCTTTCTTAGCAGAGAGTACCCTTTCGTACTCTCTTCATTCTCAGAAATTTGATGATTTGAAATATACAAATCTTTTGCATCAATGCTTGGGATTTGCAATGGATTAGTATTAATACTTTTTGTCATTCATAACTCTCCTTTGTATTCTTTTCGATGAATCGGATTGGCATCTCATCAGATGTGTTAATTTTTTCGATTATACAATTTGACAGTTCATTTGCAACGTATTGCTTCCAATTGGTATTAGGTAAAGGTTGTTTCCATTGATATAAAAAAGTATTTGTAATTTTCGATAACCCATCTGGATTAAGCAAATCACTGGAAATCAAAGGAATGTCTGTATGAAAAGTCATTTCATTGCTAATATTCTGAATCTGTGTATCAATTTCATACCATGGTAAATATGGTTTCTGCGTTTTGATATCATAAATACAGTCATGGAGTACATTATGTTTTACTTCAACATGCAAATAAACCATAAATGGTTCGACTACAATATTTGCTGTCCACAAATTATTTGCCGATTTATTCAAATAATTCACGAGTTCTTCAAAAACACTATATATATTGTTTTCCATTAGATATAAAAATCTACCTTTGAAAATTTCCCATGCCTCATAAATTGAATCCCTAAATTCTTCAATATCTACAATATGATTTTCTAAACGAATTTTACTTATAATAAATTTTTTGTATGTAAAAGAAATATTCACGCCTCTTGTTGAAAATTCATCAATGCTAAGTTGCAATGAATATGGTTCGCAATTAAATTTATTTTCATATACACGTAGTGTCTCAACGATATTTTTTACCGAAATAAGCAATTTCTCATCTTTACTTATGTCTTTTTTTAGTTTTGATAATGATTTCCAAACACCATATCTTTGATCAATATCGTCAAGGCGTTGCAGGGTATATTCTATATGTTTTGTAATACGCACACGATCTGTACGAATGATTCTTGCGTCAATTAAATCGGATGTGATTAACATATAGTCATTATTTTTATCAAAAAAAGACGTCTTTAATGATGCTGTAAAATTCCAATTAGAAACTCGTATAATACGAGGAAATTCGAACGTACACTTGATAAATTTACATTGATGGTTTTTTAATACTTGTAAACTTTCAAAAACTTCGCCATAAAAAACTTTAATCTGAGATAAATATTCAATATCTCTTGAAGATAATTTAATCTTTTCTCTTGACGGATTATCATTATCATAATTTTGAAATTTTAAAATTGTTGGGAAGTAGAATGAAGTATCATTTACTTTTATTAACATACTAAGAGATGTTATTAATTGATTTACTTCATTTTGAGTAATAACAACATTAACATCTTGAAACATCTCATCAATCTGATCGGTTATTTTATCTGCCAATTCAATATTTTTATCTTGATGCACAATTAAAATTGGTACATATCCTGTGTTTGCCATTCTATTCATCACCTTCGCTTTCTTCAAAAATCATGTCTGTCATCCGTTCTATTTCAGTTCTTGGTTTTTTGAAAGCGTTTTTATGTAAACTTTCTGCCTTGATCTGGCAATAAATATCTTCCGTAATCATTTCTCTGGTAGCAGCAGAACGACACATTCCTGTACAAAACAGCACGGCACCGCCAATCAAAATCGTAGATAAAACTATCATTCTACTGCACCTCCACTGTATTTGATTTACCGCTTAGGTAATCGCCTGCACATTCAAGAAGCTTGTAGATAGTATCAGCAGATTCAATATGTATATCAAGATCGCCAGCTGTTTCAAGCTCAACTACCTTAGCCATCAGAGCAGTTCTAAGAGAATATCTCTTTGCCGTGATTTGTAAATCATCTTCAAACTGATGCCAGATTGGGAAATCTCCTGTCTCTTTGGCAATTGAAAGTGTCACTGTAAATGTTTCATCCTCTTTGCCGTTTTCATCATTATGTCGGGCAGTAGCTAAAATTTTATGCTTTCTGTGATTGATCGGAATCTCAATGGTTGTCCCAAGGCTTTTATAACTACGCTGTGGACGATTCTTTTTCTTCATTGTCTTCTGTTCTGTGTATTTTTCTTTATTAAATTTTCTGGATTTCATTGAAAAGTCTCCTTATTTATGTATTTGTTTAGTTTAATTATTAATTTGTGTTTATTATGTATTTCAGTAATTCATGCTTACTGTTCTGGTATAATATTCTTCTCAATCTTTCGCCAATCGTTGGGAAGAGATACCTTGAAATAAATGCCACGGGCACTCGTGCTTTCTTTGACCATTTTGCATATCAACGTGTGCTTGTGAAACCGCAGCAATTCTTTTACTTGATACCATTTAAAACAATAATCAGTGCCACCTGATCGAATATTGCTTAAAATATCGTTGATGAAAATACGATAATACTGGTCATGCGTTGGCTTATAGACTACAGAATCTGTTGTACTATCTCTTGCTCGAATACCATCATTTCTTTTTAATCTTTTCTTTGAAGAAGGAGTAGTGCGTAGTCTCTGTGCTGCAAGTTTGACTGCGAACTGTTCTTGTGTAATGTTCTCAAATGAGATACGATCAGAAGTAGCCAATAAGTCTTTGAGTTCTGTATTTAATTGTTTTGTCATGAAAATTTGTTAGATCCTTTCGTTATGTATATTATTGTTTAGTTAATTTTTAATTTGTGTTTACTTGATTACTCACAATGCTGCCAACAAAGCGATTAATCAAGGTTTTCTAAATCAGAAGAAGCATTAGTTGCTTTCCCAAATTCTCCGTAAGGTTTTAACTGTAATTTAATTTCTTCGATTTCTTTTTTATAATCGTAATTGGAATCCAAGCGATATTCTTGAGTTCCGTCATATTTATATTTATTTGTAAAAGCAATTCGACTATATACAACTCTATCAGTGCCAGGAAGAGTTTTGAATAATTGCTCATGATAGATAATCCCTGCCTCATCAAGAACCTTAACACATTTTTCAATAGTAGTTCGATGTAATCCAAGTTCCTTTCCGATATCATCATATGTTTTCACATATGTTTCTGGTCTTTTCTTTCTATTTTTTTTCGAATTAAAATCTTCTGAAACTCGCATGATAATATTGTATCTTAGATATGCTAACACGAGTAATACATTCCATATTCTGGTATTATATGGCATTGAATTCGTCTTATGTAATCGGAGCAAGTATAAGAACTCGAAGTTATAAATTATACCGTAATGTTTCTTTTGTAGGAATAAATTTTCTTCAGTGTTTTCATTCGGAACATTATATAATGTAAGCTGCTTGATTGGTGATGCAACTTTTTTAACATAGCCTTTGTCTTCAATTAATTTCATAAATTTTTTAACTTGTTCATTGATGCCTGATGAGTTGTAATTCTGTGAAAAGCTCATTTGGCGCACGAGTAAATTTGTATTATAAAGAATCGGTGGTTTTTCTGGATTCCATTTTAACATCATATTGTTTGCTAACGCCATTTGAAATAATATTCTTTTTTCTCCAAACTCTGGATTGTAGATTAGAAAATGTGGAATAACATGAAAGTTCTGTCGTTTTCCTTCGGGTTTAATTTGTTTCATAAATAATTCTCCTTTGCTATCTTGGTTATTAACTTGTGTGTAGACAAAATCTCAGCATAAGTACAACAGGTGTTGATTTGATAGACACGTCTAAATAGCTAGACAAATAATTTTTAATCGCTCAACCGACAATATTAACTATAAGAGACGTGTTATCTATATAGGACATATTACCTATACAAAACACGGGAATATAAATATTCCCTACCTATTTTTTGTTTCGGTCGCTGACGCTTACTCAACGAAAAAATTCCGTGTTCGCTGACGCTCATCTCTTTTCTCTTTTGATCTTTCATCTGTCTTTTCTTTTTATCTGTGTTATCTGTCTTGACAATTGTATTGATCATCTTTTAATTTCTCCTTTCTTTGTTTGTCATCATGTAGATCATATATGATAATTGTTTTATATTTTCTTCTTGCAATACCTGTAATCTTTTTCTGTTTATCTCATTGTAGTACAACCACATATATGATCTTGAAGATCTTGGATATAATATCTCAGAATGATATTTCCAGTAATCATGAATTTTTATTGCAATTTCTTTTCTTGTATCTGCCAACATATATTCTTTAAAAGAATATTTACACAGATTACCATAATTGATTATCTGGCATATCATATCTGGTGTGATATCTGGTGGCAAATTGAAAGAGAGTTTTGTCTCTTCATTGCAATTATGTATAAAATCATTTGTATTCTTCACGGTATATATCCTTTCTTTCTTCATTTTCTTTTTAAGCATATTGGTATTTTAACATACTTTTTGCACCTTGTCAACGGGTGCAATGAGGGAAGTTAGTCATATTTTTATCTGGGTAGAATGTAATTTTCTTTATACTGGATTCTGTACATTTAGAAGAGCTTTTCGTGGGGAATTTCCATTCTATTGGTAAATTGGTATTGTTGGTAGGGGAGAGGTGTAAAATTGATTTATGATCTCTCAGGTGCATTTTTTCATAGGAAATATCCTTGTACTTTTTCATGTACAATATATACTGGCGCAGATAATGGTCTTTCCAATGTAAAGTGTACCCCCTATGCGGTATGAGTGTGCGATATAGGTCATGTGTGCAATTACTTAGTGTACATTTTCAATGTTTAGATGAGAAATCGGGTACTAATTTCCATTTTATATGTTTTGGCGATAACTTGTTAGGGTACGATAGTAGAATTAAAATTTGCTCTCTCAGAGTACATTTTTTAAGGGTATAATGAAGAGATATTTTTGTCTTGGATCTAAGATGTGTTGTGGCAGATATCTGATTTGGGAATCTGCTGCATGATGGTAGGTGTTGATTATATGTGATTCTCAATGTTTAGAAGAGTATATCCGTCAAATATGGATTTTGTGGTATGTCGTGGAGAGTTGTTAGAGTAGATAGGTAAAATGGATTTATGATCTGTAGAGTGCGATTTTTTATAGGACTGTATGAAAGATAATTTTTTGCATAAAAATAATCCCTGCTTGCAAGGCTGAGTGTCTGATTGATAGATTGCTTGTGTTCACTATCTGTCACAAATCTGGTTGATAGTTCAAGGGATTCCATCTTATTAAAATGTTTTGCCTTGCGAGGGATTGTTTTTATTGATACATGGAATACATTGAATATCTTGTTCAATGCCATATATACGATTATATCATATAAGATACTTTGTTGCAATGAGAGATTGTTAATTGTAAAAAAATATGCCCAGAAAAATTTCCCTGAGCATAATTTCCGATAATGCATTTGCAGATACATTATCTGGGGTACCAACTTGAACCCATTAATATCATTTTTTATGTCTGTTTTGGCGTAGATGCCAAGGGTTGCCTAAGCCCTCAATGGCAGTATAACATGATTGTCTGAGAAATGGAAGAGTGTAAGTGATATTACCTGCGGTAGCAATGTCGAGAAGGAACGCTGACGCTTATCCTGTCTCTCCTAAACTGCGCAATAAATTGCTTGTTTATTTGGGATAAGAGAGAAGAGGTAGTTGTTATTTCCTTTAGTGTTTGTATATAGTTTCTTGTAATTTATATATTTTTGTGCATATCTTTGTTGAGAACCTCCGATATAGGGTGTCACCAATTTCGTAGGCAAAATTGTTAAAATTGTAGTGGTTATAAAGGGGAAGTGACGATTATTTTGTGCGATTAATTGTGGAGATAAAATCGGTTTCGGGCATGATTGGTCGAATTCATGCATTTTTCGGGAGTAATTTTGTGCAAAGGTTGAGAGGTAGTTTGTGTAGGGATTTACTTGGATTTGTGATTGTGCTGATGGTCAAAATCGTGCTTCGAGAAATGCTAAAAATCATGTTTCGATAAATTGTGTAAAACTGTGTAAAATCTGATGTGAAAAATATAAGGAATTACTTAGGTTTTTGAGGGCAAAACTTGCATGAAATGGCGCAAAACAAAAACGTGTCGTCGAGAGAATTGTGGAAAATAAAGGGGAAAATGGTGCTGATTTTTTGAAAAAGTGCGATTTTTGAAAGAAGGGGTTCTGAGAGCGTTGAAAAAAGAGTAGTAAAATAAACGATTCTCTCGACGACGCCTCCGAGGACATGTTTTCGATTAGCAGAAAGTGTTTATCTAAGAAAGTGTAGGAAATTGCTTGGGAAAATTGGGATTTTGTGGGCAGGGTCGAAAAATTTTTGTTGACACGGTGATTGAACACGTCTGTCTAAAATGACAGTTATTTCCAATTTTTGAAATGTAAACCAACCCCCGTTATGCTGGTTTGAGATCTTTTACAACCATATTTTTACATGGTTAAAATTGTACAAATTCATTTGAAATACTATAATTTTATCAAATGAATTTTGACAATTATTGTAAATAATTTATAGGAAGATCAGGATCAGGAGTACAGACAATTTCCAACTATTTCCACATAGTATAGGATACTACGCAATAGGGTACTGGATACCGCAACTATAATTGTTCGGCATAATGCACAAACTGTACAATATATTGTACGTGTCGTTATAGTCCGATATCGGATTACTAATAAACGACTATTTACACAACAAGTGTTGTTTATCATACACTTGTCTATTATCCAACACTTTTACATAATGTGTTGGATAGTCTATCCACGCCACCAACCCACCTATAACTTCACTCTATACCAAACCACCCACCCATAGCTTTTTCCTATACCACTTGACAGCACAGCCAAACCATGCTACACTACTAAACAAACAAGTGTTCGATGTTTGGCAGACTTCCAGCACTTGCAACAAATACACAAATTAAAATACAAACTAAACATATTAATATATAGCAATCATACAAGATCAAGCTATCATACATAAACAGATACATATACAAACATAACACGATAGTATACATCATACTACCACGCAAAACTAGATCCAAACTACTATAACTATACAAGTGCATATAATAGTATAACATACAACTATACACAACATACACCTATGACATAATATATAGATATAGTATATATACATAATACTATATAAGAGTACACCTACTGCACAGATAACTATTATACACCAAACTATAAAAGATATACTTATACAATATATTTACAATGCTAGTTTGTTCATGTTTCTTCTATATTACAAGATCATTCTTTGCATAGTTACATTCTAAAGCATTTAAACGACTATGCAAGGGCTTATAGGTGCATACGGTAGGGCAAACGATACTATTGATCTTTGCTGGTGTTATCTGTATTATCGTTCTTATCTAAAGATACGGATATATTACAATCTAAAGCATTTAAAAGCATAAAAAGAGTGTCTAGTGTCATGTTTTTACTCCTACCGTTTAACAAATTACTTATAGTTTGCTTAGATAGTCCAGTACGGACAACTATGTCTTTTTGCTTTAACTTATTATCTAGCATATAATGTTTGATCTGCAAGATAAGATCATCTTGATTTTTTACAATATTATACATATAAAATTACTCCTAAATTTATTCAAAAAAGTATTGACATAGCAATACTAGTATTGTATAATTATAACTGTCAAAAGGATAAGACATACAAGTCCAATCCGATTGATATTATTATATCACGATTTACTCAAAAAAGTAAATCAAAAAAATTGAAAAAAGTATTGACATAACAATACTAGTCATGATATAATAAAGACAAGTTAAAAGAGTAGTAAAACAAACGATCTTGATTGATCCGCAGAGTTTTAAAATCTCAATTAACTTACAGCTTGTAAATTAAGCTTTATAAAAGGAGATGATAAAAAATAAACAATTATACAATTTAACACATTACCTATGATGATATAGGTTATTTAGGCAAAGAAAAAAGACTTGCTAAAGTCGTGATGATTCCAGCAAGCCTTTAAAGATATAAGATATACCTTTACTTCGCAACTAAAGTATATCAGATATTATTCTTTATTGTCAATAATTCTTTTGACAATCTCCCACGAACGGCGAAAAATTGAATGATTTCAGTCCTTTATCATGATAGGATTGTATACCCTAGATAACGGAGGGTAAAGCTTCCAGGGTATACATAGAAGCACCATAAAAAGGTGTAAACGTGATGAGTAATCGCCGTGTGGCAGAGTAGGGAATAAACCGCAATCATAGGATAACGGGTAAAGGGTACGACTGGCAAACCTTCATATATTTGTTATATGTGAAGTTAACAACTTAACATTGAACGGATCTAAACTTAAGGGTATCATTTTTTGATACTCTGTTTTTTGTAACAAATTGTAGCAACTCTTTTCTTGTCTTAGAGTAGAAAAGACATGGTTCAAACTTTAAACAACTTTTTAATGGTTGTTAGTGCTGATTATAGCACAATGGCAAGTATATCAATTAGTAGTATATTTGTATTTATAAATGAACGCCAACGGCTTGTACCATAGTAGTTAGTAATTTGTATACAAATTATATGAACATTGTTCACTGTCTTGCATACCGCTTTAATCGGCATTATAGAACTATTAAATTTTAAAATCTTATCAAGTCTGATAAGTAGAAAGAAGGAAATTATGAATAAAAATAATTTTATGCCAATTGTTGAAAAAATCTGTTCTTTCCCACCTTCAGCACTAGATCGCACAGAAGAAGATGGTAAAGAACTGTTAAATCTTTGTAGAACATTGATGGACATGGTTAATATTCCATCAAATGCAGAAATCTATGAGATCCCTTTGATGAAAAACAATCAAGTTGTAATTTATTTCTTCTTAGAAAATGATGATGAGAAAGAGTATTGTCTTAATGCTGGTCATTGGTTAGATGATACAATTTCCATGAAGCTAGAAGCATATGGGAAAGAAACGCATGAATACGATATTGAAATGTATACAGCATTTGAATCTTTGCCATTAGATTATTTTGAGAATCATGAAAAAGAAAGTGAAAACACAAAAGTTGTAAGATTGTTTGAAAACAAATTAAACAATGAAGGATCTTTATTTTTAAGTCCTTCAGAAAAAAGAAATATCGGTAGAGTAGGTGTAAAAGCCTACTACGGTATGTTGGAAGTATATAAAGCATACAGCCCATATACAAGAAACGTGTATGGTGTTAGCTTTACACAAAATGAGTATATAAAATTTATGTACTCTGAAAATAACATTGGCAATTGTGAACATTGCCCGGAGAATAACGGCGGTAAAGGTTTACACCCTTGCAATCAACCGAATTGTTGGGTATCTTGCCATTGTAACCAGTAAACCAAAGGCACGATCTAAAAAAGATTGTGTCTTTTTTATTTGTAACTATTTAAAATCCCGCTTTTATGTAGGGTAACTTAAGAAAGAAGGTATATTATTATGAAAAAACTAACAATCGCAGAAAGAAGAGAAAAAGAACTAGATATATTAATTAGTTATAAAACTAGCAACCCAACACCAGCGGATTATAAAGAAGCACGTAAAATAATGAATTCTTATTATCGTTTGTGTGGATTAGCTAATAGGAATTTAATGCTTACAAACAATGAAAATACTTATAATCGAGTAAGCACTCATAAGAGTGAAGAACGAGAAAGTAAATGGTTTAAACGATTACAAAAAACTTTCAAAGAAATCTATGGACTAGATCTTTTTTATGTGTCATGGTATCCATTAATTGGTGCAAAAGATACAACAAATGGAGGCATACAAGAATTAGTTCATGCTATTTTCTATAATTAGATTTAGAAAGAAGGTATATTATGAGTATTACATATAACAAAGAAATCAACAAAAAAATCAGAATCTATTTAACGGAATCAATCAAAGATTGGTTAGAAGCACACGAGTATGATAAAAAGGACTGTGAAAACAGTCCTTTTCTTACTTACTGGAATATCATAACAGATGAAATCAACGGCGGTATTTATGATAAATACACCAACTTTGAAAAGTGGAAACATTTCCACATGGGGTTGCGTGGTTTTGGTGCTGATATTTATTGTCTATACAAAGATGATGAAAGAGTATCAAGTATTATCATGAAAGACTGGACTGGAAGAGAAGTTGTTGACGTGGAAGAAACGGCAAACTTAATGGATTATCTTTGCTTTAGGGAGTTTAGAAAGCTACTTAAAAAAGAAAGTAATATTATTATTTAGGAGGTTATTAATCATGAAAATAATACATACAAACAACGATAGTTTATTTACAATCAAAGAAACGCCAAACGGGATTTTTGTTAAAGGGTTTGGTCATGACGATAATGAAATGTGTATACCCGATCATGAAATAGTAATGTTGTTAAATTATTACCATAATTGTAAAGAAGGGTTAGAATCACAAGATTATATTAACGATAAACCATATACACTAAACGATATTAAATAAAAGGAGTGTTTTAAAATGAAAATAGAAAACTTTTACTTGTCAATTGAATCCGATGAAATAGAAGTTTTTTCCAAAGAACAACTTGTAGAACTTTTTGACAAGTCGCAAGATAAGGAAAATGGATCTACTTTTGATTCATGGATGTATGACTTACTAAAAAGAAGTCTTTTATATCCATTCAGTATAAAGGACAAAATGCACTTGACAGTCGCAGAACTTCCAGCACTCTACAAAGAATATATCTTACAAGAATGTACAAAGGTTTTTGACGGCATTAGTTGGGTAGACACTGAAAAAGAACTTGAGAACGTGGAACACGAAAAACTAACCAACCTAACAGATACAATTGACTTAATACAGTTTTTATAAGTCGAATATTATAGACAAGTCAAAACACGGCTTGTCTATTTTGTTGAACTTATAAAAAAAGAAAGTCCCGTAAAGGGCAGAAAGAAGGAAAGATATGACAAAATACAGAGTGATTTTCGGTTATTTTAGCGAACTTGTAACAGTTGACGAACCTACAACGGATTATGATGCAATCTTAGATCTTGCGATCGATCAACTAGAATCTGATGGAAATATGGGTGTATTCATTACAGATGAAGATATAGAACGTGATGGGATCACTGATGATGCATATATCACTGGTGGAAATCACGGACTCAACTTATATCACGGTGGTAATTTTATGATAGAAAGAGTTGACGAGTAGGAGGAGGAAAGAACAATGGAAAAAATACAATTACATAAACCACAACCGATAGATATAGTCATTGCACTTGTAGGAATCGCAATGGCTATTATTACGTTTATCAAGATCCCGCAAGCCTTTATATTAGAAGCGTTGTTGGTAATGATTACCGCTGTCTATATGCTTGCTTGCGTTGGATTTTTTGATGATGATACAGATACAAAATAAGAAAGAAGGTAAATGATTATGAATTTTGAAAAATATAGAGAACTTGACACAATTAAATTGCATGGGATTTCTGCCGACATATTTCAAGAGAATGAACACGGAGAACTTATTGATCCTTTACGTGGAAAAGATGCAGACTGGTTAACGGGAAAATCCACATTGGCAAAAGCGGAAAATTTCAATTTTGAACAATTCGTTCTTAATGAAATCAATCAGCATTTTATTAACAATTTAGAAGCAAAAGATATTTGTATTTGTGGTAGTTGCTTTTCTTTTTGGAAACAAGAAGATGATGATGGTTTAGAAGATGATAATGGAAAATATTTTGTATCCTATGCCGTTAGTATCACAATTAATGGAAAATACATAGATGAAGAAGATTTATACGAACTATTTCCGAATTTTGAATATTAAGAAAGAAGGTAAAAACACAATGAGAACAAAACAGAACAAAACAATTAAGATCTTATTAGCCGTAGCACTCATGTTTACGGCTTTTTTAATCTTTGGAAATACTGTACACGCAAAGACAAAAAGAAGCACGTACAGAACGATAAACGGCATTTATAACAGTGACGGCACAATTGATACGGCAGATGGCTATTGCTGGAAAGTACGCAAGGAATCATATGCCTATCCAGAGACTACCGTTGTAACTGTAAAATTCAATACTCACGGCACTAGAAACAAGCTCGATGATAGTATTGCAAAGATCACAGCAAAGAATAAAAATATCCAGCTTGTAAACGATTATATACGTAGAAATTACGATCTAAACGCCTATAAGGTAAAGTATATCAGCACTGGAAAACTAACGCCTAAAATGATCCGTGAACGTGCCACACGGCATACAATTTATGTGGAAATTATTAAAAGTGTTTCTGCTGGTGGTAAGCATGGAACATATGGAAAAAACTACTACATTGCGTATAACAAGCGTGTACGCAAGGGCAAACACGTAACAAGTTATTGCATATGGAATCCTTGCAATAGCTACTGTGATGATGTAGAAGCCGTGGCAGACAATGGAAAAATCAGATAGAAAGAAGGTGTGGAAATTATGAAAGATTATAGAACGATTATTGATAGTGATACAGTAGAAATGTTTTGCACGACTTTAAATAATTACTTAGAAGATAGTTTTGAAGGTTGTATGCTGGATAACTATTTCTTTGATATTGGAAATAGTAACATGAGATGGGGCAGAGTCAAACTAAGAAAGTACGTGATGATCTTAGAAAAGGGCTTGAATGAATGGTCTAGTGTCAACGAACTGTACATGACAGACAGCTATGAGAAATATAAAGAACTCTATGATGCTTATTATAAGGATCGTGAAGAGTATGAGAAAGAAGAATTAGAAACGGCATAGAATAGGAGTGTTGGAAGATGAAAGAAAGAGAATTAAAGACGGCACAGAAGTTCGGCATTTTAAATAAATGTCAAGCATTGGAAAAAGAACTCTTACAAATTGACAGAGTTGAAAAGATAGAATTTGATCTTGATGGATTTTATAGCAACATATATCAAGTTATTATCTTAGCAACATACGATATTTCAATTACTTTAGAAAATTATTTTAAAGCACGGAAAGAAGTTGTAAACAATGTTGTCAAGGTTGCTGGAAATTATGGATTGACAAGAACAGAAGATTCTATCGAGGACTATGGAACGTCATTTTATTTTGTGTTTCGTTGTTCTAAAGAATGGAAAAATAAAGAAAATTAAAAAGCAAAGGAGTGTATATCAAATGGAAATTTTAAAGATGACAAAAACAAACATGGTAGTGATACAGACAATCGAAAAGGAAGAACGTAACACTTTTGATATTGGAAAAATCAAAGTCGCAGCCTTGCCACCGATCGCAAAGAAAGATCTTATCGCAGAACTTAAAAGCAAAGGGTTCTGCGATGGAATGATTCATACAGCTTTACAATGTAAGTTAGAAGATCTGAACGGATATGTGAACGTGTGGAAATATGTAGCATATATCTTAGCTGTAGAACTGATGGAAAGATTATAGAAGGAAGGTGGAAATTATGATAGTAAGAAATGAATATCCTGACGGTAGAACGGAAATTTTCTGTGATACACCTGACGAGTATAACGACTTATGTTGTGAATACGATCTTGAAGATTGCGGTAACAGTGGAAAATACGTTGGATCTAGTTGGTCACACGATGATAAGAACAACGTAGATGTTTATTATAAATAGAAAGTAGGTGGAAAGAATGAGTCGCAGAACGACTATGGAAGCATTAGCGTGTCACATTGAACGAAAGTACAACACACTGTACTACACGGAAAATCCTCCGAACGCTGGAATTGATGATAGCTTACATGGTTATAAATATTTCTTGCTATTCAAGAACACGTTCGGAATTTTTCAGAAATATAAAACGCAAGAAGAAGCAATTAATGGCATGACGGAAATTTTAAAAGAAGATCCGTCAAAACTTATTTAGTTACATAGCCAATTAAAGGCTTTTACTACTCATGATGATATGAGTATACACCCTAACGGAAATACTGGACTATTGAAGCTAATAGTTACTTTAAATGAACGGAAAGACTGTACTACTGATTGCTAGTAGTGACGTATTGGAACGGAAAAACGGTGGCGTATGGTAGATAAAAGAGTGCTTTTATCGGTGGGTTCAATTTCCACTCCGCCACTTCACACGATGGAAATTATCGTGTATAATATAAGAGAACAGTTAACTTAAAATCTGACCGCAAGGCAGTCAGTTCCTAAAAAGGATGGTGGAAATTATGAAGTACAAAGAACTTATTATGACAGAACAATCTACTGGAAAGAAAACGGTGCTTTATGAGAATGAAGAGTTCAAGAACTTTGATTATCTAAGTAATCTTATGATGAAGTATGGGTATAGCGAGAATGATTATGAAAACCTTAATGATGATATTATGAGTGGAATTGATCACTTTGATGTTATGGAATATGGAAACACAATCGAAACACTTTTATTTGAATATATTAAATATCCTGAGTGCTTTGAGATCCATAAGATTCCTGAAATGCCTGATGGATTTACAAAAATCACTTATCATGGTTATACAATCAAATTAAATCAATATAACTGTGATTGGTACTACGGGAAGAGTTCTGACGGAAGTTTATGTGTGACAAGCACTAAGTACGATTGGAAAAAATACGACAAGATCAAGATACTAGTACAACGTGATTATTACGGAAAATTTGAAGAAGAATGGTGGAATATTGTTGACGACAACGGAAATCTTATAGTAAAAATCATGGATGATGATATGGAAAAAGCTGTCGCAGATATTAAAGATAATCGTGATCATGCAATGGATTTTGAAGATTGGCTATTATCAACCGATGCAGAAAAGTGGGACGTTGAATGGACTCAAGAAAATTATGATAAAGATAGGGCAGATGAGATTATCAGAAATGCTTATAATGACTACCTTAATATGCACTGGAAATATTCATGGTTGGTTAGAATAGTAGCGGAAAATATGATCAAGAAGGGAATGTAGGTGGTAAATTATGTTTGATTATGAAAGAAAAGAATTTGAAAAGAATGTGGAAATTTTAATGGAAGATCGTTGTACACGAAAAGAAGCGGAACGATTGTTAAAAAATAGCACAGTAGTATATGAATTGAAAGATTTTACAGAACATTTTGGTCAGTTTATGGAAGATTGGCAAGAAGACAAGGAAGGAATTGAAGCATATAAGAAGATGCTTGAAACTAAAAAACCGATGAGTGGATATAGTTTTGTAGAATATAATGGAAAAGAATATTTGATTAATTATTGTTTATAGACTAACGGAAAATTAAATAAAAACAAAGTAATCTAGGAAGATGCAGAAATGTATCTTCCTTTTTTGATGGAAAGAAACGAGGTAAGAACGAATGAAAGTTAGTAAAGAAGAGTACGAAAGATTAGATTTTGAGGACTTTGTGGAAAAATTAAAACCACAATATGACACATTATGTAGCTTAGAAGATATGAAGAACGCTTGCGTTGATGCAGTTAACGTGATGGAAGTTAGCCTTGCAATTCATATACTGGAACCGATTGAAGAGTACGGAGTGTGGTATTACGACTATGATCGAGAAAAGGGTATGCAGTATGTACCGCAACCACTATCACAAAAAGAAGATCTTGTGAAAGCTGGATACTTAGAACTGGTCGGATAATAAAATGCAGATTTGGAAGAAAGAATAGAGGTGGAAATTATGTATAGTAAGAAGGAAATGTATGTAACGGTAGTAGATAACGCAGATACAATATGGAAAGATAGAGATAAAACAGATTGGAGACCTTTTCATAGATCAAAAGTTATTGTACATCGAGATTGGATGTGGTATTTTGCGGAATTTCCTACAGATGAAGCATTTAAAAAATGGTGTGAATATTGTGGTGTAGAAATTAGTTTAGAAGAAGAAAAAGAAGCCTTAAACAAAGAGTGTGGTACATGGAAAAGATATTCAGTCAATATTGACATTGATGATAGTAATTCATTTTGGAGCTTAGATGAAATACCAAAAGGAGCAAAATCAATTACGTTATTATCTAATGGTAGACTTGTTACAGGATACATTTTGAACGATGGGAATATTCTTCATGTATATAGACCTAATCCAAATGCAAAAGATATATATAATCCGTTACCAGTAGATGAAGATATAGCCTATCGGTTAGCACATGGATTTATGTAAAAGAAAAGTTTTATCATATGAATAGGAGTGACGAACAATGGAAAATAAAACAAGATTAATTACTTTATCTGATAGTCCTGGAATGGATGGAGAGTTAGTTATTTTTAGAACAAACGCACCTGTGGAAAGATTGAAAGCGTTAGAAGTAGAAAGCTGTAAAGCATATACAAACAATACTGACATTCCAGTTTGGGCAGGTGTATTGGAAAAAGAAGGTTATATATGCGATATTGTAGATTCGCATAGTCATGTAACACCATATGAAACGTCTTTTGTATGGAAAGAAAAGTGTTATCCTTATATTACAGAATGTTATGACATTGATAATGTTATAAGTCTTATTAGCGGATCAGAAGAAGAGAGAATTGCAAATATTTTATTTAATATGTCTTTAGATATGGATTATGATAGCTCTGTTGATGACTACAGAGAGGATATGGAAATGCTGACTAAAAGTATTGGAAATTTATCTATGATAGATGATCCGCTGTTCCATGTATTACAGAATATTGCAGATGATAATGCAGAAATGGAAAACAAACTTGTCAACGCAGATGGATCTATTAACTAATTAAATGTCAATTTTATTGTAGGAAGGATGGAAATTTACATGAAAAAATACATAATAGATGTTGTAGAAACATATAAGAGATCAGTGGAAATCAAAGCAGAAACAGAGAATGAAGCAAGAAATATTGTAGCGGAAAAGATTAATACAGGAGATATTGATATTCCTTGTGATGGCGGTGGCTACGACTATGAGTATGAGTTATTCGCAAGTGAGGTAGAGGAAAGTGAAGTGTAATTTTCAAGGATTGTGTACTACAGTCAGAGAAAATGATAATATATACATATTGGTTGAGATACCAGATGATCAGAAAAACTTAAAGAATGGAACAAAGGAGAGTAAATTATGCCGTTGGTTTTATTATTAATAATTATATTTATCGTTCCAGAGGACACTTTGGAATATATGTTAGGAGCTATCTTAGGTGGTGGTTATGGAATTTTAATGATTATAGCATTTGTTGCTATTCTGTATGGGATTTATAAGTTCTTTTCCGATCTTTGGAACGGAAGATAGGGCGGAAAATATTATTTAAGAAAGCAGATTATATATGGAAGGAGTGACGGACATGAATAAATGCAAGCATTATGGAAAAGACGTATGGGTTCAAACATTTACAGAAACAAACTGGGTAGAGGGACTAAAGAAAAATGGATTCGAATATGTAGCACTTCCAGATCTTGAACATGAAGTATACAAATATGTTACGAATGGAAAAGAGAGGTATGCTCTGATTCATTATCCTGATGTACCAGAAGAAGCTTTGCAAGAAGTATATATAATAGAAAAGATTCCTGATGATCTTAGCTGGGATAATATAATAGAAGATTACAGACAGCAGAGCAGAGGGCATGATCCAATGAAACTGCCAACACGAGCAAGGCTATTATACGATGAAGCCGATCGCATAGCATATGAATGGGAAAAAGAAGATCCCGATTTTGCTAAAAACTTTTGGCATAGACCTACAGGATATATTGATCCTAAACGATTTAAGTCGGCTCTTACTTTGCTTGGAACAAGTATCGAGGAACTAAGGGAAATGGATCATTCCGATACGCCAGAAATTGATGAACTAGAATTAGAGTGAATACAAATTAATATAGGTAACTAGGACACTTATGGAAAATTCCAGAGTGTCTTTTTTAATACAAATTTTTACATAAGAAAGGTGGAATTGATTATGAATCTAAACGAAATGGAAATCCCTTGCGATCCAATTTTGGACAAAGAAAAGAGGGATGAGTTGGTGCAGAACACAGAACTTTTAAAACAGGTTACAATCAAGCCGATCCCGTGGCTTCCTGGACGAGATTATATTACTACGGAACAGGTAGCACGATTCTTTGACGGAGATGTTGACGAGGTTAAGAGGCTGTGTACGAAGTATCGTAAAGAGTTTTTAGCAGATGGAATGGAAGTTAAGACGGTGCAGGAGATCATTGACGGTCAGGACGCAACAACGGAAAAACAGAAGGGAAGAATCATGGTAACGTATCCGAACGGATTAAATATCTCATTCGGCTATAAAGGTGCTAAGGTGTTTACTCTTAAATGTTTGATCAGATTATCTTTACTAATGGAAACTTCAAAGCTTGCCGAGAGCGTAAGATATTATGTTTTCATTAATGATTATATCACGATAGAAGAACAGAGAGAACAAGAACAGGTAGAGGCAGGCGTTAAACTTGTTGACACAACGGAAATTTTAGGTAGACGAATTGACTTATACAGAAGTATTGAAGATCCGTTATTTTTGGCGAAGGATGTAGCAGAATGGATTGATTATAGTAAACGTCCTGACGGAACTAGGCAGATTAGTCAAATGATCAATACTATTGATAGCGAGGAAAAATATAAGACCAAAATTTTGACCGTTAATAATGTTAACGTACAAAATTTAGGTCAGCTTGATGCTAATGGAAAAACTAAAGTTCCATTTTGGTTCCTCACAGAAGATGGACTCTATGAAGTGTGTATGCAGTCACGTAAGCCGATTGCAAAGCAGATGAAGAAACAGATTAAAGAATATCTTAAAAACATTCGTAAGACAGGCGGTGCGGTTGACTTTGGGAAAGAGTCACAGTTCATTGAACACTACTTCCCGTCATTTTCTGAGGATGTCAAGCTTGCTATGGTAACCGATCTACGAACACAGAATAAAGAACTTAAAGAAGAGAACCAGAAGTTACAGAATGATAATAAGCTATTAGCAGCGGAAATTTTAACATGGGATGATCGCAATAAGATGAACGCTGGGATTAGGAAGTTGGCTGCGGTAACAGGAACGCAATTCTCTGTTATGTGGAACGAGCTTTATAAGAACTTGCAATATAAATATCAGATTGATGTTAAGAAACGTGGAAAGAAACCATTTCTACAGTGGATTCAGGAGCATGAATGGGATAAGGTACTGAAAGTCTTTTGTGCAATGTGTGAAGCTAGAAACCTATCTCCAACAGATATGTTCCAACAGACAGCACCAGTGGAAAATTTATATGATAATGAAGATGAGGATGATGAAGTATGGAATTAGAACAAGTTGTTCATTTCTTTGAACAGTTCTGCGGAATATCTTTTGTATTATATGTGATTATTTTCTTGACGTGGATTTTATTAAGAAAAATTGACCATGAATATAATCAAGTATATTTAAAGAAGTATATAGTCATATCAGAAGAAATATTAGAGGCTATTATGAAGCCTATGAAAGTAATCACGACATTATGGGTTATTGTGGACTTCGGAATGCTCGTTTACCAACTGATTTAATTCCATATAATAATTTTGGCAAAGAACCGAGCAGAAGGTTCTTTTTATTTTGCGAAAACATTTGACAGGAACCGATTTGGCAGGTCGGTTCTTTGTCAAATTTATTATACAAACTAATAACTAACTAGACATAGAATTGTTAATAGGATAGGGTGTTAATACATAGAGAGCTAATAGGAATAGAATAGGTTTCTATTAGGATTGGCACACTAATAGTTGGAATTAAATGTTGATTTTATTCCTATTGGTTTACGGAATACAGTTATACAAAAATAATGAGTGTAGAGAAAAATAAGACAGTTTAGAAAGGAAGATGAAGAATGAACCTACAGTTAGTAAAAACGGAAAATTTTAATGATATAGCGTGTGATTTTTATAGTGCCGAGGACGATATTTGGATGACAAGAAAGCAGATCGGAGAGGCACTGGAATATGGAGATCCACAGAAAGCAATTGATAATTTGCACAATAGATATAGAGATAGACTGGATAAATATTCAGTTACCCTCAAACTGGGGGCTACTGATAACAAGAAGTATGACACTACACTCTATAATGAACGTGGCGTGATGGAAATTTGTAGATGGAGCAGACAGCCAAAGGCAAACGCCTTCATGGATTGGGTTTGGGACGTGATTTCCTCTTATCGTCATGGAAATTTAAGAACAGGAACTCCCGTAACAACAGTGGAGCAATTTCTTACAGAACAGACAGAACTTATGAGGCAGATGGAAAGAAACAATGAACGCCTATACAATGTTACTATCAAAGGTTTCAATCAGTTGGCAGACATTGTAAAAGAGATGAAAGCCGAACGGAAAGAATTATATAAGCAGATCGGTAAACCTACGAAAGATATTCCAGTAGTAGATATTGAAAGTGTTATTGCAGAATACAAACTTAACGAATGGAAATCCAACGTATATTCTATCATTAATGATATTCTAAAAGAATCTGACGAACTAGGAACCACTACTAGAGATATTCTTAGAGAGGCATACAGGTATCTTACTAACACATATGGGATTGTGTGGGAACAGGATCGAAAAGAATACAAAGAGAAGTATAATATTGGAGAAAGAGGTAATGTCCCAACAATTGACCTTTGCTATGATAAATACCCTGATCTGCTAGTTAATTCATTGGAAAAACTTCTGCGACAGTTCAGAAAAGAAAATGCACAGCCTGATTGGGAAGAAATGAAGATCAAGATTACCAATTATGCTAATCATATTGGAAATAAGTCTAAAGGTGGAACGTCTGTTTATCGGAAAATCTACACTAAGATGACAGAGAATGGAGTTAACTGGGATGAATATGCTCATGGGTTGTCTAAATCTCAGCTTATTAAAACTAATGCAACTTTGTACAACAGATTTTACGAAGCAGCGGTGGAAATTATTTCAGAAGAATAGAGAGGTGTGATATAATTATGACACAAAACGAAAAAGGAGTTGTCTCAAAATGAATAAATTAGAAAAGAGAAAAGAAGAAGCTAAAGAATATAGGAAATTAGTTGATAAATGTTTAGCTTTAATGGATAAATACGTGGGAATTACATTTGGTATTCCTGTATGGGTAGATCGTGGCTCTCATACACTAGAGTTTAAAAAGAATGGAACTGATGAATGGAGACTCCTAACAAAAGAAGAAGTATCTAATATTATTGAAAAATATGAGGTATTAGATTCTGTAGCAACAAAAATTACAAAAGAAACCAATATGGGATATTGAAATAAAACAAATATTCGATCAGAAGGAGTGATAGAAAAATGAATATATTAACATTAAAAGGGAACGGAAAATCTAAATTTCTCAGTGATTTTATTGATAGTTCTCGATCAGAAAAATGTTTTGTAATCATATTTGAAGATGAAAACATTTCTCGCAGTCTGTTTTCAAGATGTGATAATTTTATTTTAGATGATTCGCAGAGCATTAAAGAGGAAATGGAAAAATATTTAGGAATTGTTGAGAATTGGAGTGACAAACTGGAATATTTAATAATATATAGTATAGATAAATCCGAAAAAGATATGATCAATTTGGATGTATATTATTTATTAAATCAGGTTAAAGATCAACCGTTCTTTAAAGAGCTAACTTGCATTGTAGCTTGTAAGGAATAAAGGAATTAAAAAGGAGTGATTAAAATGGAAAAATCTAAAGCATATACATCAGAAAAACCATATATGTGTGTTTACGAAACAAAAGAAGATGGTATTGGCTATGCGACATTTGATAATGAACAGAGTTTATTAGAATTGTTAAATGAGTGCAGAGAAAACGGAGATAAGATTTTAGATGCCTGCAAGGTTGAGGATCGTTATGAATTCAAAGATGGAAAATTTGAGTCTAAATATCAAAGAATGTATGGATATACAATTATCAAAGCGCTTAAAGATAAGAATAAGGAATTAGGTAATAAACTAAGAAAAGTAATTGATGAAAGGATCGCCATAGAAGAAAAACTAGCAGATACAAACATGCCGTATCAAAAATATATGTATTTATTGCGTGATAAAGAGGATATTGAAAAAACAGAAGCAAAGTTAAGTCAAAGGAAACAAATCGTAAGAGATATGTTAGATGTCTGCTATGAAGCGGTATGGGAATGTGACGATCGTATAGATAAAATGAAACTTTGATAGAAAGGAAACGGAAATAAATGGAAGAAAATATCAAAAAAGAAGGAGATTATGAAATCTCAGAAAATGCACTTGGAACATCATATAAACACCCATCATTTGGCATGTTGTCATTTAGGCGTACTCATGGTGGACACAGTAATTTGTTTGGTAGTAGTATTCAACATAATGATACCATCCACATGGTATTAAGAGAAGGAAAAGTTACTAGAGGATTAAATGAAGACTGGTATGTTGGTGGACATGAAATTATTGAAGTTGCAATGTCTCAGTCTCAATTTGCAGAAGTTATTACCTCAATGAATGTAGATGCTGGTGTACCTTGTACTATTAAATATATACAAGGCAAAGGACACATTGATGAAGCGGATTTTATTAATAAAAGACAGCAGATTACTAATGAATTTAAAGATTCTATGAATGATCATATGAACGACGCACAGGAATTTTATGATGAAGTAAAGGAGCTTTTTAGCACAAAGAAATCTATTAGTAAGGGTGACAAAGAAATGATTCTTAAAAAATTAGGAAGGATCACCAAATCAATGGAATCTGAATCAAAATTTATTTTCGATCAGTTTCAAGAACAAATGGATAAAACAATTACAGAAGCTAAAGGCGAAATAGAAGCTTTTGCACAGAATAAAATTAATGCGATTGCTCAACAGGCTTTAGTAGAACAGAAAGAAGATATTCTCAAATTAGAGAACCCTGTTGATGTAAATCATATGGAGATTAATGAAGAATAAAACGAAAATTTGATAGGTGGTGGTACGAATGGTGGATTTGAATGATCACAAATGTACGTTTGAATATACAGATGATGAACTGTTGGAGCAGGGAAAGTTAGACATTCAGGTAAGATCACATGGAATAAGAGACGATAGAACTTTTTTAGAACAATATATAGTCTTGGAAGAAATCGGCAAGCGATGGATTCGAGAACATGAAAATATGAAGAAAGAAAATATCGTGAGTAATCAGTTCAAAAGCTGGAGCGATGATAAGTTGTTGAAATTTTATAAGGAACGAAAAGAAATTTATAATGGAAATTTCCCTATCTCGTATATTAATATGTTAGCGGAAATTTCTGATCGTTGGATTAAACAGAATGAAATTAAAGAGATAGAATTAGAAGAAGGTGCTAAATGAGAAAACCAATAACAAAATGTCCGCACTGCGGAAGTGATCGTGGAATGGCTGTTAGGTTTAAAGCTACTGGAACCGATATATATATAGTTTTGATGGACATTTTCAAGATGAAGAAATTATTGAATGCTGTACATATAATAAATGTATGACATGCTGTGACTGTGGTAAACGTATAATGAGTTATGATGAATTTATGACACATTATGCAATTGATGAATTAACAGGTAAGCATTTAAAACAGTGAAAGGAGAATTTTATCTCCATATATAGAGGGGAGTGATGCCATGAGTAACACAGGATGGATCAAACTCCATCGGAAAATTACAGATCATTGGCTATGGGAAGACAAACCATTTGCCAGAGGACAAGCAATGATTGACTTACTTATTCTCGCAGGTTATAATAATCAACCTAAGTATGTTGATGGAAACTTAGAAATAGTCGAGCGAGGATCGATGGTTACTTCGATCAGAAGATTGTGTGATCGATGGGGGTGGAGTAATTCAAAGATTATCAAATTTTTAAAGACACTGGAAAACGACAGTATCATACATGTAAAAAGCGACACTAAAAAGACGGTCATAACCATAGTAAATTACAGTGTTTATCAAGGTTTTGTAGACGAACAAGCTACACAGAAACGACACCAAAACGACGCAGAAGCGACACATAAAAAGAAAGTAAAGAATAATAATAAATATAATAATAATAATATAAAGCGATTCACACCGCCTGATTGCGAGCAAGTCTCCAGATATTGTCAACAAAGAAACAATGGGATTGATCCAGAAGAGTTTGTGGATTATTACACAGCCAAAGATTGGATGATGGGCAATAGCAAGATGCAAGACTGGAAGGCAGCAGTACGAAACTGGGAACGAAATCAGGCTAAGAAGAACGCTAAACAAAAGCCAAAGGTAACGAACCTTGCACACTTGGAATGTGATCGTGATTATGATTTTGGTGCGTTGGAAAGACAGTTGTTTGAGAAGCAGATGACAGGATAAGTTTGACGAAAGGATGGAAAAATGTCAGAAAATATTTATATTCACTACGGAAGTGATAAGTTTGAGAAAGAGTTGTTTATGTCAATTGTGAACAGAAACATGATTAACAAACCATTTAGAGGTTTATGGGCATCGGATATAAAGGCGGATCAGCCGTGGGAGAAATGGTGTATTGATAATGATTTTAGAATTGATAAACTAGACAAAAACTTTAAATTTACATTGGATGATTCGGCAAATATTGTTGAATGGACAGCGAAAGCCGATTTAAAGCAGGTTCCAACGCAAGATCTATCGGGATATCTCCCAGAATATTTATTTGATACAATGGGCGTTGTGCCAGATTTTGAGAAGATGGTCGAAGATGGAGTTGATGCAATTAAGCTTAATTTATCCAAAGGTGATTATGAGTTATATTATGAGCTTTACGGTTGGGATTGTGATAGTATTCTGATCATGAATCCTGATATTATTAGACCATTGTAGAAATTGAATAACAGAATGAGATTGAGAAGCTTATGGCTTCTTTTTATTTTGCCTAAATTTAGAGAATAGGAGTAAGAATTATGGAATTAATCGAAGTAGAAATTAGACCAGAAGTACGTGAACAGTGCAATAATTAGAGAGGAGATTGGAACAATGAAATTATACGGAACAGTGAATACAGAGGTTGATGTGAGTAAATATAATATATTAATAGCTGCGGCTCAAATACTATACGATGGACATCTATATGATAGTTGGGGAATTCATACAGAGTTATTGGAGTCAGATCATAGAGAAAATAACACTGGTAAAAGAGCATTATTTAAGGTTGAAGATATATCATATCATGGTTCCCCAGTATGGAAATATACATTGATTACTGACGATGAAAATGCAATAAATGATTTTCTGTTGGCACAGGAAATAGAAAAAGTAATTAAGAGAGTGTAAGAATAATTAAGAGAGGAGAGATTATCATGGCAGCAACACAATTTGAAGTTATTAAAACAGCAAACAATAATAACGCAGAAGAACCTGAAGCAAAGATCAAAAGACGTAAGGACGGAAATCCTAAATGGACTCGATCTAATAAACAAAAAGGCGTATCATCTTTAGTGTATCCAATTAAGAACAAAGAAAAATTTGCAGCCTTTAATGCATATTTTAGAGACCAGATTGATAAATCGTACACAGAGTACAAACGATATGTAGCTGCCAGAAACAATCTTTTGGTTGCAGTTGGAAACAATACAGCATATCGTATCTCTGATATCGTCAGACTCAAATGGGGCGATTTATTAGACGATAAGACTCGTAAGCAGGAAAAGAAAACAAAGAAATTCAGAACGGTATACTTTAACGATTTGGTAACTGAAGCAGTGGATATTTTCTTTGAAGCTGTTGCAGGAACTAAATATGATGTCAAGATTGATGGCGAAGTGCCAATGGATGATTATGTTTTTGGAACATGTAAGTCTGGATTAGGACACATGACTGAAGCAAATGCTTTGGATTTTGTTAAAAAAGGTGCTAAAGCAGTTGGAATTGAGGACAATATTGGTACGCATACATTACGAAAGAACTTTGTGTATTGGACACTTGTCGATCATAAAGATGATCAGAACGTATTGTATACACTTATGAGATTATTGAATCATAGTAGCCCTGCAATGACATTTCTGTATGCAACAATCACAGAGGAAGAAACTCATGTATTGTTTGATGATATTGCGCAGACATACAAGGAAATTATCAGTGGGGCTTTTAACGGATTGAAGGAAAATGTTGTTAATGTGAGTTATGATAGAGTTATGGAGATTATCAAGTTTGCTTATAAGACTGGCAAAGATGATGCAGATCAAGATGATAGAGTACATGAAGATAATATGCAGGCATTAGAAGAGTTATTGGAAGGAGTAATTGTATGATATTTGTAACAGGAGATACACATGGGGATTGGATGACTCGATTAAACAGTCGTTCTTTCCCAGAGGGAGTTGAGTTAACCAAAGATGATTATGTGATTATCTGCGGAGATTTTGGACTGTGGCATGACACAAAAGAAGAACGATATAATCTGGAATGGTTAGATAACAAGCCATTTACTACATTGTTTGTATGTGGGAATCATGAAAATTACGACCGCTTATATCAATATCCTGTAGAGAAATGGTGTGGCGGAAAGATTCACAAGATCAAAGACTCTGTATTTCATCTTATGCGTGGACAGGTGTTTGAAATTCAAGGAAAGAAATTCTTTACATTTGGCGGTGCCAGTTCCCATGATGTGCAAGATGGAATTTTAGAGCCAGACGATCCAAGAATTAATGAATGGTACAGAGATTATGACAAAATGTTTAGGATTAATCATGTGAGCTGGTGGAAAGAAGAATTGCCATCTGATAAAGAGATGGCAGAAGGTGTGATGAATTTAGAGAAAAATGACTTCCAAGTAGATTACGTTATTACACATAGTCCATACACATCTGTTTTAAGACAAATGGATCAAGGATCAGGAGTGTACAAATCTGACAAGTTAACGGATTATTTACAGCAAATAAAAGACAAAGTGATTTATCAAAAATGGTTCTTTGGGCATATGCATGTGAACCAGAACTTTCCAGAAGATAATGCGATTGCAATTTACGAACAAATTATTAGGATTTTATAGGAGAATTTTGTATGAAGATAAATACGATTAGACAAAATAAGGAAGAAAAGAAAGCAAACCAGAATCTTATGTGGATTTCAGCAGAGATTCCACCATTAAAACCAGATAATGCATCACGTTACATGAGGTATAAAACATATCCTGTTATTGTGGATTACAAATATAATGATGGATGTGTGGACGAAGTGCTTGATTTTTGTGACTATGATTTTGAAGAAAAGAAATGGAAACTGGATAAGCCTCATAAAGTTAGACAGTATTTCCCCCTTCCAAGTAAGCACAAAGTAAAGTGTTCGAACAAAAAGAGAACATCTGTTCGAAAAATATCTTGATTTTGTTCTATGGTAGCATTATAATAAGAAATGTAGAGATTCTTTGTTCACAACAAAAATTAACTTTCTTTCTTGCACCTATTGACAGGGTGCAAAAAGTATGGTATATTTAATTCATGAAAACAAAAAATGCAACTGGGGAAAGTTGAGGGACGTAAAAATGAACGGATATACTAACAAAGAAAGAAAAGGAAACGATAACAGAAAAAGAAAAGAATATGTATATGGCAAATATCAAAATCCTCAAGTTTGGGGAATATATTTTGCAGATTTGCCGAAAATTGAAGGTAGTCATATCTTGCATGGGAAAAGACCAGTCATCGTATATTCTAATAATATTTGTAATAATACGAGCACAGAGATTAACGTGTATCCAATTACAAAAAAATTAAGGAACTGGATACCGACACATGTAACCATTTATCCAAATACCAGTAATGGATTAAAAATGGTATCACAGGTGTATTTAGAGCAAGGAAGAACAATTCCAAAGAATAATCTTTTAGAGTATTGGGGAAGAATATCTGATCTATCTTTAATGTTAAAAATAGGACATGGCATTTTAATACAAAACGGCATGTTATCGTACATGAATGCAATGGCATCCTAGAAATGGAGAATATTATGAATAATAAAGAATTGATACAAAATTATATAGATTCTCACGTATCAGAATCACGTCGCCCAACATGGAATTGGTTGTTAGATTCTGATATTGCGGACGACAATGAATCTGGGTTAACGTATGCACCAGGTACAATCCAAGAGGCTATATTATCAGATACTAGAGGTAAAAAAACCAAAAGTATGAATTCTATTAAAAAAAGATATGACCAGCTCGTTAAACTATATACTTATGCATATGAACAAAATTACATTAAATATAATCCATTTGTTAATGATAAATTTATAAACTTGCAATTAGCAGTTGATATATATTTTTCAAATAGAGTTAATGTTAATTATGTTACACCAGATAAAATAAATGCGTTTATTTCGAATCTGATGTCGTGCAATGCATCAGCCGATACCAAATTGAATACTAGATTTCATATTGTGAGTTTATATAATGGGATAAATGGAAAGGAGTTAAGAAATCTAAAATTCTCAGATATTAATCAAAATGATTTAACAATTTTTGGGAAACCAGTCTCCAAAGATTTTATCGAGACATTGAATGAATATAAATTGAAAATGGGAGATACGAATATATATGATGATTTTGTATTAATACCACGAAAAAAATGTAATAATATAGAAGAATATCAAGCAGAGCAAAAGAGGATATATAACAATGTGCAGTCTCAATTAGAATTAACTGGTAACACTTTATCTTATGAGAAATTGACAACCATTGATGTTATTAATTCTGGTTTTATACAATATTTAAAATCTAAAATGGATATCAAGGCAATTGCAGATTTATATTATATTAAATCAAAAGAAGGAATCGCACGATCTATAATCGCACGTCAATTTAGTGAAATTGCAATTGAATTTTATTATAATTATTATATATCATATAGATTAAAAAAGAAACAATTTAGTGATCGTCAAACTGTAATTGGTAAAACTATTGGTTATTTATATAAAGATGAGGACTATAAGAATTATCGTGTACATCAAATTATGACAGAATAAAGGAAGGTATATGTATGGACAATCAAATATTAAAAACATTGGTAGCGAATCAATCAAATCAAATGCATATTGATGTACTTGATTTACACTCATCAGAAATGTCATCGTGGTTTCTGAGTGAATATAAGATTCGAGCAGATGATAGAAAGATGAAGATCTATGGCAAAGATAAAGATCTTTCATATCATTGGATCGAATTTATTCAAGATGAGAATTTGTTCTCTCATATTAGGCAGGACGACATATTTGACATAATCAAATGCCTGCAATTTACATACAAAGAGAGATACAATGTTGGAATAAAAATACAGACAATAAAAAAGAAAGCAGAAGTCTTTGGTAAAACTTCTACTTTCACACAAACTAAAAATTTCAACTAAACAAATCATAGATAACAAAAAAAGATTTTTTGAATCTACCGTGTTGGCAGCACGATAGAAAATCGAATTTGATATTTAGAATTGTTTAATAGATAAGGATATTATTATCCTTAAAATCATTATAACAATTCTAAACATGTTCGTCAACATGAAAATTTTTCCAAAAAACTACAATTAAATACAGGAGTGATGTATGAAATACATAATTACGAATGGAGAGTTCTATGTGAAAAGAGATCATGCAAGAAATAAATACGTTCGTGATAATCGTAAGTCTGAAGCTACTCAATTTACCTCTAAGCAAGCAAAGCACATTTTAGGTTTGAAGCATAAATATACGTGGATGAAAGACGGATTTCATGCCAGAGAAATTGAGCTAGGTAAAGTTGGAAAACCTATGGAATCTAGTGAAATAATGCGTAAAGGTAATGGAAATTGCTTTATGGATTGGGAATGTGATAATACATTGATCGACAATATAGAGACTGAGGAAAGAGCTATAGTAGGACTTCTAGCATATGACTCAGATCAATTAGGAGAAAAGAAGTTTGAATTAGAACAGGCATTATCATATGCCGATTCTGCCAGAAGTGATATTCTTCATGCGATTGAGTTTAAAAAGATTGATGCTGCGAAACGTGCAGTGATTGTTGGGTATCTTAAAACCTTACAAGAATTGCATAGAAAGATCAAGAATTGTATTCGATACATAGAAGTGATGCAGAATTGCATGGATAATCAGAAAGATATATGTACTTTGAAGAAAGAATTAAAAGATGCAGAACATAAGTCGTATGTCGGCAGGACAAAGTATTATGAGCTTATCCAGAATATAATTGGGTAGAGTTTCTTCCTTATTATATGTAATGACTCGCACAGGCATTTGTGCAAAATTAAAATGTAAATATTATGTTAGAAAGGAGATAAATTCCAGTACCGTCTTGGTACTAGAGATGGGTACGCAGGTATTGAGTGTCGATGAATATCAATACCGTGAAAATGTAAAGTAACAAATTGATACATTAGAGAGGAGAATTATATGGATGAAAATAAAACGGGCGTTTGGGTACGCTGTATGAATGGTAAAGAAGTTAAATATAATCCACGAGATGGTATGGCGCCATTTAATGTAGGAGATGTTGTTGAGGTAGAGAATAATGATGTATATGCGATGTTTAAAATTGAAACAGTAGAATTCAAAGGAGATCTTCCAATAACCGAAACTTATATGATAAAGCCACATACCAAAGTTGCTAAAACAACGCAACCTTGGCACGATATTACATTTGATGATGCTGAGTCGATTGAAATGGATGTGTATAGAGATGGTAAAGTAAATATTATTGTTCCATATTGGTATGAAAAACTGCGATATAGACTACAAAGTATAAAGTCGACAGAGGCAACTATTATAATCAGAAGAATTACAAGAAAAGAAACAATGAATGAAGATATTGAGATTAAGACAGGTACGATTTCAGCCGACAAAATAAAGGTTAATACATTAACCCTACCGTCACTTTCAGAAAGAAGAGTGTCTGCTCTGTCACACTATCAACAAAAACCAATTACTGCAACGTCAGAACCAATAAAGAATGAGGCTGGTGAGCTTTCAACCACAGGGAAATCATGGATGATACATGACGACCGTGGGTTGAGTCCTTATGCACCAACACATATTGATTGGAATGGTGAAATGAGTGCAACTTTAACATTTGCGTCAGAAAAATTGGATGAAATCATGAGTGAACTTACAGGAAACGAAGAGGAGAAAGATATGAATACAGAAAAATTAAAAGACAAAATCAAAAAAGTTATTTATGTAGACAAAGAGATGACAGTTAGGGAACCTGTTTTAGATAGTAATGGTAAGCCACTCGAAAGAGGTGGTAAACCAGTAACTAAGGCTAAATTTTACAGAGGTATGGTTAAGGTGGTTTGGAACTGTGGTACTGAAACTGTTGCTTATACAAGCAGATTCGACAGATTTAACAGAGAAGAAGGTTTCAAGACTTGTGTATTAAAATACCTGTTTGGTAACGCAGGTGCTCATGATGCAGTTGATTTTTGGACAAACAAATATGTGAAATATCCAAGTAGCTGCATTGAAGTGACAGAAAATTTATGCAAACTGGAAGAGATCATCGAGAATGATAAGCACAGAGAAGAGGAACGCAAAGGTTTACCTCATGCAAAATTCTTTGTCGTAAAGAAAGAAGAATTAATGTTTGATCCACTTAAAGAATCATATGAGGACGAGAATGGTCAAAAGATTAAGGAATTTAAGAAACTTGCTAAGAAGTATTTCCCAGAACTCAAGGGCAAAGAAATTTATATCAATGACAATAAGAGTTATGAAATCTTCGTAGCAATTAAATAACAAAATGAAAAGGAGATAAATTATGTGCACACCAATGAATGAAAACTGGAGCAATTTTTTAAACAAATTGTCAGAGCGTTTAAATAAGATGCTCGACTATGTAGAGAAAAACAATTCTACATTGTATGAAACTGATATTGATAAAGATGTGCTGTGGGAAGTATATCTGAGCAGTTTTCCTGAAGGAACTAATAAGATGTATCGCAAGCGACGAGAATATGACTGTGGTCATTGCCGTAACTTTATTAAAACAATCGGTGGAGCTGTGGCAATTGTTGACGGCAAGATTCATACAATTTGGGAAATTGATACTGAGGATGCCGTATTTCAGCCAGTAGTTGATGCTTTACGAACATATGTAGAATCAAAGCCGATCAAAGATATTTGGAGACATTTTACAAATACAGTTGGTACAAAAACCACAAATGAGTATACAGAAGATAAGCAGATTATCAAATGGACTCATATGTATACACCGATTCCAGAGAGATTACTAGAAAGAAAATCCGATATTCCTACAGCAAAAGCAAAAGTGAGAGATCGAAAGAATGTGTTTAAAAGATCACTTGATGAAATCACAGAAGAAGCTGTTGATACAGTGTTAGAGCTGATCGCTTCAAATACTCTTTATAGAGGACAGGAGTGGGAAAGAGTCTTAAAGGACTTTAGAAAATATCAGCGAGAATACAATGGTTTATCCGATGAAGAAAAAGATACATATACATGGACAAAAGCCATGACCATCGGAGATGTAATTGGTCGTATTAGAAATCATAGCATCGGTACATTACTTGTGAATATCAGCGAAGGCATGGACTTAGATAATGCAGTAAAAGCCTATGAAAATGTCGTAGCTCCTGCGAATTACAAACGACCAAAGGCAATCTTTACAAAGAAGATGCTTGAGGATGCAAAGAAAACTGTAACCGATTTAGGATATATGGATTCATTACAGCGTAGATTTGCAAGACTTGACGATATTACAGTAAACAATATTCTGTTTTGTAATCGTGATGCAGCACCACGTATTCAAGGTGGCTTAGATATTTTTGATGAAATGAGTAAGGAAGTCGCAGTAAATCCTAAGAAGTTCTCTAAAGTCGAAGAAATCAGTGCAGAGAAATTCGTATCAGATGTACTTCCAACGGCAAAAGAATTAGAAGTTCTGTTTGAAAATCGTCACAAGAAGAATATGGTTTCACTGATCGCACCTGTAAATAAAGATGCTAAGAACATGATGAAGTGGAGTAATCCTTTCAGCTGGGCATATTCAGGAAATATGACAGACAGTGAAATGAAAGAAAGAGTTAAGAACGCAGGTGGTGCAGTTGATGGAGTTTTAAGATTCTCAATTCAGTGGAATGCAAATACAGATTGGAATCAGGACGATTTTGATGCACATTGCAGAACTCCACGTCATCATATCTATTATGCTTCAATGCATGATTATGCAACTGGTGGAAGCCTTGATGTTGATGTAACTCATCCACATAGAGGAGAGCCTGCCGTAGAAAATATTACATGGGCAGATAAATCCAAAATGGTTGACGGAGAATATGAATTTTTCGTAAGAAATTTTGCTCATAGAAATGGAGTTTCTGGATTTACAGCAGAGATTGAATTTGATGGACAGATTTATGAATTTGAATATGATAAGCCTTTACGTCAGAACGAAGATGTTCCAGTAGCTACAGTTACATTAAAAGATGGTGTGTTCACAATCAAAGAAAAACTTCCATCAACAACATCTTCAAGAGAAATTTGGGGTATCAATACAAATCAGTTTGTGCCAGTAACAGTAATGTGTTATTCACCTAACTATTGGGACGAACAGACAGGTATTGGGCATAAACATTATCTGTTCATGTTAAACGGATGTGTGAATGAAGATACTCCAAATGGATTCTTCAATGAGTTTTTGAAGCAGGAATTAGTACAGCACAAGAGAGTATTCGAGGCTTTAGGAAGTAAGATGCATGTCGCAGATGACCCAAATCAGCTATCAGGAATTGGTTTCAGTTCTACAAAACGAGATGATGTGATCGTTAAAATCAAGGGTGCAACAGAAAGAGTTTTTAAAATTAAATTTTAATATAGACAAAGGAGATTGAATTATGACAACAGAAAACTTATTTGAAATGGCAACTAGAAACAAAATGAGATTCCCATCAACAAAGGGAGAATTATCCGTAGAAGATTTATGGGATTTATCTGATAAAGATTTAGACGTGGTTTATAAAAATCTGAAAGATCAGGAAGTTAAATCTTCAGAAGAAAGTCTGTTGGATGATGCAAATGTTGATCCAAGATTAACGGCTGCGATTGGTATTGTGAAGTATATCTTTACAACAAAACGTAATGAGAGACTTGCTGAGAAGGAACGTATTAATAAGAAACTGACACAGAGAAAATATATTGATGCTCTTTCCAAGAAACAGGATGAGGCTATTGAGAAGATGTCAGAAGCAGAATTACGTGCAATGATTGATTCGTTAGAAGATTAAGAGAATACACCCACCCGTCAAATTTGACGGGTGGGTGCTTAAAGAAAGGAGACTGGAATGATTTATAAATTAGAATTAGGCGACTGGTCGGAAGATGGGCATAAAATATCAGAAAGTTTTTTATTTGATTGTAACTATGATATTCATAAAATTCGACAAGCGTATAAAGACAGTTGTAAAAAGCTAGGAGTAGCTTTTAATTACAATGAAGATTATACGGGTCTAGGTCTTGGTTATAGAAGTGAGAGACTGATTTGGACAGAGTATCAAGAATCAGAAATGAGCGAAACAGCATTTGAAATTTTAAATAATTCTGGGTGTTTTAAAGAGGTTGATTTCTATAAAGAAGATGGCGTGTATTATATCGAAGAAAGGAAAGATTGTGCAAAACTTATTATGAATTTTATCGCACTGTCTATGCCTGAAGATTTTCGATATAAGCTTGTCCAAGAGCCAAAAGTTGAATCGATTAATAGTTGGAATGATGAACTGAGACAGCACTTTGGGTATGGATTATTTGATTAATAAAACAGTAATTTAATGGAAGGAGAAAACAATGGACGTTAATAAATTATTGGTTGTCGTCGATATGCAGAATGATTTTATCGACGGAAGCCTTGGAACCAAAGAAGCACAGGAAATTGTTCCCAAAGTAATTGAGAAAATTAAAAATTTTGATGGCATTATTGTTGCAACAATGGACACACACGATGAAAATTATTTATCTACACAGGAAGGAAAGAATCTTCCAGTAAAGCATTGCATCTGCGGAGAAGATGGGTGGCATTTAAATGAAGAAGTTAGAAAGGCATTATTATCGTCAGAGATGTTTTGTCGCAATGACAAGCAAGAAAATGCTATTTGGCTTCTTGAGAACTATTGTAAAGAAACATTTGGGTCATTAGAACTTATGGACGATTGTTCTGATGAATTCGGTGAAGATGGTAGGTCTCATCCAGAAGATGTTGAAATTACCTTAATTGGTCTTTGTACAGATATTTGTGTAATCTCAAATGCAATGTTGCTAAAAGCAACGTTGCCAGAGGCAAAGATTCTTGTAGATGCATCGTGTTGTGCAGGTGTAACACCAGAGAGTCACAAGAATGCACTCGAAGCAATGAAGATGTGCCAGATTGAAGTAATCAATGAGTAAAGGAGTGATGAAGGATGATTAGCATTGGTGATGTACCAGTTGTTCCAGAGGCTTTCCCAGACGGAACACAGAAGATTGATTTACCGTTAGGTGTGATATCTCAAGAAATCATAGAAAACAAGACAGTGTATATCACATGGTTATATGAGTCAGATAAAGAGTTGTTTTCCTTGTTGTGTATTTCTAAAAATATTAAAGAACATTTTCCGTGGTTACAACAAGCATTAGTGATGCCGTATATACCAAATGCAAGATTTGACAGAGTAAAAGAGCCAAGTGAATGCTTTACATTAAAATATTTTGCAGAAATTATTAATAGTCTTGGATTTGTAAGAGTTATTGTAACTGATCCACATTCCGATGTATCTACTGCATTGATTGATCATGTAGAAGTAATCCGTGGAGCATCATATATTACACAAACTTGTAGCAAAGTCCTTAAAGCAGAACCATCAAGAAATCTTGTAATTTATTTCCCAGATAGCGGATCACTAAAAAGATATTCTGAATTTGTATCAGATGATTATCCGATTGTCTATGGAATTAAAAATCGTGATTGGAAGACAGGAGAAATTCTTGGTATTGAGATTCATGGAGATACAGATAAATTAGACGAAAATACGGCAATCCTTATGATTGATGATATTTGTAGTAAGGGTGGCACATTCTATTATGGATCAAAAGAATTAAACAAATACGGTTGTAAAGATATGTATTTATATGTTAGTCACTGTGAAAATACAATTCTTGATGGCGAATTATTAAAGGAAGATAGTTTGTTTAAAAAAGTGTATACGACACGTAGTATTTTTACCAAAGAGCATGAGAAAGTTGAGGTGTTAGATTTATGAAACAGACAAACCCAATGTTATTAATTGATTTTTACAAAGCAGTTCATGCTGAAATGTTACCAAAAGGTATTACAAAATCTGTTTCTTATTTTACTCCACGTATGAGCAGAGTAAAACGATGGAATGAAGTAGCCATGTTTGGATTACAAGGATTCATTAAAGAGTATTTGGTCGATTATTTTAATGAGTATTTTTTCTTTGAATATAGAAATAAAGCAATTGGCACTTATAAGACAGTAATGGATGCAGCCCTTGGAGAAGGTGCATATGGATTACAGAAAATCGAAGATTTATATGATCTTGGCTATCTTCCAATTGAGATTAAGGCTCTTCCTGAAGGAACTTTAGTACCAATGCATGTGCCGATGTTTAGTATTGAGAATACACATAAAGATTTTGCATGGTTGCCACAGGCATTAGAAAGCTTAATTTCCGCAGAAATGTGGCATCCGATGATCGCTGCAACTGTCGGGCATACATATAGACAGATCGTTAATAAGTTTTATGAAATGACTTGTGATGACGATATTCCAAAATCTAAAGCATTAGGGGCTTTCGATTTTCGTGGCGAAGAATGTTTACAGTCTGCGGTTAAAGCAGGGGCAGGATGGTGTTTATCATTCTTAAATACAGCAACAGTTCCAACAATTCCATATTTAGAGAGAAATTATAACTGTGATTGTACGAAAGAACCAGTTGCTTTTGGTAGCCCGTCAACGGAACATTCGGTTGCGTGTAGTAATTATGCGATTGACGGAGATGAAGAGACTCTGATTAAAAGATTACTTACAGAGATTTATCGAAACACAAGCTTCTCCGCAGTATTGGATTCATATGATTATTGGAACGTTGTAGAGAATATTCTTCCAAAACTCAAGAATGAGATTATGAATCACAATGGATGTTTTCTTGTAAGAGGGGATTCAGGAGATTGTGTAGATGTAGTAACCAGAACGGTATTCAAGTTATGGGAAGAGTTTGGCGGAACTACGAATAGTAAAGGATATAAAGTATTAGATCCTCATGTAAAAGCAATTTACGGAGATTCAATTACAGTGCAGAGATGTGAGCAGATTTATGACATTTTAGAGAAAAATGGATTCGCAGCAAGCAATGTTGCACTTGGCGTTGGATCATTCTCATTCCAGTGCATCGAAGAAGATGGAGTTTTAAAACCATTTACAAGAGATACATTTAGCAGTTGTATTAAAGCAACGTATTGTGAGATTGATGGCAAACCATATCCAATTTTCAAGAATCCAAAAGATGGCGGATTTAAGAAATCTCAGAGAGGTTTATGTCATGTCTATACAGGATCAGACGGTAAATTGACATTTAAAGATGGATATACTTCAGAAAATCTTCCAATGAATAATCTGCTTGAGACAGTATTTAGAGATGGCAAATTGGTAAAAGAACAGTCATTACAGGAAATTAGAAGAGTTTTAAATGAAGGAGAATTTTAAGAAAGGAGACATAAAACATGAGTTTTAATGCAGCAGAAACCAAAGACAGATTAGTACAGTGGATTAGAGATTGGTTTAAAGTTAATGGAAGATGGTGTAATGCCGTTGTAGGAATTTCAGGCGGTAAAGATTCATCAGTTGTCGCTGCCTTATGTGTCGAAGCACTAGGTAAAGATCGAGTTATTGGAATTATGATGCCACAGGGTGTGCAGAGTGATATTGAGTATTCTCAGATGCTATGTGATCATCTAGGAATTGAACATTACACAGTTAATATTTTTAATGCTTGCAGAGATATTAAACATGAAATCAGAGATGAATTAGGCGGTAAATGGAGTAAACAGAGTGCCACAAATTTACCTGCTCGTATCCGAATGGCTACATTGTATGCTTTTGCACAGAGTATGAATGGAAGAGTAGCAAATACATGTAATTTATCTGAAGATTGGGTCGGATATGCAACAAGATATGGAGATTCAGCCGGAGATTTTAGTCCATTAAGTGATCTGACTGTGACAGAAGTTAAAGCAATTGGTAGAGTTCTGGGACTTCCAACAGAGTTAATCGAAAAAACACCTACTGATGGATTATGCGGTAAGACAGATGAAGATAATCTTGGATTTACATATGATATGTTAGACGAATATCTGAGAACTGGAGTATGTAAAGATGAAGCAGTGAGACAGATCATTGACGAGATGCATGAGAAGAATGTATTTAAACTTGCTCCAATGCCTAAATTTATATCTGGCATGTGGATCGAGGCAGGAATGGAGTTGGATGATTAAATATGGAAGTTAAAGCAAAATGGACAGGTCGTGGTTTTGCACTCTGTATTGGAGAATGGAAGCTTGATGTTGATGGCAAAGATGTTACCGATAAGATTCCAGAAGACTTACGCACAGAACCTATGAATACATATAAAAGATATGAGCGATGGTATTTTAAGGACTGGGTTGAAGAATGGGAATCATATTATGACGGACTGAAACAAGATGAGTTGATTGAGGCTAATAAGTATTGGTTAGATAAAATTACAAAAGATATTGATGTTCAGCGCCAGATCTTCAAAGCAATCAATGAAGAGGATTTTCGCACTAATTCTTGTGGCGGATGTATTTAGTAACAAGATTATGACATCTATATATGGTGTTGTGATAAATAAATTTTATAACAAAGGAGATATTTATGATTGAAGTAATTGGAACAGTGGTACCAGTGGTTATTGCGGTAGGTGGCGTAGGAGCTATTATCGGTAGCGGTTATGTCAAAGCAAGTCCAGATAAAGCTTATATTATTTCTGGACTTAGAAAGACACCTAAGACATTAATTGGTAAGGCAGGGTTAAAAATCCCATTCTTTGAAAAAGCAGATCATCTTAATCTTGAGTTAATTCCAATTGATGTTAAGACATCAAGTTCTGTGCCTACAGCAGATTATATCAATATCAATGTAGATGCAGCGGTCAATGTAAAGGTTAGCAGTAATCCAGAAAGATTAAAACTTGCAGCAGAAAACTTCTTAAATAAGCCAGTAGGCGATATTGGACAGGTCGCAAGAGAAGTCCTTGAAGGTAATATGCGAGAGATCGTTGGAAAGATGAGCCTCGAAGAAATGGTTTCTGATCGTCAGAAATTTGCACAGCTTGTTACAGAAAATGCGAAGCCAGACCTTGCTGCAATGGGATTAGATATCATCAGTTTTAATGTGCAGAATTTTATGGATGATAATGATGTTATTGAAAATCTTGGTGTAGATAATGTTGTTAAAATTCAGAAGAAGGCTGCAATTTCCAGAGCTGAAAGCGAAAGAGATATTGAAAAAGCAAAAGCAATGGCTGAAAAAGAAGCGAATGATGCAAGGGTTGAGTCAGAAACAGCGATCGCAGAAAAGAATAACAATCTGGAAATTAAAAAATCTGAACTTGAGAAGATTTCAAAAGCAAAGAAGGCTGAGGCAGATGCAGCATACAAGATTCAGGAAGAAAAATCACGTAAAGAAATTGAAATTGTAACTGCGGATGCTAATATTATGCGTCAGGAAAAAGAAATTGAACTGAAACGTAAAGACGTTGAGGTAACAGAGCAGACATTAGATGCACAGATCAAGAAACAGGCAGAGGCTGAAAGATATGCCTCTCAGCAGAAAGCAGATGCAGATTTATATAAGAGACAGAAAGAGTCAGAAGCTAATAAATATGCTAAAGAAAAAGAAGCTGAATCTACAAAATATGCTATGGAACAGGAAGCTGAAGGTATCCGTGCGAAAGGTGTAGCAGAAGCTGAGGCGATTAAAGCAAAAGGTATTGCTGAAGCAGAAGCGATCGAAAAGAAAGCCGAAGCTATGAAGCAGATGGGTAAAGCTTCTATCGTCGAAATGATGTGCCAGATGTTCCCAGAAGCAGTTAAAAATGCAGCTGCGCCATTAGGAAACGTAGGAAGTATCACTATGTATGGAGAAGGCAATACAACAAAATTAACAAAAGATATTATGAATGTTGTGAATCAGGTATCAGATGGTGTTAAAGGATCTACAGGTGTTGATCTTGCAAAGATGTTGAAAGATTTTGTTTCTGAAGATAAAGAAGTAGAGTTTACAGATAATGAAAATCTTGGAACACCAGAGCCAGCAGATTACCGTGAGTTCTAATAGGAGAAATTATTATGGCAATTATTATTATTTGTGTAATTGTAGCAATTATCGCATATTTACAATTTACTAAAAACGGAAAGCAGATTAAAAATGTGGCATCTGGAACAGTTACAGAAAAGATCAAAGAAAATGCAATGACTCCAGAGGGAGCAAGAGCCAGATATAATACTGCAATTAAAGAGAAACAGGACTTTTATAAGAAAACAATGGGTACATACACAACGGTAGCTGGTAGATTGGCAACAATGGAAGATGATCTCAAAGAAACAAAAGAAGAAATTTCTAAAACCGAGGCAATGATCAACCAGTACATTGATAATCATGATGATAAAAAAGCAATGTATTATGCTCAAAAATTAGCCACGCTAAAGGCACAGAAATCAGTGTACGAAAAGAAAATCCCAGAGTTGCAATCCACAAAAGATAAACAAGAAGAAATTAAAAACCAAGCGTATGATCAGCTCATTAAGCTAAAAAGCGAAAAAGATACTGTGGTTCTTCAGATGGAGGCAGATCAGCAGATTGCAGAATTGCAGAAAAATTTAGATCAATACAATAGTTCAAATGCTGCTCAGGAAGGTTTGGAAGAGGTTCGAGAAGGAGCAAAGAAACTTAGCGAACAAGCCAAAGGCGTTGCTATTGCGTATGAATCTAGTGCAGAAACATTGGATTATCATATGGAGCAAGAAGAGCGACAGCAAGAAGCTAAAGCCATATTAGATCAGATGAAAAATGCTCGCAAATAACGAATAAATTCATCTACAAAAATTAATTTCACAAACATAAAACTGGCATTTTATGGCACTATAAACCACAATATATAGTGTTTACTCAATTATCAAGCCACTATATATAGTTGTATAAAGTGCCAGTTATGGAAACATAGCTCAGTTGGTAGAGCAGGTAATACATAACATTCTTTTTCTACCTCCGTATAAGTATTTTTATATTATTTACATTTTAATTTTTCATCACATATAAATTGCCGACACAGGTTCGATCCCTGTTGTTTCCACTAAAAAAGACCTTAACCTAAATGGTCAAAGTCTTTTTGATTAATCGTTTGGTATGACCTCGATAACATCTTCAATTTTGCAATCAAGATATAAGCAAATTTTGTCAATGTTTTCGAGACTGATATATTGGTGCTTTGCCATCTTAGCAATAGTACCAGGACTCATATGCAATGCGGTTCGCAAATCAGATTTTGTCATACTCTTTTTCGCTAAAGTAACGAAAAGCGGTTTATAACTTATCATATGATATACCTCCACATCTATATTGTAGCATATTACATACTAGATGTAAAATAAAATATTCAAGAAGTTGAAGATTTTGCATTGACACTATCTGTAAGAAGTGGTATATTATATTCAACAAATGAAAGATAAACTTCAAGAAAATGAAGTGAAGGAGTGAGAAAATGTCAAATAAAATTTACAGATATTATCAACCAAACGATAAAGATACGAAAGACAATCATTCAGATTGCGTGATCAGAGCATTAACGAAAGTTCTTGACAAAGAATGGTTAACGACATTTGATGAGTTGTTACCATATGCAAGGGATATGCAGTGTATGCCGTCAGAGCGAAAATGTTACGAAGAATATTTATTCGATAACGGATTTGCTTATCAGGGCATAAGCAACAGAAAAGGATCTAAACGACCAACGGTTGAAAGCTTTGCAAAAGATCATAAGCAAGGCAATTACTTGGTAAATGTTGCGAATCATGTAGTTGCAATTTCAGACGGTTGTTATTACGACACATGGGATTCTGGAGATTGCTGCTTGTATGGATATTACTATAAAGAAGAAGGAGAAAAATAAATGAGAAAGAAAATTTTGGCAACGGTTTTAGGAGTAACGATTTGCTTAGGATCAATGACAGGATGCGCAGGATTCAAAAGAGAAATCGTTGATATGAAAAGCGATTGGAATGGCGGTATGAATAGAGTCATTACAGTATACACGGCAGACGGTAAGAAGATTGCTGAATATAAAGGAAAAATTGATATTGATACAAATGACGGTGGATATGTCAAGTTTGACTACAAAGGTAAGAGATATATTTATTACAACTGCTTCGTAGAAAGTATCGCAGAAATTGATTAGAGAGGAGAAGACAAATGAATTTAGAAGAAACTATCCAATGCGCAAATGATATGGCAACAAAGAAATACACAGAAGCCATGCTGTGTCATGCGAATCCAGACGATGAAGAATTTGACAGGCTTATTGGCTGCGCCTTAAATCATGAGCAGCTTGTAAAGTGGCTGGGAGAACTCAAAGAGCTAAAAGAATATAAAGAAAAGTATAGATGGCATGACTTAAGAAAGAGTCCTGATGACTTACCAGAAGATGATAAAGATGTTTTAGTAACTATAAAAGGCGGTTGCGTAAACAGAACATGGCATGATTCTTGTGGATGGAGAAATGCGACAGCTAAAAAGGCAAGTTACTATAGCGACAAAAGTGTTCTGGCATGGAAAGAGATTGAAGAATTTGAAAGCGAGGGAAAATAAATGAGTATAGCAAAAACAATTGATATTTCGAAATTATCTGAAGCACAACAGAATTTATTTAAATCATTATTTGAGCAGTTTTGTGAAAGATCGGAACCGAAAGAAGAAACTAATCCATGTGGATTAAAGAATGGGGATACGTATTATTTCATCACTGATGATGGGCATATCTGTATGGCAAAATGGCAAGGTAGAGCATCAGATTTTAGAAGATTAGCTTTAGGTAATGTATTTAAGACTGAAAAGGATACAGAGTTTGCTATTGAAAAGCAGAAGGTTAGGGTTGAATTGCAAATATATGCTGATGAACATAATGATCCTGATCAAGAAGAATGGGATGGAGCGAATTTTCATTATTATATTGGATATGATGTGACTGAGGATGATTTGGCAAAAATCCCTGCCGTACAACTTAGACGCCTAAATGAGGTATATTTTTCTTCTAAAGAAATCGCTGAGGATGCCGCCAACAAGGTTGGAGCAAAACGCATCATAAAATATCTATTTGATGTTGATTGTGAGGTGGATGAATAGTATGAAAGTTTTATATAGAGGTAAGCCATACAAAGTGTATGGAACACATACAAAACATACTGGGAGAGATCTTGCCAACGTAGAGGGGGAAGCAGTTGCATCGTTCTTAATATATATAGATGATAGATGGTTGTGGGTTTATGCTGATTATTGTATACCATATAAAAAGAAAAAACATAAGAAGGAAGAGGGTAAATGATATTAGATACGCACTTAGAGATGTTTCGCTATTTGCGCTTACTGACGATACAACCGATGAAGAAAAAATAATATTTACAGTTCAAGGGAGTAAGGCTGATATGAATTATAATCTAACATTTCCTGTCGTAGTTCTAAAAGATGAGAATGACTCAGTTCCATATATGGCATATATCCCATATTTTGACGTAATGACACAGGGATATGATGAAGAAGAATTGCAGATGATGGTCAAAGATTTGTTGAATCTCTGCTTAGAAGATAAAGAATCTTATACAATTCCTGCATGGGCATATAGTTATTTCAATGAAGACGATGTCAAGGAACGAGGCAGAAAATATTTCACAGAACTTGATGATGGAGACGATACATATTTTCAGAAGAATTTTTACACAGTATGGTGGTTTGATTTTAGGAAATAGTCGTAGAAAAGGAGAAAGATAAAATGGACGTTTTGTTTTACATAATTTGGGTATTGGCGTTTATGGTAATCGTAGCAATTGGAATTGGAGTACCATATATGACCTATTACAATTACAAAAGAATTAAGGCAATGGATAAGAAACTTACGGGTATGTGCACAGGTCTTGGCATTATGTTAAGACCAGAAGAGGGTGATGAAAAATGAAAGATATGAGAAATAATCCCATTGAAAATGGAAATCTGTGTTTTAGATCAAGAATGGTAAATGGAGAAACATTGATGGGATATGCATTAGTTATCTCAAACAAGCTGTTTTGGAAAGACGGATGGAATAACTATATTTCTAGTCACGACAAACTTAATCCTAAGCAATTAATTGTCATCGAACACCTAAATGATGATGAAAAGAAAATGAGAAAAGAGTGGCTAGAGTTCATGGCAACAACGAAATCAAAAAAAGTTAAAGATGAAGATAAAGAAATCGTAAAAGGATTACTGAGTGAAATGTAAAATCTGAGTTTTATTTACGGGAGGTGATTAGACATGGGAGCAAATATTGAGTTTGTCATTGGCTATGCGATTGGATTTTGTATCGTTGGAGCGATTGTATTTCTGAGATACGAAAGAAAGTTAGATCGGATGAGGCAGGTAAATGTAAGTTTGATCTTAGATAAGATGTCGTTTATGGCTGATGCTAACAACAAAGAAAATGATACATATAATAAGGAAGAAACTCGTTCAGATGTTAAGGACGCAGTGAAGTATGCAATGAAGAAAAGTCATCCAGATAATGGTGGCAGTGCAGATGATTTTAGAAAATTCAGAGAGTTATATGAAGAAATGGAAGGTAAGACTCATGAGTAAACAAGAATCATTGAAGTTTTTGCAAGGTTTGATTGACGAAGTAGAAAATTGGACAAAAGAAGATATTGAGCGAGGTCGGAAATTGATGGAGAAAATGAAAAAAGAAGAACCAAAAGAAGTTGAAAATAGTGATGGATATTGGGAATTTATAATGCCAGATGGTAAGGAAGTGAAGTAGATATGACCAAGAAACAAAATAAAAATTTTAAAATATTTGGTGTGTTTTTGGAATATAAAAATATTCTGCTCAAATAGTTTTTGAGTACGCCAAAAGTGAGGTTTGTTATAGCACTCACTAAAATCTATGTTATTTTGTCGGATTTATGTTATTTGGGGGTTTGGCAACTATAAAAAATAACAGAACTAAAGGAATTTAAACAAAAAATGAAAACAAGACAAGAACGTAAACAGGAAATAAAACGATTCTTTGATCGGCTGAGTCCCAGTGAATTGGACAGGCTGTTAGAAAGAAATGGAATTAATGACAAAGAGTCTGATGAGGCTCTTGCATATAGAATTATTAAAGAAGAAATTGAGAAAGGAGAGATATAATGAACAACTTCTTATATATTGAATCACGGGAAGAAGAGAATACATCCCTCGATTCTAAACGTGTTTTATTGAATGAAGAAAATTACAAACATATTATTTCATCATTAGATCATTATCCACCGACGGCAGACGAAGTTAAGAAAGCAATTTGTATTTTGACGGGACGATTGATCTACAGAAGCGTTTGGAATATGGAATCTGATATTGATAGTTTAAATATGAGTTTATCACCGCCAAAAGAAATGACGGTTGCAGAAATTGAAAAGGAACTTGGTTATAAAGTTAAGATTGTAAAGGAGAAATAATGCCAATGGCAAAAAAGAAACAAGGAATGTCGTTTGAAATGATGATGCAAAATATGGAAATTAATCCAAGACAATTGTATCGTCGTAGTTCGTGGAAGAAGACACGAACAACTTATGATTATGTGTTTATGATGTGCGAAGAAGAATTAAATGAGATTATTCCATTTGATAAAAAATATAAAATGAAACCACTCTTATGTAGAGACCAAAATGGAGTTATAACATTGGGATGGTTGCCTACACAAGAGGATATTTTCGCAAATGATTGGGTTGAGCAAGGATGGGATTTTAACAGTAAAAGGAAGAGGTGAATAATTAATTGAATTTTATAAAAGCAATGATCGCAATAAAAAAAGACAAAACTACTATAAGAAGAGGCATTTGGGGAAAGGAAAAGTATTTGAAAATTTATTCGTCAGAATTAACTAATGTTTATTTTGAGTGTAATGATATGGGTGAATATAAGCCAGATTCAATTATTTTTTTATTTGATAAAGAAAACGCAGAAGTTTGGATACCTCTTGCGGAAGATGTATATGCAGATGACTGGGAAATATATGTTGAATCGGTTAAAAAGCCAAATCAATCAAAAGCAAAGGTGAAGGAGAAAGAAGAATGAAAGTGTTTTTAGGCGGAACATGCTCTGGATGGAAGTGGAGAGACCAGCTACAGAAGATGTTGGATTGTGATTATTATAATCCAATCGTAAAAAATTGGAGTGAAGAAGACCGACTGCGGGAAGTCAAGGAAAGAGAAGAATCTGACTATGTTCTGTATGGCATTACGAATGGTATTAAAGGAGTATACAGTATTGCAGAAGTAGTTGATGATTCTCATAAGCGACCAGATAAAGTGATCTTTCTTAATCTCTATCAGGAACAAAAGAATAAAGAATCTAAGCAGATGAGCCACAGTTTAAAAGCAGTCGAAAATTTATTGAAAGAAAATCGTATTAAAGTATATTCTGGCGTACATGCTATGCAGGATGTTGCAGATTTTCTTAACTTAATGAATAAACGAAAGGGGTAAAGAAGAATGAAATGTTTTTATCATGTTGATCAGGACGGCATCGTATCTGGTTTCTATGTCAGAAAAGCTTGCGAACAGCGAGGTTTAGAGTTTAAACCAGAAGACTTCCGAAAAATTAATTACGGCATGAAATTCCCGTTTCATGACATTGAGCAGGATGAATTTGTGTTTATTGTAGACTACAGTATTGAGCCAGAAGAGATGTGGCAGTTGCTCAGTATTACAAAGAATGTATTTTGGATCGACCATCATCAGTCTACGATTGAAGCGTATAAAGATTTCAAGTGTGATGTAAAAGGAATCAGAATTACTGGAGCGGGTATTTCAGGAGCGAATTTGGCATGGTTATATTTTAAATATATGTGTGATGAAAATTGGGAGCAAATTGAGAGGACGGATGAGAAAAATGTAAAAAGATTACTCAATATATATAAATATAAAGCAGATTATCCAAAACTGGCAGAATATACAGCCATGTGGGATACATTTTATTTTGGTGAAACGTCAAAACAATTCGTAAAAGCATTTCACTATGCATTTGAATCGTATGATTTTGATGCGTTAAGTCCATTGCTAAACACGTTAAATAAAGATCAAGGAATTTATGAAGCAGCAAAAATTATTGGTGATATGATAGCAGATGGCTTATCAATTATTGAGTATTTAGCAGCAAATGCAGAACAATATCTTAGAGCATATGGTTTTGAAACCATATTTGAGGGACATAAAGTCTATGCAATCAACCGAGCATTAATCAATTATGATTTCTTTGAATCTATTGATGCTTCTAAATATGATATGTTCATTGGTTTTTCGTTCAATGGAAGTATGTGGGAATATCAGTTGCGATCCGCAGAACAGGATAAAGTAAATGTGTATGAGCTTGCTGTGAAATATGGTGGCGGTGGTCATCCAAATGCAGCTGGGTTCAGAAGTGATAAGTATGTGTTAGGAGTGTGATGTATGTCAAGGAAAAATACAAGAGAATTTGAACTTGCTTTTAGTAAACATAGAGACCCAGATTGGGAAGCCGATGTAGAGATTTATGGAAAAAGGGTTTTAAAAACAGTACGTGGTATTTGTCTTGGTGATGAATGGACAGAAATTAATTCATTGAGAAACAAGGATCATATTGAGTTAGCGGAGATGTTTTGTAATTTTGACGATCATAATCCACATTTTAATCTGAGCCCTCAATATGTTTTATTGGATAAGTTTTCTATAACATCTCCTGCGATATTGTGTAGTGATGAAATAGTTATGAAAAATGGCAAAGTTTTGAATGTTGATAATATATCAGCAAATCTATCAGGCAAAAATGAAGTATACAAGATTTATTCAAATACAAAATATGATGATTATACATATTATGATGAATCAGAAAATTTAGTATTTGAATTAGCATCAAAAGATGTTGATAAGATAATCCGATTTATGAGAGATTTTATGGATGAATTACGTGATGCTAAATTAACAAAGTATAGAAATAGTAATTTTTTATGGAGACTATTTAACACTCTTGATATGCCACATTTTAAACAAACATATTCCATGAATGATTTGAAAAAATATACAAACACATTTAGATCTGAGGTTTGTGGTCAACTAAAAGAAACTATTCCTAATTTTAAATATACTGGAGTTCCAATGGGCGGGTATATTGAAAGATATTTTGAATTAAGTTATGTAGAGGAAGTACAAAAATTCATTAAAGAACAGGAGGCAAAGAGATGTGAAGAAACTAAATGATGAACAGCGAAGGCTGATTGAAGATAATTACTCTTTGATTTGGCATTTACATGAAAAATATTTTACAAAGTTTACAGATTTTGATACATATATGGATCTTGGTCGTATGGCAATTTGTAAAGCAGCATTAAAATGGGACGAGTCTAAAGGAACTTTTGGTACATATCTCTTCTGGGTATTACGTTCAGAAGTGAATCAATATTATACAAAATGGCACAGACTAACAGAAAAAATGAATAGGAATGCTGAATCGTTAGATACACCATTGGCAGGATACGAACCAGAAGATGATATTACAATCGGAACAACACTGATGAGTAAAGATAATGTAGAGGATGAGGTGTTTACAAAGGTACATTTTCAAAATGAGTTTGATAAATTGGCACCGAGAAATAAAAAGATTATCACGTTAAAGCAGAAAGGTTTAACACAAAGACAAATTGCAAGTCAGCTTGGAATCACTCATCAGTGGGTTAGTCAAAATATTGTACAGTTTAAGAAAGCATTATGTGGATAAAAGAGGTGAGATCATGACAATTGAAGAAGTAAAAGATTACATAAACTCGTCTCCAGAGTATGACTTTTTACGAGATTATCCTCACAAAATCGCTTTTCTCACGCTAGGTGGAAGTTATGCCTACGGAACAAATACAGAGGATTCTGATATTGATTTACGTGGTGTTTTCCTTAGTGATAAAAGAGAGATTTTGTTGAATAATAATCCAAATAATCTTGAAAAGACAGACGATCATAAAGATGTTGATACTGTGTTACATTCGCATATTAAGATGATTAACATGCTTGCAAAAGGTAACCCTACATATTTAGAACTGTTGTATTTTGCGCCAGACCGTTATTTGTGTGTATCCGATATTGGTATGGAGTTGATCAAAAATAGAGATATGTTCTTATCTAAGAGAGTTTATCATGCATATAAAGGATATATATGTGATTGCCTGACTCGAACGAGTTTTAAGTATTATAAAAATAAAGATTCAGAGAAAGAAAAGCAAAAGGCGGAACGATACGCTAATAAATCAATGATGCACGCAGTTCGATTATTGTTACAGGGCATTGAATTATTGCATAACGGAACAATGTTAGGATCTATGGATGACATAGGAAAAGATCTTGTAAAGATCAAAGAAGGATATAATAGTACGCATAAAACATATAGATTTGGCAAACACAATGAGCATACAGAATATTTCCCAAATCAGTCATACGATGTTTTTATTGAAGGATTACTTTATCAATTTGATTATGATTATATGAATACTGATTTGCCAGACGAACCAGACTGGGATCGTATCAATAACTTCTTGATGACAACAAATGAACGAATTGTGAGAGGAATGGTGTAAAAATGTATGTAAAGATTGGAGACGAAATTGCTTTTCATCCTGGCGAATGCTTAGAAGAATTTGTTGAATCTTGCAGGATGACTCCTTATCAGCTTGCGAGTAAAATTGGCATGGATGTTGATTATGTTCAAGGGTTGATTGACGGATCACAAAGTGTTACAAAAGAATTTGCGAAAACAATGGCAGACCATTATGGGTTTGCTGATGATGGTCAGTTCTGGTTAAATTTGCAAGAAACATTTGATAAGAAAGTAGGTGGCAGAAATGTTTAATTTGTTGAAAAGTGATGTAAAATTTGACAAGGAATATACCGTTAAAAAATTTATTGAAGAAATGATGCAAACAAGAGTTGGGGATTGGGGATATATCAATATTTATGATAATGCGAAGCGTATTGAACAATTAGAATATGATACGGCAGGATATTATGTTGCATCAGACAATGAAGATTATAAGATTAAAAAGGCATATGCAGTCCGTAGAGGCTCAAGAACGGATTATAATATCTGTATTGAATATCAAAAACAGAAGCCGAATAAAGCAGCAAAAGGTTCACTTCGATTCATTGTCAAAAAACCAAATGGAGAAGAATCAGTAGTTGTTATTTTTAAGAACAAATCCGATGGCACATATTCATTTGTTAATTTGACAAAAGAGCATATTTGTTCATGTAAATTTAAAACAATTGAGGAAGCCATTCAGGACATGAATGATCGCTTAAGAAAAGGATTGATTGAGTCCTATATTGTGAAAGGAGAAAGAAAATAATGGATATACATATTGGAGATTTTTGGCAGAATAAATGTAATCCAAAAGTAATTCAGCATGTGGTTAATTTTTCATTTAGAATGGGTGGAGTCCCAAGTAGTAAAGATATGCTACTGATCTGTGAAGAATTTCATTATACAAAGATAGGTGAGAATCCTGCCTCTGTTAAAGAAGATTCCAGATTCTTCTCACATATTACAGTGGATAATTTTAAAAAGATGAATCAATGTATTCTCAGTGCTGAGAGGATTATGAAAGATACTCAGGCATTTAAAACAGATAAAGATATTTTGGATTATTTAACGAAGAAAGTGGAGGAGAAATTAAATGCAAAATAATATATTTCAGATTTATTTGGCTGGCGGTATGCAGGATTTATCGTTTGAAGAGCAGAATGCTTGGAGAGAAAGAATTTGCAATCAAATTATTACTATGCGTAGGATTCTTAATGTTAATATGAAAGAAGTTAATATTATTAACCCTGTTGATTATTACAATTTTCAAACAGAGTTGCATGATACAGAAAAAGAAGTAATGAGATTTGATACAAATTTTGTTAGAAATAGTGATCTTGTTGTAGTAAATGCGAATGATCCGAAAAGCATTGGTACATCTATGGAGATTGCAATTGCATATGAACGTCATATTCCTGTACTGGTTTTGAATACAGAAAAGAAAAGATTACATGCTTGGTGGGTGCAAATGTCTGACAAGATATTTGACGATGAGAAAAAATTATGTACATATATATATGATTTTTATCTTAAGATGGGTCATTGTAGTATTCGAGCATGGGTGTAAATGCAATGATATAAAATAGGAATTTGAGGCGAAATGAAAGGAGTTGAAACATTATCACGGCAGAAAAACAAGGCAAGTGTATTATTTTCCATCTGGATGATGGTAAAACTTGCAAATATGATTTATCAAATGGTGATTGCTATGGCAAAAGTGGTAAGAAAGTGAAAGCTTTAAATAATATTCTGTCTGGGCATTCGGCTGATGAATTGGATAAATTATTTGTGTCCGATCCACATTATGCAGAGTTTTTAAAATATGTAAACTGGCGAAAAAATTGTGAAATGGGAAGAACTACATGGGGCTTCATTGATTATAATTTAGGAACATTGTTTAAATATGCAAGTAAATATTCGGTATGTGAGCAGTTCTTTGCTATAGGATTTACACATAAACAAGTCACAGAAGATTTTAAATATTCAATCAATGAAGTACCAAAATGGTTAAGGAATTATTGTCTTGGTGTGAAGAATAGACGATTGTTAAGTAATGATTTTGTTGATTTTTATAAGATGTATCCAGATTATGTACAAACGATTTTGCAGACAGAGTATATGACATTAACTAAAGAATATTTAATAAATTTCTTCGAGGATAATCATAGATATCGTTTCACAAAAATTTTGGAGGCTTTAAATCAGGATTATGGCTATAATCTTGCAGATGTGTTTGTTTATATAGATAGAATAATTACATTTGAAGCTGCTACCAATAGTATAAATTGGTTACTCGGAGAATTGCGTGATTATGCCCGTATGATGGACGCAATCAGTCATAAATTTGATAGATATCCAAGACATTTCAAAACAACAATGGATATTGTCACAAGAAATTACAAAAGATTGCAAAAAGAATTTTCGGAAGAAGTCTTTAAGAACCGTATTAACAAAGAATACGAATTTACATATAAAGGACTGAGATTCTTTTATCCAGATTCTACTCAAGACATTAAAGACGAAGCGGTGCAGCAAAATAATTGTGTGGCAAGTTACATAGATCGAGTCATTGATGGCGAATGCCATATTATGTTCTTGAGAAGAGTAAAAGAACCAAACAAATCGTTAGTGACGATTGAAATACAAAATGGACGAATCGTACAAGCACTGCAAAGATTCAATGATCCTCTAACTGCCGATCAACAAGAAGCGGTTGATGCATGGAATAAACATTTTAGTAAGAAAGGTAAGGTGGCAGCATGATTAATATTAATGAATTGACAACAGATCATAAGATTAAATTAAAGAAACCAATGGGATGCTTCGATAATCTTGGCGAGGTATGTGAGATTGTTAAGATTGATACAGATGAAAATGTTATTAATTTTAGATTTGGTGTAGATGGAGTACATCTTGGCGTGATGTCAGGAGATGAATTGGAAAAATATTTTGATGTTATTGAACCAACTGTTATTCCTGATGATTATGAGTGGCATCCATATGGTTTTATTGAAGATAATCAGGTTATGTATCATGCTCTTAAGAATGGTAGTATTTCGATGGAGACTACATATGATGGAGATGGAACAATTTCTGTTGTGTACGAGCACCCTGAAAATCCTTATCGGCAAATTAAAAATGGGCAAAGAGGTAGGTTTTATTGTGAAGATTTGAAAGTAGCATTTTTTAAATTAAAGAAAACATACTATGACAAATTATATGAAGATATACAAGAAGAAGTCATGTTGGATTTTGTTAAAAATAAAGACAAATTAGAGCCAGTTGAAGTCAATGAATAGTAGGATGCAATGATAGATAATGTTAAATTAACAATCAGAATATTTTCAATTGCTGTGTGCGTATTGTTGTATGTAGCTGCTTGGGTTTGGTTCATAATTACTGCTCGTGATGACTCGGACAATTGGAATTGGACTAAATATTATAGGACATTTTTCTTATGGATTATGTTACATGTAGTATGCTTAATTGGAGTAATTTTGTGGGCTTGGTGTTAGAAAGAGGTGATAAAGATGGGCGATTTTAAAGTTGGAGACGAAGTGTATTTTGCTTGGTACGATGAACCATATACTGTTAAATCTGGAATTATTACGGAGATTAAATGCCTTGGCGATCTAATATATATAATGATACAAGACAGTATAACGCATGGTTTATATATGGTTCTTTTAGAAGAGATATATCGCACTGAATCAGAAATAAAATCGGTTTTAAAACGAGAGTTTTATGGCAAGGTGAATGAAGTTAAGAAAGATATTCATACGTTGGAGGACTTGCTGAAATTCATGTATAACAACAATCTTACAATTGATGAAGATGATGGATATTGTGTTTGGGAAGAGCGTATTGCAGTAAGAGAACTGGCGAAAGAAATTTGTGGAATTGAGTTAGGAGAGTGATTGAAATATGAACAAGCTTTATCAAGACAATGGAATGTATTGTCGAGCACAAAACCACTGTGATAATAAATGGTTTGTCGGAACATATATCGGTAATGAGTGGTTGTTATTCCAAGGATATGGATCAGAAGAAAAAGATAATGCTAATATGTACGGATGTCAAATTAAGCCAGAGTCTATCTGTAGATCAACAGGTAGAGAAAATGAGTTTGAATATGATGTGGTGCAATTGATTGATGACGACGAAGACGCTTACTTGATTATTTATAGTGATGAAGATTTGGCGTGGCAGATGTTATCTGTTTATGGTTCTGATATGATTGATTTAGGAGAAATCAAGCCCAGTCAATATGTTAAACTTGGCAATATCAAAGAAGATGATTATTGGAGAAAGGAATGGGAAAGACAGAGTGAAGAAAGAAAATAATAAAGTGTTTACATACGGGCAGTTAGAAGAATTAAGAGATAGTTTAACACTTCCAATGAATGATGTTGAATCAAATAAACAAGATCATATACTTCGAAAATATTATAATATATGTAGTTTACTTGATACGTTTCAACTGACGAAACCGCTAGTTGATGAACTAAAATGTCAGCCGATTGCAGCGAGATATTTTGTTTTTTCGTTATGGAACGAATTGGTGAATTCGTGTATTAATGTGTGCGATACATTGACTGTGAACGACATAGAGAATAGAGATTCCGAAAAGCTACTATCTACTAAAACCAATGCGGCACAGTACATCCATGTATTAAATGATATGATTTCCATAAATGATTATACAACAATTCAAGATGAGGCGTTGCAGTTTGCAATTGATACAATTAAGGAGAAATATAATGGAGAAAAGTAAATTACATACACCTGAAGAGATTTTAAATGCATTGCATGTAATTCAGGATACATGTGAGTATTATCTTCATGGCAATGATGAAGATTGCAAAAAATGCCCATTATGTACAATGACAGGGAGGGCACCAAGTTGCACGATTAGAGATTCTGATCCTTATGTTTGGGAGATTGATGATGATCCAGATACTACGTGGCGAGCATTTAGAAAGTAGGAGGTAAATATTTATGGATGAGAAAAATTATGGAGAGTATACAGAAGAAGCAGTGGCTGTTGCGCTAAAAACAATTCAAGATATTTGTTCTATTAACAAAGATAGCTGTGGTTGTAGTAGTAAATGTCCGTTTTTAGAATTGTGGGACGGGGGAGCTAGGCAAATATGTCATATCTCCTATAATTATCCTGATGACTGGAAATTAAACCAGTTTCCACCTAAGCAATGGGAACCTTTTTACAAGGGATAATACATAAATACAAGTAAATAAAGGAGTAAATGTCGTTGAAATTAAATGATGAACAGAGAAAATTAGTAGAACAAAATCATAATTTGATTTACTCTGCTATGACAAAATGCGGTATCCGCAGACAAGATTTTGATGACTATTATGGATTCGCTGCTATTGGGTTGTGTAAGGCAGCAATTGATTATGATGAAACACGATCTAAATCATTTTCGACATATGCGTATTTATGTATACAAAATGAAATAACGGTATATAATAAATACAGATTTCGGCAGAGAAGAAAGGGTGATATGAATACTATTTCATATAATCATATGTTAGATGATTGGGATGAAGACAAAAATGAAAATTCATTTCTTTTAAAGGATGAAGAAAATTTTGAAAAAAATATTATTTTCAAGTTGAATTTTCAAGATAAATGTTACACACTAAACAATAAGGACAGAATGATTGTTGATTTAAAATCAAAAGGTTATACATATCAAGAAATCGCAAAAATGTTTGGTACATCATTTCAAGCGATACAACAAAAGATTAAAAGAATGCGATCAACAACATTTTCCAGATTATAAAAGTTGAATAACGCAAACAACTTTTATTATTTTTTTGACGCATTTGTTATAAACGTGCTAGAACGATTATAACAATATAAGACGATCAGATAAAATTATTTTTTGTTCCTGTTGACTTTGGCAGAGTTGACAGTGGATATAAATTGATGACTTATTTACAAACTAAAAACTAACTAAACAAATTTAATAACAGAAAGAGGTAAATTTATTTGGCAGAAAACACAAAATCTAAAAGACTTTTCAACTTACCAGAAACTAAAGGTACATTTCAGTTAGAAGGATTAATCACTGATTGTGCAAAAGACGACTTTTATAAGGAAGGTAAAACGCAGAAAGGCAAAGATAAACGAACGTTATCTTTCGGAGTTAAAGTAGAACCCGATGTAAAAGTTGGATGTAAAATTCAGGCATTTGAAAAACCTACAGTATGTTTTATCAAACGAGAGAAAGACGGTACATACAAAACTAAAAAAATTCCTTGGGCGGATCGTTTTAAATCGGCTGAAGAATTAGGACTTGGCGAAGGTTGGGCAATTATTGGTTCAAGAGCAGGTCTTGAAAAAGAGACCAATGATAAAGGACAGGTTGTTAATAAGAAAGTTGTCTTAGATCCATTTGATTTAACAAAATATACTTCAGAACATATGGCAGACAACCAGAGCGTATTCATCAAAGGAGATATTGAATATGGAAGTTTTACTGGGGAAGACGGTACTAAACGTCAGTGGTCAAGAATGTCTCCAACACAGATTAGTTTAACAAGTAAAGAAATTGATCTTGATGATGAAGAACGTAAAGTAAGATCTGATTTCAAACAGACAATGGTATTCACAAATATCGAACAGGAAAAAGAAAATGATGTGCCAACAGGACGTTTTATCGTTTATGGAAAGATTATTGGTTATTCATCTGTTGATGACGCTGAATTCTATATGACAAATAAGAAATTAGCAAAAACTTTTAAGAAAAATGTGAAGCCATATTCATCTATTGAAGTTTGGGGACATATTAAGACAGAAATTCAGACAGAAGAAGTTGAAGTAGAAGATGATGGATGGGGAGAAGCAGATCCTACAAAGAGAGTCGTAAATTCTGCAAGAAAAGAACTTATTATCACTGGCGCAAGCAAAGACAGTATTGATTCAGAAACATACACCAGAGAAGCAATTGATGCAGCGATTGAAGCTATTAAAAAGGCAGAAGCAGCAAGAAGTGATTTCGGTGAGTCTGATGATAAACAGACAAGTAGTTCTTCTACAGATGATGAATGGGGATCTGGTTTTGATGATTCTTCAGATGATACTGAAGGCGATGTTTGGTAAGAGCAATTCTAAATCGTTTCACAAATAAATAACAAAAACAATATATACATAAAGGAGTTTTACATTTGGCAAAAGCAAGAAAAGCAGCAAAAACACAGAGTAAATTGATGACTATTATTTATGGAGAACCTTTTACTGGTAAAAGTACACTGGCAATGCAGTTAGCGTATTTTAAACGCCCAGATGGGAAACCTTTCAGAGTCTTATATTTAGACTCTGAATCAGGAAGTATTGATGATTATTTACCAGAATTAGAGGAAAATGGTGTAAATCTCGAAAACATTTACATTGTTTACACTCAGAGCTTAGGAGAAGTAAGACATTATATTGATACAGTTAAAACAAACGGTGACTTCTACGAGCTTGATGACGATGGAGAAGAAACTGATGATGTAGTTTTAGATGCAGATGGTCTTCCATTTAGAGCTGATGCAATTGTTGTAGATGGATCAACAATCTTAAATCTGACTACAAAACAGGGATTGATTGAGTTCTCTAAGAAAAGAAATCGTGTAAAAGCGGATGCTGCAAATATGACAGGTGAAGCCAGACTTGTCAAGATTGAAGGTGCAGGTATGGAATTAAAAGATTACCAGACTGTAAATTTCAAAGGTCAGGATTTAATTCTTGATTTATTAGCTTCTGGAGCACATTGTGTTGTAACAGCAAGAGAAAAAGATGAAACAGAATCTAAGATGATTGATGGTAAAAGAGAAACTGTTACAACAGGTCGTAAAATTATTGACGGATTTAAAGGTATGGATTATAACGCCAAAACAGTAATTCGTACATTCGTTGATAGTGAAACTGATATGGTTTGTGCTCAGATATTGAAAGATAGAACACATACATATAAAAAGAACGAGATTGTAGAAGATCCACAGATGTTAGCTTGGCAGAAAGTTATTGATAATTCTGTTGGGAACAAAGAGTTTACACTTGGTAATGCTCTTACAAAAGCAGTAGATGTCGAACAGAAAATCTATAAGAGAGAAATTCTTGGAGAAGCAGGTAAACCAGTTTCCGAAGAGGAAGCAGAAAAAGAAGAATCTGGTGTGTTATCCAGTGGCTCATCTAGCAAAAAAGATTCTGTTCAGGATGTAAAAAAACGAATTTCTGATAGAATTAAAAAATTAGCCCCTCCAAAAAGACAGGAAATGAAAGATAAGCTCGCCAAAGAAGGATTACCTACCGCCTTTAGTCGTCTTAATGATCTTGATCAGCTAAAGAAGATAGAAGAAATCTTAGTGAAAAAAATCAAAGAAGATCAGGAAGGATAAGGTGAAATTATAAAAGGGTTTATATGGTAGCCATTTTGGCTACCTAATCCTTTGATATTAGACGAGGAGTAACTGTAGTATGGCAGATGTTTTAACAGTAAAATGCGCTTATTGCAAAGAAGTAATTGAACTTGATTTAGATAAAGTGCAAGAGATTGTTAAATATGACAATAGTTATTATCACAAAGAATGTTTCCGCAAAATGTGTGAAGCAAAATTATTATCTAAAAATACTAAACATGACAAATGGTTATCTGCATTGTCTAAGATTGATGAATATAATCAGAAAGCACGAGTGTTACTTGAACCAAGATTGTTAGAAGACAAAGTATATCGGTTTATTCTTGATAATTATAACTACATTGGTTCTGTACCAGCATATGTTTTTACAAAATTGAAAAGTATTTATAAAGGTACATATCGTGGTCTGGCGAAACCAATTCCACCAAGTGATCTTTTAGATATGTGGAAGCGTCAAATGAAATATCTTAAGAAAAATCGAACATTTTTGATACAAAAAGGAACGATGGATGAAGATAATCCAACACACCAGGTTAATTATGATTTGGCAGTTTTAGTAGGAAAGTATGATAGTTATTTACGATGGAAAGAGAAACAGAAATTAAATGAAGTAGACAAAAAGAATAATGAAAAATTTGCAAAATCTTTTGTTGAAACAAATAATATCACAACTCAGAAAACTGTAGTAACAGCCACACAAGACGATAACATGGACGACATTTTAAGTGATATTTTTGGTGAGGGACTTGATTGACAGAAGAAACAGTAGAACGTAAAAGTGTAACTAACATTCAGAGTGAAATGATGTTTATCGGTGCTTTGTATAAACAACCAGATTTATATGTTTCTTATGGTGGATATATGAGAAGTCAGTATGATTTCAGTGATGAGGCATGTAAATTTTTCTATGATATGTTTGAGATTATGTACAAAACATTTACTCAGACGATTGAGGAAGATAAGGTAAATATGTTTATGAGTCAATCAGATGAAAGACTTAGGACATACAAAAGATACAAAGGGTGGAAGACAATTTCATCATGGATGCAGGTTGCAGATTGTGATGATTTTAAAAAATATTATAATCTCGTTAAGAAATATTCTCTTGTAAGAGAGTATGACAGAAATGGATATCCTGTTCAACGAATTTTAAACCATAGGTTATTTGAAAAATGGGAAGCAAAAGATATTTATAGAGTGATTCGATCTCAGGCAGACAAAATTAATACTGTTATTAGCGCAGGTGAAGATTCTGTCTTATTGAATAGTGGTGTTGAATCACAGGTTGAATCATTTTTATCAAAACCAGATTTAGGGATTCCGTTACCTTGGGCGATTCTCAATAAGATGTTCAGAGGATGTCGCCTTGGAAAAGTAATTTTTAATGGATTCTTAAGTAATGAAGGAAAATCAAGAAATATGATGTTGTTGATTGCATATATCGTATTGGCAATGGACGAGAAATTTTTATTGCTCAGTAATGAGATGGATGAGGACGATTTACGAAATTGCTTAGTCGTTACAGTGATTAACAACAAATGCTTCAAAGAGCTTCATGGTATTGATATTGAAAAACCAGAAGAAGAAATAGTTCTTGGTATTTACAGAGATAACAATGGCAATGTGATTGAAAGAAAAACAAATGAAAATGGAGACTTTATTGAAACAGAAGATGAGTACAAACATAGAGTGGCTACTACGTCAGATGAGTTCCAGAAAGTTATGCAAGTTGCAAAATGGGTTGATCAGAAACGTCAAGGGAAATTATATTTCAAAGATGTTGGCTCTGACTACTCAGATTCGGCATTAGAGTTTGAATTTAGAAAACATCGTATGTTATATGATGTGAAATATTGTGGTTATGATACATTAAAAGGTTATCGTATTGATGATTGGCAAACAGTGAAACAGACAGCCACAAAAATTAAAGAACTTATGAAAGAGATCCATATGTTTTGCTTTTCTGTATTCCAGTTAACTGATGATACGGTGTATACAGATATATTCCAACTAAGTAGTAATAATATTGCCAATGCAAAACAGATTAAGCACGTTGCTGACATCTTAATGCTTGGTAAAAGATTACATCCTGACGAATATTATAAATATCAGTATATATCAATTAGTGATTGGGGAGAGCCACAGGCGCACGATCTAAAAAAGGACAAGACATATTTCTGTATTAAGGTTGATAAAAACCGAGGCGGTAACAAGAATGTTATTCCAATTTTTGAAATCAATTTGGATTTAAATACTTGGGACGAAATAGGATATGTCATAAAACGAGAGAAAAACGGAGCGTAGGTTATGGATGTAGCACAGCTAAAAGAATATATATACGACAATAATTATGTAGAAAATATTCTGAAAGATATAGGCTGTCATCATATTAAATATCATTCGTCTGGATATTGGAGCTGTGCAAATAAAGATGGGGATAATGAATCCGCAGTTATTACATATAACAACGAAAACCTAAATTGCACAAATTATACAAGAAAAATGACAGTAAAAGAAAGACAGACAGATTTAATTGACTTGGTATGCTTTACAAAAAGTCTGTCTTTCCCAGACGGTTTAAAATATCTAGCCAATTTGATTGGTATAGATTATTATCATGATTTTAATGAGCAATTGCCAGAAAGTTTGCAGATCACTCAATTGATTCATGATATGAAAGAAAATATAGAAACCGAAGAAGATAAACCAGTCAAACCAATTTCAAAACGAATTCTTTCTTATTATAAGGACTATGTTAATGATCTGTTTTATGAAGATCATATTACTTATTTAACACAGAAAGAATTTAATATTGGCTATGACGAAGATACCAACAGAATTACAATACCTATTTTTTCTGAAATTGGCGATTTGGTAGGTGTTAAAGGACGATTGTTCAAGAAAGAGTTAGACAAACATGATTTGAAATATTTATATATTGAGCCATGCGCTAGACAAAGAATCTTATACGGATTGAATAAAACTCTACCTTATATAGAAAGGGCTGGAAGAGTATATGTTGCTGAAGCAGAAAAAGCTGTCATGCAGCTATGGTCATACGGATATCAAAATGTTGTGGCGACTGGCGGCAAGCAAGTTTCAAGACAGCAAATTGACATGTTAACAAGACTCGGAGTTGAAATAGTATTTATTTTTGACAAAGATGTTGAGTTAGAAGAGATTCAAAAGCTTGGCGATCGTTTTATTGATGGAGTTCCGATTTCATACATTATGGATAACTCAAAAGAAGGAATCCTTGACGAAAAAGAATCACCTACTGATGACCCTAAAAAATGGGAACTATTGTTAAATAACTATTTGTATACACTTAAATAAGAACAGGCAGGTTATACATATAAAATATAAATTATATGAAGGTGGCACAAATGATACCTCTAATGTTGTGCCAGAAATTTTAAGAAATAGAGGGATTGATGATTATGAAACGTATTTGAACCTTGATGATAGCGTAATTCAAGATTATGCCGATTTAGAGGGTATTAAAAACGCAGTAAATACAACGATTTTTGCACTTGAAAATGGACATAAAATCGGTATTTTAATTGACGAGGACGTAGACGGATTTTGCTCAGCTTCAATGGTATATATGTACTTAAATCGCATTAATAATGAACTTTATGACAGCAAGAGTAACATTTGTTACTTATTGCATAAAAAAGCAAAAGCTCACGGATTAAGTGAAGATATTACTATACCTGAAGACGTAAAACTTTTAATAATTCCAGATGCAGGCACCAACGATGTAACACAGTGTACTGAACTTGTAAGTCGTGGCGTACAGATTGTAATTCTTGATCACCATGAAAAAGAAGAATCTGAAATTAAAATGCCAGAGGAAGTTGTAATTGTAAATAACCAGTGCAGTCCACACTATAAGAACAAAGACTTATGTGGGGCAGGCGTTGTTTATAGATTTTTGCAAGCAATGGATGACGAATTATGGATCAATTATGCTGATGATTATTTAGATTTATGTGCATTAGCGAATATCGGTGATGTCATGGATATGAGATCATTTGAGACACGTCGTTTAGTGGATAAAGGGATTCAGAATCTTCAGAATAAATGCTTCAAAGCGCTGATCAATGCACAAGACTATTCAATGCACAGTATTGTTAATATCCATAATGTTCAGTGGTATATCGTTCCAATTATCAATGGTATGGTACGATTTGGTTCTTTGAAAGATAAAGAATTAGTTTTTAGAGCATTTATTGAAGACTATGAGGTATTTGACTATAAGAAAAGAGCAACAAAAAACAACCCTGCGGAAGTAATCAAAGAGAATATTTACGATCGTGCCGCTCGATTATGCAAAAATGCTAAAGGCAAACAGGATCGTCAAAAGAAAAAGATGGTTCCGATTATTATGAAAGAGGCAGAAAAAGATAAAGATAGTAAGATTACTATTCTTGATGTTACAGAAACATTAGATAGCAGTTTGACAGGATTGGTTGCCATTAAGATTGCTGAAGATATGAACAGACCATGTTTGTTATTACGAAAACATATTAATCCAGAAACAGGATTAGTAGAAATGAGTGGTAGTGCAAGAAATGTAGACCATAGCCCGATTGATAGTTTGAAAGATGTGATATCCGAAACAAATTCATTTTTATGGGCAAAAGGTCACGCCAATGCATTTGGATGTTCGACAGATAATATCTCTGGAGCACTCACAGAATTAAACGACAAGCTGAAAGATATTAAATATGATTCAACTTATAGAGTTGATTTCATTGTAGATGCTTGTAGATTAGAGTTTGAACTACTACAGGAAATGTCTAAATTGGATGATATTCGCGGGCAGGGCATTGATGATCCGATGATTGCTGTCGAGAATATCACATTAAATAAGGAAGAAATTAATGTTGTTGGTAAGAAAATGGATACAATGCAATTCAAGATTAATGATATTCCATGCGTGATGTTTAGATGTAATGAAAAAAATAAGATTTATGATTGGATTATGAATGATTTTTCTGACGAAGGCACAGTTACATTTGAATTAGTAGGAACTGCACAGACTAATATCTTTAACGGAATTAGACAATATCAAATTGCGGTTGATGATATTAATGTTCTGAGCATTACAACAGATGAAGAATTAGACGAAGATATTTGGGATTGAGGTGAAAGTTAGTGAGCAGTTCATTACATACACATTCGCATTATTCATTGTTAGATGGATATGCATTACCTGAAGAAAACTTACAAAGAGCAGAAGAGATAGGACTAAAAGCCCTGGCTATCACAGAACATGGCAATGAGTATAGTTGGTGCTATTATGATAAGCTTCATGAGAAATATCCAAGTGTTAAATTGATTTTTGGAGTTGAATTTTATGAATGCTTTGATATGACAGAACAGAATAAGGATAGCAAATATTTCCATTTAATTGTATTGGCAAAGAATGAGAATGGTAGAAAAGCAATTAATCAATTGGTAACTGATTCAAATTTTCATGGATTTTACTACAAGCCACGAATTGATCTGAATGCGTTGAAACCATATGCTAAGGATCTGGTTGTGAGTAGTGCTTGTTTAGCATCTAAACTTGCCAGAGAGCCAGATTATCAGAAATGTGTTGAATATGTTCTTGAATACAAAGAGATTTTTCCACATTTTTATTTAGAAATGCAGTCACATTCACATCAGGATCAAATGGTATATAATCAGAAAATCTTACGGCTTTCAGTAGACACTAATACACCATACATTATCACAACTGATAGTCACGCTGCTAGAAAAGAAGATCTGTATTATCAGAACTGGCATGTAAAGCTTGCTCACGATACTGAAACCGCAGCAGAAATTTATGAAGGATGTTATTTACAATCTGACGATGAAATTCATGCAATTATGGATAACCAAATTGGAGAAGACGCAGTAACTAAAGGACTTGAAGAAACTGATAGGATTGCAGATTTAATTGATGAAATTCACATGCCATTTCAGGCACCTCAGTTACCATCTTTCCCATTACCAGAAGGATTTGAAGATAATTATTCTTATTTAAAGTATCTGATTGATACAGGGTGGGTAAAACGAGGATTCGATAAATTACCAGAAGATGAGCAGAAACTCAGAAAAGAAAGAATTGATTATGAGTTAGATATTATTCATTCAATGGGATTCGATGGATACTTCTTGATCGTTTGGGATTTTATCAATTTTGCAAGAGAAAATGGTATTCCAATTGGTGCTGGTCGAGGTAGTTGTGCAGGTAGTTTGGTGTGTTACACGATTACAATTACAGACTTAGATCCTATCAAATATGGACTGATTTTTGAAAGATTTTTAAATCCAGAACGAATTTCAATGCCAGATACAGATACAGATGTTGGTACACGAGATGAGATTATCCAATATTTGATCGATAAGTATGGCGAAAACAGAGTATGCCAGATTATCAATTTCAGTTTTATTACTCCAATTGTGGCAATCAAAGATGTTGGCAAGGTTTTAGGGTTCAATTATCACGAGATGGACAAACTAAGTAAAAAATTTGTATATGACACGATTGAAGAATCTTTATGGAATAACAGAGATTTAGCAGAGAATCCAAGATATGAAGAGCTTTTTGACGTTGCATCTCATCTTGCAGGTAGAGTAAAAACAGTATCTTCTCATGCAGGTGGTGTTGGAATTGTAGATACAGATATTAGCGATTATATGGCAATGAAACTTGGAACTGATGGAGAACACGTCATCCAAGTAGATAAACGTATCGTTGAAGAGATTGGGATTATTAAATTTGATATTTTGGGTGTTGCTACATTGAACACTGTAAAAGAAGCCGAAATTGACGCAGGGTTAACTGAGTTTGATGTAAATATTAACAATCCAAAGTTTGAAATGGATAAAGGATCATATGAATTATTGCGTAGTGCAATGACGAATGGTGTTTTCCAGGTCGAAAGTGCTGGTATGAAGGATTTGCTGGTTAGGTTACAAGTCTCAAACATGGAAGAGTTGGCAGCTGTATTAGCACTGTATAGACCAGATGCAATGGATGTCTTAGAAGAATTCATTGAGTATAAACATCATCCAGAGAAAATTGCATATATCCATCCAGATATGGAGCCAATCTTAAAGGAAACGTATGGATGTATGATTTATCAGGAGCAATTACTTGATATTGTTCGTAAATTTGGTGGTCGAAGTTATGGAGGAGCTGACTTATTCCGTAAGGCGATTGGTAAGAAGAATATTGAACTTGTAAAGTCTGAATCTAAAAAGCTTTATTACGAGATTATTGAGAATGGATACCCCGAAGAAATTGCAAAACAGATTAGCGAGACATTATCCCAAAAAGGGGGATACTTATTCAACAAAAGTCATGCGTACTCCTACGCTGTATTATGCTTACAAACAGCGTTTTTAAAGAAACATTATGCGTTGTGTTTTTTTAAGGCATTATTGAATCGCAATAAAGATAAGGCAGGAATGGTAAATAAATATATTCTTGATGCTAAGGCGTTTAAGATTCAAGTGTTACCACCAAACTTAAACAAATCAATGATGAATTTCAGTATTGACGATGTGTATATATTGTTTGGATTATCGGCTATCAGTGGCATTGGAGAAAAAATTGCAAAGGTAATTCTTGAAGACCGTGATAAAAATGGTAAATTCATAGGATTTGAAAACTTTTGCGAACGTATTAATCCAAGTAAATCACAGGTTATTCAGTTGATCAAAGCAGGTGCAATTCCAACAAAGAATAAGCGTAAAACTTTAATTCAGTATTTGAAATCTATGTATCAGCCAACAACATTCAAGCCAGTTGCAAAAGCACCGAGTTACAAACAATTACTTATTAAATGGGATATTGACGCTGAAGATTACCGTATAGGTGAGAAGAAATATGATTACGACAAAGATGCAATATTGAAAGTTTATAACGATAAAAAGTATGAATTGTACAAAGATAAGGAAAAAGAACGATTTCAGAAATTTATCGCACAGAATCAAAAATATCTTGAGAATGAAGATTTTTGGGAATTTGAAGCATTGCAAATCTTTATCAACGATAACCCATTTGATCAGGCATACAAGTATATGTCAAAACAATTTCAAGATGTTGAAAATGGAGATGATTGTACTGTGGTTGCAGTGATCGCTAAAGTTGATAAAAAGAAAGACAAAAATAAAAAGACATTTGCGTATGTGAATTTATATTCTAGTTTTGGATTGACTGAGGCAATCGTCTGGCATTCGCAATTAAAAGAATATGAAGATATGATTACCAAAGGAAATCAGATTGCGATGTTATGCAGAAAAGATTCAGAAGAGAAGGTTATCGCAAAGAAAATTAAACCATATAAACAATGGCTAGAAGATATTAAGAAAGTGAAGGGGGTTGTCGCCTAAAGTGGTGGATAGTACAAAAGAATATGAGTTTGAGATTGTCCCATTATATCAGATTTATTATAATGAAGAATCTTTATTTGGGATTTACACATTCTGTACAGCAGAAGATTTACCAGAATGTAAACCATATAATAATAATGATTTTGATGACTTATCCGATAAAAAAATGAATAAATGTGGCAAATTGGTTGGTAATATGCAGGAGTTGTATTTAGGAACGAAATATAAGGTTAAAGCCAATATGACATATTCTAAGAAATACAATGAATACCAATATAAACCACTTTCTATAGTTGCTGAAGTTCCTAAAACTTTTGAAGCACAAAAGGTATTTTTAAAAACACAGACGAACGCAGTGATCGCAGATCAGTTAATTGCGAAATATCCTAATGTTGTTGAAGATGTAATGAATGGTCAGTTAGAGATGATTGACCATTCAGAAATCAAAGGACTAGGAGATAAAACTTGGAAGAAGCTTAGAGATAAAATTATTAAAAACTATGTGATTTCTGATATTGTTGTAATGTTGCAACCATATGGGGTTACGTTACCAACGATTGAAAGATTATTGAAATCCGAACCTAATCCAAGTGTTTTAAAAAAACAGATTGAACAAAATCCATATATACTAACTAGGGTAAAGGGCATGGGCTTTAAACGAGTTGATGATATTGCGCTCAAATTAAAACCAGAATTGCGATGCTCAAATCAACGGTTAAACGCATTTATTTCCTACGACTTGCATCAAGTTGGTGATAATGATGGACATACATATGTGTATATCAAAAATTTAAGAAGCAATATTAGTAATGCAGCGTCTGAATGCTTACCTATATTTGACGAATGGTTTGATGAAGAATCAGATAAAAAATTACCAAATTATTTATATACATCTGGAGATAAAATTGGTCTGAAATCGTATTATAAAATTGAAATGGATATTTACGAATTTATTAAAGATATGGAGAAATATTCATTTGGAAATACAACAGATTACGAACCAATAACAGATAGTGAGATTAGTCAGACGATTTCTGAAGTTGAAGATGAAGAAGGGTTTATGTTTTCAGAAGAACAAATTACAGGAGTTAACAAAGCATTAAATTGCCAAGTTGTGTTTATTTCTGGAGAAGCTGGAACTGGTAAAACAACAATTCTGAAACCAATTATTAAATGCTACCAAAAAAGAAATAATAGCATTGTTGCGTGTGCTTTATCTGCAAAAGCAGCCCAAAGAATTAAAGAAGCAACAGGCTTAGACTCACGGACTATTCATAGGTTACTTGTAGCAGAAGGTATTGATAGTTTTTGTTATAACCAAGATAACCCATTACCTGCTGATGTAGTAATCATGGATGAAAGTAGCATGACAAATGCGAGCCTTTTCTATAATTTTTTATTGGCAATTCGACCAGGAACACGATTAATTTTTTGTGGTGACTATATGCAGTTGCCACCGATTGGATTTGGTAATATTTTCTCGGATCTGTTGAAAAAGAAAGGTTTAAATAGTGTACAGCTTACCAAACCGATGAGACAAGCAGAAAAATCTGGTATTTTAACGGATGCAAGAAAGATTCGCAGAGGGATTAATCCATTGGATAGCCCACAATTAAAAATTGTTCATGGTGAACTAAATGATATGTTTTATTTGTTCAGGAAGAATAGAGAATCATTGTTCAATATGGCAGTAAAGCAGTATATCAAATCTGTCAAAGAGGAAGGGCTTGACAATGTTGTGATTATTTCTCCACGAAGAAGTAATTGTACGAACAGCACAGATGAATTGAACAAAGCAGTACAGAAAGAATTATTTGCTAGTAGTAACAAACCATTTGTTGAATTCAAAGATCGTAAATACTATTTAGGAGATAAGGTATTACAGACTTCAAATGATTACGAGCGAGATGTATTCAATGGTGATATTGGATACATTACAGAGATTGACAAAGAAAAAGAAATATGTTTGGTGTCTATGAATGCAAATATTGAAGAAAAGCTGATTGAATATTCTTTCGCTCAGTTAGGACAACTGCAATTAGCATATGCATTAACCACGCATAAACTTCAAGGATCAGCTGCGCAAACTGTGATCGGTATTATTGACAATACACATTACAAATTGCTTGATAACTGTATGTTATATACAATGTTGACACGAGCTAAGAAAAGATTTGCACTCCTTGCAGAGCCAGAAGCGTTTAAGAGATGTATTATGACAAATCATAATAAGAGGCGCACCTGGTTAAGCTTAAAAAATTAACTTTATTCTTTGCACCTATTGACAGGGTGCAAGAAGTATGATAAGATACCAATATGTTAATGAAAGGAGATGCAAAAATGAGAAAAAGATTTTTAATGAAAGTTATTTCGTTTAGTTTTTTAGCAATGTGTTCAGGCTTTATGACTCACACAGTTAAAGCAGAGGAGCGACCCTCGGTGGAGACTTCAACCTTATCAACAGAGACAACTGTTGCGGAAAATAAGCAAGGCAATGTGATTTCAAACAATCCAATCAGTCAAAGCGTTGAATTAAAAGACGTTCATGAGCATTATCAGAAATGTAAGAAAGCTGATGAAGAGCAAGCAAGACAGATTCGATTAGAAAAACTTCGAAAGAAACGATTGCGAATTAAACGACAGCGGCTGAAGCGAAAGCGAGAACTTGAAAAGAGTTCACTTGGAACATTTTTGATCACGGCATATTGTCCATGTTATGAATGTTCTGAAGGATATGGATCTAAGATTGCTTGGAATCATGCAGGGCATAAATTTGCTCGACCATATCATACGATTGCGGTTGATAAAAACATTATCCCTTATGGAACAAGAGTTAAGATTGAGGGATACGGTGACACAATCTTTGTGGCAGAAGATTGCGGAGGCAAAGTAAAAGGAATGCATGTAGACGTGTTCAAATCAACACATTCCGAAACAATAAATGTGCAACAGCACAGAAAAATATATGTAGTGAAGTAATTGGCAGTTACTGAAAGACATAGAAAACACAAATTAAAATAATTAACTAAACAATATAAACAAGAAAAGGAAAATCCAAAAATTATGAAAACTGAATATGTGAAAGAAATGAATGTCTTGATCGACAGAATCAATGATGCTTCATATGCGTACTACGCAGAGGATAATCCGCTCATTTCAGATAAAGAATTTGACGATTTATGCGCTGCTTTAGAACGACTTGAGAGAGATTCTGGCGTTGTTTTGAATAATTCGCCCATCCACCACGTTCAAGGATTTATAATTGATTCTCTGGCTAAAGTAAAGCATACACGCCCAATGTTATCAGCTCAGAAGACGAAGGATGTCAATGAGGTCAAAAAATTTCTTGCGGATAAAATTGGTGTTTTATCGTGGAAACTTGACGGATTGACGGTGGTACTAAGGTACGAAAAAGGACGCTTAAAACAAGCAATTACAAGGGGAAATGGCGAAATTGGAGAAGATGTGACTCATACAGCACGTATGATTTTCAATTTACCTCTTGAGATTCCTGACAAGCGTAGTATTGAGATACGTGGCGAATCAGTTATTAGTTATGAAAATTTCCAGAAAATCAATGAAGCGTTGCATGGTAAATACAAGAATGCAAGAAATCTGGCAGCAGGTACAATCAGGCAGTTAGATGCGAATGTAGCAAAGGAAAGAAAACTTGCTTACAAAGCATTTGAGTTAGTCAAAATTGATGGCGTATCTGAAGAAGAAATGTCAAGTATTGCTGATAGTTTTAAATATCTTGCAGAGCAGGGATTTGACGTTGTAGAACATCAGATTGTTAATCGAGATAATGTCGAAGAATATATTGAGAAATTTGATCCAGAGGCATATGAATATCCTGTTGATGGTTTGATTTTTACTTATAACGATTATCAGTATGGTAAATCACTTGGAACAACAGGACATCATCCATTAAATATGATGGCGTTAAAGTGGATCGACGACCTCTACGAAACAACGATCAGAGATATTGAATGGAATACATCTCGCACAGGATTGATTAATCCAGTCGCAGTATTCGATCCAGTTGATCTTGATGGTGCAGAAACTACAAGAGCTACATTACATAATGTAAGTTATATTGAAGGATTGGAACTTGGTGCAGGTGATACGATTCAGGTTTATCGAAGCAACATGGTAATCCCAAAAGTACACGATAATCTGACAAGAAGCAATACATTTAAGATTCCAGATACTTGTCCAACCTGCGGTGGCGCAGCAAAAATCATCAACGAGAATGGCAGTAAGGTTCTGAAATGCATGAATCCTGATTGCAAGGCAAAGCTATTAAGCAAGTTTGTAAACTTTGTTTCCAGAGATGCAATGAATATTCAAGGTTTATCCGAAGCAACTCTGAAAAGATTTATTGATCTTGGATGGCTAAAAGATTATACAGATATTTATAATTTAGCAGAGCATAAAACTGAGATGAAGAACCTTGATGGATTTGGTGCAAAAAGTGTTTCTTCCTTATTAAATAGTATCGAGGAAAGTCGCAGATGTAAACTGGTTAATTTCGTAACAGCACTTGGCATTGAACTTGTTGGGAAGTCAACGGCAAAGGATATTTGCAAGCTTATTGATAAGATTTCTCTATCGAATAACGAAAATCCATATGATGTGTTTATCGAAAGAATCAAAAAGAGAAAATATTTTGGACATATTGATGGTATTGGTATCAATACTTCATTGTCAATGGATGATTATTTCAAAGAAAACCTTGAAATGGTTGAGAAATTAGCCGAAGAACTTGAATTTGAAATGCCAGAAAGCAAGAAAGAATCTGCTGTTGATCTTACGGGAATGACTTTTGTTGTGACTGGTAAAGTAAATAAGTTTGCCAATCGTAATGCTATCAAGGATGAAATTGAGTCCAGAGGTGGCAAAGTCGCAGGATCTGTATCCACAAATACGAATTATCTTGTGAACAATGATGTGAATTCTACAAGCAGTAAAAACAAAAAAGCACAACAGTTAGGCATTCCGATCATTGATGAAGATGAACTGATTAAAATTCTGAAGGGAGATACGAGTGAATAAACTAACCATTTATGAATGTTTTGTTAGACTGGGAATCCCAGAAAGCAAAATCGAAAGGTTTGCTGTAAAAGATAATTATGTAGAATATCGCATCTGGGAACCGTGTTCAATCAGCTATAACGGAGAAACATACAAATATGGTAGACGTTGTAAAGTAAAATATCTCACTACACCAGATGAGTTAGATTTAGTTTTTGACGAAAGATACTTCATTAAAGATCAAGATGCAGAGTTTTGGACAGAAGATTATGAATTTTACAAACAACAGACAGGTGTAGAACCTTCAGAAATTGATTGGTCAAAACAAAAAGAGATTAAACGACCTAAGTTTTAAAAGGAGAAAATTGAATATGAGTAAAGAGAAAAGCACAGCATGGAAGATTCCAGTAATTATTCTAGTAGGAGTTGTAGCGGTATTTCTAGCCTGTACATTTGGAGTTCAGAGTTCGCAGAACCATGCAATTTCATTAGAAGAACAGGTTGATAAAGCAAAATCCGACATTAACGTGCAGGAGAAACGCAGGATTGATCTGATTTATAACTTGGTAGATTGTGTGAAATCTTATGATAAACATGAGGCAAATACACTTAAAGAAATCGTTAAAGGACGTAGTTCTAAAGGGACTGTTGAAAATGCAAGTACAGCAATTGCAGCAGTTACAGAATCTTATCCAGAACTCAAGGCAGATAAGAACTATAAAAGGCTAATGAATGAATTATCTGTCACAGAGAATTTAATTGCCGAATATCGCAGTAACTACAATCAGCAGATCAAAGAATATAACAGATATGTAAAGAAATTTCCAACACGAATTTTCTTAAGTAATCTTGGATATGAAACAAAAAATTATACTTATTTAGAATATAAGGATGCTTCCGAAACTGCACCTCAGCATTTATTTGGAGAGTAGCTTATGACACAACACAGAGGATTGAATTTTGGTGATTATGAGATAACGCCAAGGGAAATCTTAGCGAGTATAACATTGATCGCAGTCATGCTTGTGTTTGGAATGGTTATCAGCAGTAATATTGATAATTCCATCCTTGACAAAAATGAAGAGTATAATCACGCCCTTAAGATAAAAAATAATGATGTTTTTCAATATGGTATGGAAACCAATGTAGGTAACGCTTTTGTTTATGGGAAGCTAGAACCTGTAGACACAGTTACATACAAGGAAATTGGCGGCAAGTATTATTATGTCAGAAAAGTCAGACAAGAGTATCGCAGACATGAAAAAATTGAAAGAGTAAAAGGCAGTAAAGGGAAAGTCCATTACAGAAAGAGAGTTTGGTATTCGTGGGATGACATGTGGAGAGAAAGTAAGACTTGTAAAAAGATTAAATTTGCAGGCAAAAAATTCAAGGAAGATAAGATTGATTTCATAGGGAGTCATTACCTAAAAAGAATTTATCATTCTTCTCGTGTCAGGTATGAATACTATGGTATGGAAGCAAAGCCTGTTAAGGGAACTGTTTACACAAAACTAAAAAATAACACTATGACAACTTGTGACTTAAGTGCAACAAATTTACATGAAACAGTTGAGTCATATAAGTCGAGTGGCGAAGTTTTGAAAGCAATATTCTGGATCTTCTGGATTATCTTCACTGGTGGTCTAACGTATGGTTTCTATTATATTGACAATAATTGGTTGGAGTGAAAAGTATGATAGGTAAATTTACTGATGTTACAAATTTTAATCGACAGCAGGCAATTAAGTTTATAGCAATAAAATGCACAGAATGTGATATTTACGGTAAGTGTACTAGAGAAGATAAGAAAATATGTAGGGATAAAACACATTATCTTTTGAAAAAAATTAGAAGAGAAGAAGAAGAGAAGAAACCAAAAGATTTTGCGAGTGTAAGCCACAAAGGGACTTATGTAAAATACACATACAAAAAAGAATAAAGGAGAATTGATTATGAATTTTGGAACAGCAATTGACGCAATGAAAGATAATAGAAAAGTAGCAAGAGAAGGTTGGAATGGGAAAGGTATGTTTTTATATTATGTTCCAGCAGGAGCTTATGCGCCATGTACCGATATTGCAAAAAGTATTGTGAATGAAGATGGATTAGTTGAATATGGAGCATATATTGCAATGAAAACGACACAGGGTAACGTAGTTCCTTGGCTTGCAAGTCAGACAGATATGTTGGCTGAAGATTGGATGATCGTAGAATAGATAAAATTAGTCTTTGATGAAAGGGAAACAGATGAAGAAAATATTAACTTCACTATTTGTTGAAGACAAATATCATGCAGGAACAATCTTAGGCACAATCTTAGGATTAATGGTTGTAATCGCTGTCAACTTTGCAATCGTAAATCTGTTTATTTGGTTGCTACATTTTGTTGTGGTAAATCCGCTAATTGTTCCAACGAAAACAAAATGGATTATCGCAGTAATTCTTACAATTTTAGAAAACATCTTTAATAGGTAGGTGATTAAATGGCTTTGATTGGAGCAATGTTAGGAGATATTTGCGGTTCTCAATATGAGTTCCGCAGACCTTACAATTTAGATTGGAAGAACTGTGAATTGTTTACAGATAAATGTAAATTTACAGATGATACAGTTTTAAGTATTGCAACAGGAATGTGGCTGTTGGATGATGACGATGAACATAAACATAACAAAGAGCCTTGGGAGTTCTACTTAGAATATGGCAAGAAATATCCTGGTATGGGATATGGTGAAATGTTTGAAGACTGGTTATACGATGATGGAAGTCGTGTTAATGAAAGCTTTGGAAACGGATGCGCCATGAGAATTTCGCCTATCACAATGTATTTTAATGGATTTGCTGATCGTCCAGATGTACTGAATTATTACATAGATTTAGCACAATGGACATGTGAGAAAACTCATCGTCATACGGAATCTTATAAAGGAGCATCGATTGTAACAGGCTGTTCTTTTATGGCTCGTTGGGGTAAATCAAGAGAAGAAATTTATCAATATGCATTAAAAAGTTATCCATCCAGTCAATATACATATGGTGTTGATCGACCACTCGATGATTATAGAAAGAATTATGTTTGGTCTGCGACAGTTCAAGATAGTGTTCCTGTGGCAATCAGATGTTTCTTAGAGAGCGAAGATTATGAATCATTCTTAAGAAATGTATTGTCTTTGCCATGTGACACAGATACGATTGCTGCTATTGGCGGTGGTATCGCAGAAGATTTCTATAAGAAAACACTTGATAATTCAAATGAGCTTTTAGAAAGATATTTGCCAAAAGAATTATTAGATGATGTTAGCAAAATTTACAATGAAATGCCATAAGGTAGGTGATTGAATATCATAAAGAAAATCTTAAAATTTTTCTTGGCGATGATCGTACTGACCATTATCTGGTTTCTTGCAACATTCATATCTGTTGGTGTATTTGCATTTGCGTTTTGGATAATAACAAATATTGTAATACCAATTGGAGTAGTAGTAATTGTAACAATTGTATTAATGGCGATCGCCTTCTATGTGGTGACATCGTTCATGGATTGATAGATTAAAAGGAGAATATATTATGAGAATTAAAAAATTATTAATCGCTGGAGCATTAATGTTAACAGCAGTAGGATGCGTTTCAGCATATACTATTTATGCAGATACACTAAATAATAACACTGATAAACAGGTTTCTGCAACAACAGAAGGTAAGTCAACAACAGAAACTACAAAGAACACAACAGAGAAGAAAAATAATAAGAAAAATGCCGTCAAAGAAGATTCTAAAGATACAACAAATGATGTATCGGCAACAACAGAAGAAGAAAAAAATACTGAAAATTCTACCGCAGACGATACAGACGATGCAGATTATACAGAACCAGAATACCCAGATGACGCAGATGAAACCTGTGATCATGTGTGGGCAGAAAAAACAATTGCATATGATGAAGAGAATGGATATCATTGGACAACTTATTGCGAAAAATGTGGAACTGTTAAAACAGAGCCAGCCACAGAAGAGGATTATGAAAGACTCGACCCTGCAACAAAAGTAAAAGAAGAAGATATTGAATATGTAGATGATGATTCTGCTGAGGTCGTAGAGGAATCGTCAGAAACAGCAACTGAAAACTAAAATATAGCCTAAGGAGAAAATGAGTATATGACAAAATTAGATCAGTTAAATTTATTAAAGGATAGAAAAGCCGTCTTAATCGCTAGAGGCAAAGATAACGGCAAAATCGTAACAAAAATCAATAGAAGAATCAAGAAATTAGAAAAGGACTTATAGAGATGGTAGGAGATAAAAGTAATGTTTTAATCGCTCTGGTCGGGCGATCTGGAGCAGGCAAAAGTGTCTCAGCAAAGTATCTGGAAGACATTTACGGTCTGAAATATCTACGATCATATACCACCAGAGAAAAGAGAGCAGATAAACTTGATGATCATACATATGTAAATCTAGCCCAATATTCAAGAATTACGGGTAAGGTTGCAGAGAATCATTATACTGGCAATTGGTATTGTGCTACAGAAAGTCAGTGTGATGATGCAGATGTATATGTAGTTGATGTACCAGGATTAAAACAGTTAAAAGAAAATTATCATAAGAAACATATCTTGGCATTATGTATTGATACACCAAATTCTACACGCATTCAGAGGATGAAGGATCGTGGAGATACAAGTGATGCAATTGATGAAAGAATGAAAAAAGACGAATCTGCTTTTGAAGAGGTTTATGATTTGTGCGATGCAGTTATTAATAATGAAGGAAGTTTGTCTATGACTTGTCTGAATATTATGGCTGAATTAGAGAGATTCAAAAGACAGATTAGAGACACGGAAGGAGCGACAACAGAAACAGTTGATCAGAACAATTAATCAGCTTAGAAATTTAGTTTCTAAACTACACATAGAAAAAGAGGTACTTGTTAAGGATGTAGAAACAGGTAAGACAATGATAATTGAGAGCGTATCAACCGAAAAGATTGATGGCGATGGTAACGATGCACGATATATGTTGAACTGCAAGAAAGCAGGAGACGGGTGCGTTACATATAGATGATGATATTATTACATAATTTATTGGAGGTCTTTTATTGAAAGTAATTAAAAGAGATTGCACTGTTGTAGATTTCGACAAGACCAAAATTTACACAGCGATTATGAAAGCAATGAAAAATGGATCTGGTTTAATCAAAGAGGATATTGCAAAACAGATTGCTGACGAAATTGAAAATGATTGCAGTAAACTGCCAGAAGAGATTGACATTTCTGCAATTGAAGCAATGGTATTTAAGAAGCTTGTTGAGAAAGGACAGGAATTAACTGCCAAAGCCTATGAAGGTTATCGTAGTGTTCGAGAGTTCCAGAGAGAGAATGAAAACACTATTGATGCAGAAATTTCCGATCTTCTTAGTGGAGACAGTGAATATTGGAATACTGAAAATTCTAATAAAAATGAAAAACTTGTAACAACACAGAGAGATTATATGGCAGGCATTGTATGTAAAGATATGACTCGTAGGTATCTGCTCCCACCAGAAGTTGTACAGGCTCATGATACAGGTATTTTACATTTTCATGACATGGATTATTTTGGACAGAAAGCACTTACCAACTGTGAGTTAATTAATCTTGAAGATATGTTACAGAATGGAACAGTCGTGAATGAGGTTATGATTGAAAAGCCTCACAGACTAATTACGGCTGCTACAATTGCAACACAGATTATTACGGCAGTAACGTCTTCTACCTATGGTGGTGCAACGATTACATTAACGCATTTAGCTCCATTTGTGAGAGACAGTTATAACATTTATGTAGAAAAATATAGAAGACGTGGTTTTACAGAAGATTTAGTTGAAAAGTATGCCAAAGAAGATTTAAAGAAAGAAATCGAAGATAGTGTGCAGACGTTTAACTATCAGGTAAATAGTATGACCAACACAAACGGTCAAATGGCTGCCTAACATAGAAATATGTTAGTGAACAGATGGTGAACCTAGAAATCTAGGGTGTATGACTTACGGTTAGGATCACAGGCAATGGTGATAGAAGTTATGCTAACTGGGGAACTCTTATCGGTGCTTTCGAGCAAAAGAGTTGATCATACTATATAAAAATTACAAGCATTGGGGACGGATAAGAGCAATCCAGTGCCAAGGATAAAGAGAAATTTTTATAAAGGTCAAACGACTAAGATATACAGGCTAAGTAGTAATATATGCCTATGAAATCTTTACCTATAATGTGAAATTCATTGTAGGGAAGTGCCATCTACAAAGTAATATAGTTGCTTTTGAGAATTACATATTCTCACCTAACGTGTAACGAGGGTAAAGATATAGTCTAACTCGGAGCAGTGCAGGCTCCATTTCTCAGTGTTTGTATGTACTTAAATGAAACAACAGAGTACAAAGAAGAATTGGCGTTACTAATTGAAGAATTTTTACGGCAGAGAATTAAAGGGTTGAAGAATGAAGTTGGTGTTTACATTACACCTGCATTCCCTAAATTACTGTATGTATTAGAAGAAGATAATATTCGTGAAGATTCTGAGTATTGGTATTTAACAAAATTAGCAGCAGAATGTACTGCTAAGAGAATGGTTCCAGATTACATTTCTGAAAAGATTATGAAAAAGAATAAGATTGATGAGAATGGAAATGGAAACTGTTTTCCGTGCATGGGTAAGCGTAAACTATAGCCCAGGATAAACCGATTGAACCTTGCTTAAAGGGTGTAATGTTTAACATTGCTAACGGGTGAGTCTTAGAGAGGAGACATCTGATGACCTAAGATAATTCCGTGCCAAGCTTATATATTTATATAAGAAGGTGTATCGACTAGCTGTGATGAGTGTAGCAGCGTAGAGTAGGAGATAAGCACCTACCCCAAGCGGTCGGCTCAGTGATGAGAGTAACGGACTCGGAGAGATAATCTAGTCAGTGGATATGGTGACATATCGTAAACATGTGTAGATCGTTTTTAACTTCTTATTTGGATGAAAATGGAAAGCCTAAATATTACGGACGCTTTAATATGGGTGTCGTGACAATTAACCTTCCAGATGTAGCTTTATCTTCTGACAAAGACAAAGAAGCATTTTGGAGAATTTTAGATGAAAGATTAGAGTTATGCCACAAGGCATTAAAATGCAGGTACAAAAGATTAAAAGGAACATCTTCTGATGTTGCTCCTATCTTATGGCAGCATGGATGTTTTGCAAGACTTAAGAAAGGAGAAAAAATTGACAAACTATTAGAAAATGGTTATGCAACAATTTCTCTTGGATACGCAGGATTATATGAATGTGTAAAATACATGACTGGTGAATCCCATTCTGTTCAGCAGGAATTTGGCTTAAAGGTAATGCAGAGATTAAACGACAAGTGCAATGAATGGAAAGATTCTGAAGGATTAGCATACAGCGTATATGGCTCTCCAATTGAATCAACTACATATAAATTTGCAAAATGCTTAAAGAAAAGATTTGGTATTGTTGAAGGAATTACGGATCGTGATTACATTACAAACTCATATCATATCCCAGTATTTGAAAAGATTGATCCTTTCACAAAACTTGATATTGAAAGTAGATTCCAAGAATTAAGTCCGGGCGGTGCAATTAGTTATGTAGAATGTGCAGACCTGACAAAGAATACAGATATTGTTCTTGAGATTATGAAGTTTATCTATGATCATATCATGTATGCAGAATTGAATACAAAGAGTGATTATTGTCAGAAATGTGGCTATGATGGAGAGATTAGTATTTTAGATGTTGACGGTAAGTTAATCTGGGAATGCCCAAATTGTGGCAACAGAGATCAAGATACGATGAATGTTGCCAGACGATCATGCGGCTACGTCGGCACCCAGTTTTGGAATCAGGGACGTACAGCAGAAATTAAAAGCAGATATGTTCATGTAGATGATCATAGTATGGAGGAATAGTTTTGAGATACGCTTCAATAAGAAAAATGGACATTAGCAACGGAGAAGGGCTTGGCGTAGCCCTCTTCGTTCAAGGATGCCACTTCCATTGTAAGAATTGTTTCAATAAAGAAACATGGGATTTTGATGGTGGTAATGAATTAACTTTCAAAGAAATTGAGGAATTATTGCATCAGTTATCAAAGCCCCAATATACAAGGTTAAGTATTCTTGGTGGTGAACCTCTAGCTAAAGAGAATGTTGATTGTATTTATACATTGTGTAAATTTGTTAAACAATTTATGCCAGAAAAACAAATCTGGCTATATACAGGATATACGATAGAAAGCACGGGCATCTTTGAGTTTTCTTGTTCTGATATTGATCAGCTTAGACGGTATAACGTCTTACATACGATAGATGTCATTGTAGACGGACAATATGTAGATGAGTTGAAAGATATGTCTTATCCGTGGGCAGGATCAACCAATCAAAGGGTAATTGATGTGCAAAAGTCATTAGAGAAAAATCAGGTGGTTTTATGGAAATTATAATCAGAATATTGACGATATTAATGTTGGCGGCTGGTCTTATTGCACTATTCTCCATCATGGAAATGATACTTTATGGACTGGTTAGTGTCATCGAGGCTATCAGTGAAAGAAGTATTAAAACATTGTTTACTACATGGAACGATGCAAAAGATTATTTAATGGTGTCAAGCTGGAGAGCCATGATAGTAAGTGCATGTATTGCAATGATTTTATGGCTAATTACATATGTGATCAGCTAACATATAAATAATTCCAAATTCCACTTTTATCCCATCATAGAAAGGAGTGTACTAATTATGCCAAAATCAAAAGATTGTCCACAGGATACGGACTTTCTACAATATGTTCCTACGAAATTTCAACAGAATCACCAGACAATGTTGAAGAAAAGAAATCGTAGGAAGAAATACCAACAAAGGTTGACGAGATTTAAGAATGTTGGTGGGTATCCTGAACCTGTGCAATACGTGGACAAGTATTGTTGTGGATTTTATGAAATACCACGCAAGAAACCTTATTATAAAAGGTTATATATCAGCTCTTGGAATGATTATAGATTTCATAAGAAACTGTCTAACAGGAAAGTCCGCAGAGTGTTGGATGTACCAAGCAGAGGTGGTTATAAGAAAATACACGATCTATGGTGGGAGACAATTTAGAAAGGAGATAGGTATGACAAAAGAAACCTTAGATGATATAAGAGAAGTTATTGGTACACTAAGCGTTTGCATGAGCTATAAAAGCATTAATAACATCACATCAATTCCAACTTATGATTTATTACATCAAGTTAATATTTTAAAAAAAATTGTGCAGGAAAATATCAATCATGTAGTTGATGGTAGCCGATGTGTAGTTGTAGAAGAGGCAAATTCTGAAAAGTTCAAAAATTGTGTAGACAATTATCTAAACGATGGTTACGAAATTTCAGCATCTTCATGCAATAGTAGAACTTGGAAAGCAATTCTTGTAAAAGAAGATAAAGAACAGGAGAGTAAGTAGATATGAGCAATATTCCATTAGTGTGTGACCATTGCGATAAGGTGTTTTTCGATTATCACGGTAGCAATTGGTGTGACTGCGGAGCTAAATGGTGTAGTGAAACCTGTGCAGAATTAGATGGATATGAGAAAGAAAATTTTGGATCTAGCTGTAATTTTTGTCGAGGAGAAGATTTTGAAGATTACGAATTGCTTAACTTTGTAATTTCAGCGCTTGGCGTCAGCAGAGAAGATCTTGTCGCTTTTTACAAAGAGTCTAGGGATCAACTTAAAAAGGGAAATATTTGCAAATTTAACGGACGTATTAATTTTAGTTCTTATACTCAAACAGGGGACACGGTTATTGCTGGTGTCACATTAGGACATATGCCAAAGATAGGAGTCATTAATGAATAACAGAGATTTACCAAAGAAAGATGAAATCTACAAACACTTTAAAGGACATTTCTATAAAGTGATTGACCTTGCGACTCATACAGAAACAAATGAGAAACTGGTAATTTATCAGGCAATGTATGGAGATTTTAACATTTATGCCAGACCAGTAGAAATGTTTCTGAGTGAAGTTGATCACGAGAAATACCCTGATGTAGAACAGAAATACAGATTTAAGAGAGTAGGTGACAAGCCATGCAGAATCATTAGACCAGACGATATGGTAGTTGACACCGAAGAACTTGGCATTCTAACATGCCATTATAAATAATAATGTAACATTTCTAGTTACATTTCTGATGACTATTCGAGGAGAAATATCTATAGATTAGACATGTCTTATTTCTTCCATATGATGACTTTAAAATTTTGTTTTTATTTTCTGTCATTTAAACCTTATATTTACAAGGCAGCGCACTGCGTTTTACCTAGGATTACTTAATAAAACCTTTCTTATGTATTTGTTTTGTATTGTTTTACCTACAAAAATTGAAACGTAGATAAAAACAAAACTTTCAATCCGCTGAATGTAAGTAGTAAGTTTGCAATATGCGGATTACCTATTCGAGTAGATACATATAAAACATGTAGTTTTGGATGTAAATATTGTTTTTCTAATTATAGGAAGATAATGGAATTTGATAAAAATTTACAAATTGGTAATGTTAAATCCGTTGAGCGTCGATTAGATAAAATTTTCGTTCATAATAAAGTGGATAAAACAAATTTTTTAGATTTTTTAATATCTCAACGATATGATTGGCATTGTGGTGGTATGAGCGATCCATTCCAGCCAGCAGAAGAGAAATTTCATATTACAAAACAGTTGATTGATATTACTAAACCATACAATATTCATATTTTATTTAGTACAAAATCTTCAACACTGTATGGTTGTGAAGTTGAGTCAGATTTACATACCTTCCAAATGTCTGTAACAAATGTAACTAACGACAAATCAATAGAGCCAAATGTTCCAGATATCTTAGAAAGATATAAATTATATCGAAATTTAAAAGACAATGGATTTAAAGTTGGCATTAGAATCCAACCATTCATTCCAGGAATTTCATCTACAGATATTATTGATATGTTTCATGACGCAGATCATTTTACTATCGAAGGTTTAAAAATTGTTCCACAAAATAAGGAACATAAAGAATACCTATTAAAACTTACTGGATTGGATAAGTCTAATTTTACGCAAATGGGATTGTTAAATTTAAAACCAAACATTCGATTAAACTTATATCAGCCATTGATTGAAAAATTGCAACATTATCATATCTCATATAGTATTGCAGATAATGATTTGCATTATTTGGGAACCTCAAAATGTTGTTGCGGAGATACATTAACAAACAAAACAACTGATTTCAATAATACTGCAATGATATATAAATATGGTATTGATTATACGAAAGAAAATATTAATTCAGAACTTATTAAATCTAATGTTTGTGACTGTAAGTGCTGTCAATTGTTTACGTCAAATAGGCAAGAAGGATGTAAAACAGTACAAGAATTTTATGATAAAAGATTTGATAGAAAGTCAAGTCCATTTAGCCCCAAATTTTTATACAAAGAAGTATGAAATCTGATGGGCAATGGGTGGACAGAGCCAGTAATTGAATGGATTTTGAGTGGAATTAGAAAGGACATAAATGATAATAAATAGAGTTTGGTCAATGCCAAATAAACACACATTTCTGATTAAACCAATTAAAGAATTGGTTGATAAATATATACATGGATATAGTATAGATCCGTTTGCTAATGAATGTAAAATTGCAAATGTTACGAATGATATTGATAATTCATACGACACGTCTTTTCACATGGATGCGATTGATTTCCTCAAAATATTTGCTGATGAATCAGTAGATACAGTATTGTATGATCCTCCATATAGTCCAAGACAGGTAAGTGAAAGTTATAAAAAATTAGGAATGTCTGTAAATATGAAAACAACTCAAGCTTCTTATTGGGCAAAACAAAAGGCAGAAATTAGTAGAATTGTAACACCAAATGGAATTGTTATTAGCTGCGGCTGGAATAGTGGTGGTATTGGTAAGAAATATGGATTTGAAATTCAAGAAATTTTACTTGTTCCGCATGGTGGAGCACATAATGACACAATAGTTGTAGTCGAGAAGAAAATCTAATCTAAAGATATTTGCGAGGAGAAATATGAGCGAAAAGAATAGATATTTAGACAATTTATATTCACAGTGTCAAAGTTGTGCTAATAGGTATACTTCTTTTGAGTGTGCTTTATGCGAAGACTTTGACATGTACAAAGAGGAATATAAAGAAGACAAAGAAGTAAAAGAACCAAATACAATTACGATCATTAAATATGACGACTGGCAATCTATTGAAGTCAATGGGACTAAAATAGAAAACCATAAATTAGATGTTGATGATTTTACAGATGTTTTAAAGGAATTAGGGTTCAAAGTCAACGTAGTATGGGAGGATTCAGATGTTTAAGATACAAGAAATTGGTAGGTCTCCAACACCTAAGAAACCAATCACTGTGTATGCAGTTCGTGAAGACAAAGATAGCGACAGTTATTGTGATTGTGAAACGGTTGAATTCCTTATATACAAAGACGATAACTGGGTTTGGGTAAGCGGCTTGTGTTATGAACCATATGGATTAAATGGATCATGTGAAATATAAAAGGAGAGTTAATTGTTTCAGAAATTAAAAGAGAAAATTAGAATATGGTTGTTAGAAATCCTGCAACCAGATATTGATGCCTTAAAAAATGAAATTGATGAAAGCACCACTACATTAAGATTTGCCACAAACAACTGCAATGAGGCGGCTCGTCAGTGTCAGATTTCAACAAAGCAGAATGAAGAAATGAAGAAGATGTACAACCAGATTACAGATGTGGCAGTTGACGTTGGATTTCATGATTCAGAGCATTCGTGGGCAGTTGTATGTATTGCTGGGAGACCTGAATATGTAAAATTTATTCCTTTAAGCCGTACAGATGCTAGAACTGTTATGAATTTTTTAAGACAGTTTCAGTATTCACAGACCATTGTTGATAGTCCACTAAGATTCAAAGATAAACTTCAGAGATATTTTATATAAAAGGAGATTGAAAACTATGATAACAAATAAACCAACAACACTGATTATTAAAGATAGAGCAACAGGCAAAACTACACAATTACTCTATACAAGTGCTACAACACAGTATCCGATTATTGTAAAAAATCATTCACAGATCAAGCTATTATTAGACAAAGCAAACGATCTTGACTTAATTATTCCAGTACCTATGACCGTAGAAGAATGTAAGAACAAGCGTGGAATGAATTATGATCATGTTCTTATTGATGAAGGATACAATTTAATTGGCGAAGCTCTTGATGCTTATATGGGAACACATGTGGCAGCAGTGACACTTACTGATAGAGTAAAAGAATTTGCAGATAAGAGAGTGGTGAGATTGTGAAAATTTCGGAACTGCAATTAAATTGCACATATAACAATAGTGATTTGGAAGAATTTACAAACTGCCACCCAAAGCAGATTATAAGCAATCAGATTCCAATTCCAATTTGGAAAGTCCTATATCGCTATAAAACTGCTCGTGGCAACGATAAGACGGCAACAAAGTATATGATTTTAGAAGAATTTTCGTGGGATATGATTGACAATGAATTTAAAAATTATATTACTGAGTTCAATGAAAAACACCCAGAAAGAAAGCTATCAAATGTAGAAATTCTTGATAGTACATTTCTTGGAAAAGTATATATTCCACTTGAATAAATATAAAAACTCAATTGTGATCAATTCCCTGTAAACAGGGTTGCATAGTGAGATGTCATGCATTACCCATGAAACATAGCGACAATGATGGCTAAAACATAAAATCTTACGCCATGACCTAAGATAATTGGTTTCTAAGTATAAGATAAATACCTTTAACGGATGGGTAAAATCCAAAAGTTAAAGGAAGATTACAATTGAATCCAATCTATGATGGATATATTAAATTTTTAAGAGATATGTCTGGTGACAAATTACCAGATTTAAAAGAAGGATATTTTTGGCTTAACAGACAAATTATTAAAGGGTTTGACAAGCAAGGAAGTATACATAAATTTTATAAAGTTGTTGTTTCTGAGGATTTAGAAAGAGTCGAAATTAAGAAACTAAAAACATATGACAATATACAAGATATAGACTTAGCAAGTTGGCAAGAGCTGATCGACTTAAATAAAGAACATTTAATTCAAATTCAATCTGAGTCATTGAATCTAATCAAAGAAAAGATGCAGAAATACGAGAACTATACTTCGATTATTCCTGTGTCAATGGGAAAAGATTCTATGGTTACATGTCATCTTGTAAGAAGTTTATATCTTGATACAAAAGCAATATTTAACAATACATCATTAGATTGTGCAGATACATATCAAATGGTAAAAGGGTTCCCGAATTGTGAAATTATGAATCCAGATAAAGGGTTCTATCAATATGTAGCATCTGACAATATGATTCCAACTAGGTTTTCAAGATTTTGTTGTAGAATTTTCAAAACAGGCGTGATGGCATCACAACTTGACCATGATCATCCGTATTTATTGTGGATGGGAATGAGAAATGAAGAATCAAATGCAAGAAGCTCTTATGAGGATGAATGGGTTAACAAAGCCGAATGGGGCAAAACTTGTTGGCAAGGAATTCTACCTATTAGAAAATGGACAGAGCTTGATATCTGGCTGTATACAATATGGAGAAATATTCCTGTTAATCCTAAGTATAAGAAAGGATATTCCAGAGTTGGATGCCATTGTGCTTGCCCATTTTATACGAAATCTACATGGATTCTTGACAAATATTGGTATCTGAAATCGTACCAAAGATGGAGAGATATTCTCAAAGAAGATTTTATAAGCAATAAGAAATGGATCATTATGAATTGCACATTGGACGAATATTTAACGCAAGCTTGGAACGGTGGAACATTTAGGAATGAGCCAACAAAAGAAGTTATAAATGAGTTTGCTGAATATTCTGGAATTGATCAGAAAGTGGCAATTAAATATTTTAACAAAGTATGTGATTGTTGCGGTAAACGAATTAAACACAAAGAAGTTTTGAGTATGAATCTCAAATTACATGGCAGAAACATTGAGAAATTTTATTGTAAGAAATGTTTTATGAAAGAATATGGTTGGGATTCTGAAGCATGGAATTATCAGATTGATATGTTTAGACGAGCAGGATGTGAGTTATTTTGAAAGGAGATTAAATTGGAAGAACCAAATTATATAACAGTTGGACATCTTAAAAAAGAATTAGAAAAATATTCAGATGATACGCCAGTATTGTTCGGTTGCGATATGGAAGACGAATTTGCTGAAACAATTGAAGACGACACTATCACAATCGATTATGGAATAGGTTATCGCAATTGTAGGATTGTGAGAATTTGTTAAGGAGGATTTATGTCTAAAAAATTAACAATAGAAGACTATGGGGGGTCTTTGGACGCAACCCTGTTACAGTAAGAGATCTTATCTCTAAGCTAGAAAAATTTGATAAAGACTTGATTATAATAAGTGGAATTAATACGTATAACGAAACAATTACCACTTTAAAAGAAATTGACGTTCAGGACATTGTCTTGGATAACGGAATGCTTATTTCTGGATCAGTGGTACTTATTTCATAGGAAATAATCAATTTACATAAAAGAAATATTTAATTTACGAAAGGAGCGTGATCTACAAATGTTTATGAATGATAAACCATTTAAAGTTTCGGGAAGTCTAAAAGATACATTTGACGGAACATTAGAAAAAACTTTGAGATTTATTTGTGATATTCATGGAGAAACGGCAGATAAATTACGTGGAATTAAAGAAGTAGGCGGGAAATTATACTTTGGATGGATACCTACAAAAAACAGAGATGATGATACTTTAGATGAAGAATATATGAAACAGTGGGATATTGTATTGTCTGGAGATATTATGAAACCATCTTTCAATATGTTGATAGAGATTATCATTAATTGGTTGAATAGTGACAACGCAGCAGACGAGTATGACAGATTATATGAAGAAAGTGATCTTGATTACGCCGAAGAAGTGATCAAAGGATGGACGATTTCTTCTATTACATATGATGATAATTGCCCAAGTTTTAGCGTATTTTCTGTTGCTCCACGATGGGAGGAGATTGGTAAATGATTGAGGTTTTAAAAGAAGGAACAAAGAAAAAGACAACCTGTAAAAATTGTGGTGCAGTTTTAAGTTATGAAATGGAAGATGTATGTAGGTATAAAAATTCTCCATGGGATACTGGACATGGATATATTATAGATTGTCCAGATGTTGAAGCATTCGGTCACATTACCTGTCCACAATGTGACCATAAAATCGACGTTTGATATATAAAATAAGATAGAAAGGTGGTGAAAAGCAGTGCATCCTAACCGATTTTTTGATGAATGTAGGATTAGAACGAACTTGATATCGTAAAACAATTTGAACCAACAATGTATAACGGTATCTGTAATATATTCAAAGATTCTTATGAGTATACAAAGAGATACAGAGAATTTGTAAAGGAGAGAAAACTTGACATTAGATAAAGAAGATATTTATGACATTGCCAAGGCAGTCGTAAAAGTAATTAAAGATAAAGGCATGATGAAGAATAAGTCCAATAATCACGCCTCAGAAAAAGTAGTGCTTCGGACATTAAACGCAGGAGATGTTTTTAAGGCAGTAAGGTATGAATGGATTGTGTTAAATCAATTTAAATATCATCAAACTTGTTTCTGTATCATGAGAGATTTTTTGGGTGATACAAAGCCATTTGACACATGTTGTAACAGATGGTACCCTAGTCGCCTTCGTCGCCATTTACAATATATCGGATATGAAATTGAAGATAATTGTCATCATGGTGTGTTGCAGTATATGGAACGTGACTTAATGGCACTTGATGGAACAATGGCGAATGAAACAAGTAATGATAAAGTTTCTTTATTAACTTTAGATGAATATAGACTGTACAGAGAATACTTAGAGTACCCAACAAAATTTTCAGATAATATAGAATGGGCATTATTAACTGCCGTATCAGAAAAAAATCATCAAGATATTTGTGCTGTTGATGCATGTGGGGTTGTCAAACAATGTTATTGTGCAACGTCTTTTAACATTCGCCCAGTATGCACATTTAGATCAGATGTACTAGTAGAGAAAGTAGACTCATGAATGCAAATGATAAGTTAAAGAAATGGATCAATCATAATTATTTGACAAAAGGAGACGGAAGAATGATTACAGATAAAACAAAATGGGATGACAAAGACTATTATTATGAAAATTTCGAAGACATCATGTACGACAAAATCAAGGAAGGAATTGATTTAACAGAAGATGAGTTAAGTGAACTGGCAGCTGAATATTCTATCAAAGAAGTTGAAGGTGGTAGAGGAAGATGGACTGCAGACACAAAATCAATTGTTAAATTACACGATCAGTATTATGCCGTTAATTGGCAAAAGGGATTAACAGAGATGCAGCCAAGTATGTTTTACAATCAACCCTATGAAGTTAAAAAAGTAGAGAAAATGGTTCCTGTTACAGAATGGGTTCCAGTAAAACAGGATTCATAAAATAAATGTTTTGTGTACAAAAAAGATACCACCTCAACAAAGAAGTGGTATCTCGTATACAAAATTACACCGTTTTCAAACTAAGTTGATTTATGTGCAAATTAATTATAGCACAGAAAGAAGAAATATGGAAGAGATTATTAAATCGGAATACGAAGATGTTTACAGAGTTACAGATGGTGTAACTCTTCATGTGAAGAAATATGGGAAAGTGCGAGATGAAGAGACTGGTAGATATCGATGCGTTAAATTGGAAGATTTAGAAAAGCTTAAAAGTTATATTAAAGGCAAGAATTATCGGAACTGCCGTTTAAAAAGCGCAAGTGAAGACGTGTATATTGATAATGGTTTTTGGTCTGGTGATTATACATTAGTCCCAAAAGGATCTGTATTTGATAATTATTTTATCGTTAAACCAGTTAGCCCAAATCTTTATCGATATGAAATCAAAGCTACAGGGAATTCATTTAGTGGAAATGTTATTCAAATAAATAAAATGGTCAAAGATATTATGGAAGTAGTGAATCACGAAGTGTATGAAGATATTTTTACACAGTTAAATAAAATTGGAGTGTGTAATGTGGAGGGTACTAATGAAGAGAACAGAAGTGAAAGAAGTTGAAGAATATTATTGTGACTTCTGCGGCTGCGAATGTACCGATGAACATTATGATGTCACCTTGCCATTCGTAGAAACAAATGGGTATTTTAGTAGATTCTGCTCTAATAAACCAAATTCTATAGAAATCAAACAGTTATGTTTGTGTGGTGCATGTACTAAAAGAAATGCTCAGGTCAATACTTTTCTTTCAAATGCAGGTCACAATAGGGTTGACATGGAACAAACCGTAACTAAACCATATGAAGGGTCGTACATCAGTATGATTGGAACATTAAGATATCAAACAATTTGTTTTAGTGAATATCACAAAATGACACTTGAATATAAGAAATAAAATTTGACTTTGAAATAAGAAAAGGAGAGATAAGAAACTTGGCAAAAGAAAGAGCGTTAGCACATATTGAAGAAATTGCATGGATCAAACCGATTGATGGTGCAGATAATATCGAACTAATTGGAGTTCTTGGTTGGGTATTAATCGCAAAGATTGATGAATTTAAAGTTGGGGACAAAGCTGTATTTGTTGAAATTGACAGCAAATGCCCAGCAGATGATGAGAGATTTGCTTTCTTAGAGAAGAAGCATTATAAGGTCAAAACAATGAAACTCGGCAAATTTAAATGTTTTAGTCAAGGGTTAGCCTTACCACTTACATTATTCCCAGAATTATCTGACAGAAAACTTGGTGACGATGTTACAAAGGAATTAAGAATTACATATTCTTCCGAGGAAGACCGTAAGAGAAAATCGAACAAGATAGATCCAAATGCTAAATATAAAGCTATGGCTGCAAGGCATAAAGAATTTTTCTCAAAACCAATTATTAGAAAAATCATGAGATACGACATTGGTAGAAAAATTTTATTCTTGTTCTTTGGTAAGAAAAAAGATAATCCTAAACAGTTCCCATCATGGATTGTGAAGACAGATGAAAACCGAATTGAAAATTGCCCATTCTATCTTGAGTCTAATGAGGAGTGGGTTCAAACAGAGAAAATTGATGGAACGTCTTGCACATATGCTGTTGATCGGATGAAACGTGGCAAAAACAAATTCGAGTTTGTTGTATGTAGTAGAAATGTCCGACAGGCTGACAGAGATCAGGAATGTTATCATGACTCAAATATCTACTGGGAACTTGCCGACAAATATAATATTGAAAAGGTTTTAAGTGACTATGCTATTGCAAATAATTACGATCGTGTTGTTTTACAGGGAGAAGGTACAGGTAGCGTACAAGGAAATCCTTATAAATTGAAAGACAATCGCTTATTCGTATTCAATTTGGTAGTTGAAGGAGTTCGTAAAAGTACATTAGAAATGGCAAAATTCTGTGATGATAACAACTTGGAGCATGTGCCAATTATTAATGAACATTACAAAACACCTGACACTATGGAAGAAATTAAACTTCAAGCTGACGGATTCAGTATTATCAATCCAAAGGTTAAGAGAGAAGGATTTGTATACAGAAGCCTTGACGGACAGCAAAGTTTCAAAAATGTCAGCAGAGAGTATCTGCTAAAACACCAGTAAAATAAAGGGGTTTTGACGATTGGATTTTTACATAAAACTCGAATTTTATCACACGAAAGGAGAATTATGAGCGAAAGAAAACCAAGACTTACATTATTGTGTGGCTTATCAGCATCTGGCAAGTCACAACACACAAGCATCGTAGCAAATAATCGCAATAGCGAATGTATTATTTTATCAACAGATGCCATTAGAGCAAACATTTGTGGAAGAGTAGAAGATCAGTCCAAAAATAAAGAAGTATTTCAGACATTTCATAGTCTAATCGTTAAATATCTTAAAAATGGTATTGACGTTGTAGCTGAAGCAACGAATATTACTATGAAGTCAAGACGATCTATTCTCAACGTAATTAAAGGTATTGATTGTGAGAAGGTTTGTGTGGTCATCGTAAAACCAATTGGTGAATGTAAAAAAGACAACATTGACAGAGAACATCCAGTTCCAGGACATGTAATTGACAAACAAGCAAGAAAATTCCAGATTCCATTCCTTGAAGAAGGATGGGACAAGATTCAATTTGTTGATCACATTCACAATAAAGACAAGTATAACTATAGACTTGAAAGTACATGGATTCCAGAAATATATAACGACTTTGACCAGAAGAATCCGTATCATATGGAATCACTTGGTAAACATATGACAGATGCATATGATTTTTCAAAAAAGATTCATAACGATTATTTAGTGTCGGTGGCTGCAAAATATCATGATATGGGTAAATTATATACTCAGACATTCGATGAGAATGGTGTGGCACACTATTACGGACATGAAAATATTGGGGCATATATGATGTTGGTCTATGAGGTTGCAAATCAGCATTCTTTATTTGCGAATCATAATATAGGCGACATTGCTTTCTATATTAATTACCACATGTTACCGTTCCAGTGGAAGCCAATCTCCGAGCCAATCTCCGAATGTGACAATAAATGGATTAAAATCATGGGACATAAAAAATATGAGAATTTATGGTCTCTGCATATCGCTGATTTAGTTGCTTCAAAGAGAGAAAAAGGTTTATCTGAAGCTTTAAATGCTAAGAGAGGTTTTGATAATGAATTTGATCTATAACCCACCTAACCCAGACGCTCAGTTAAACAATCCGTGTTATTACGATTCTGAGCAGTTTGAGTTAGAGGAAGAGTTTGAAATTCAAAATTATCCAGATGATGACGAGGAGGATACAGATGATTAAATTACACTTATGGCAGTTTATGCTTTGCAATTTTGGGACTGTTGCCATTGGCACATTTCTTGGTGCTATGGTAGCAGGCGGATTCCTGATCCGCAAACTTGACATTGCTAGACTTCAGGAATTGATTGATGACAATGAGGAAAAGATTAAATTTCTCGAACAGGAACGAGAAGAAATTGATGATGAGATCGATGAATTAGACGATAAGTCTGATGAAGATAATGATGACATTATTACAGGCGAGGAGGACGAAGAGTAATGGAAGAACTTTCCAAAGCGGTTATTGAGTTGCAGCTCTCATATGGCTTGAGTCTGCGAACAATTCAGAAGATGGTGCGTGATGTATACAAAAATACAAATGATGCACCGCCAACAGGTATTACACCTAAAACAACTAAATCAAAATCAACTAAATAAGGAGTGAATTACTACGGCTAATTTCTTACAGCGTAAAGAATATTTTGGAAAGTATCGTGTTGTAGCAGCATATAACATGGATACTAATGATTTCCCTAGAACTGATGCAGGATTAATAGATCCTAGCTTTGATGATTTGTACATAAAATGCTCATTTGGTAATCAGATATATTACTATGGCAAAGGCAAGCATAGAGGCGAATATACCCTTGTAGCTTATATCCCCTCATTAATAAGAGGGCGTAATGTTATAAAGGCAATTCGAGAGATAGACAAAGATATTCCCTATTGTATAGAAGAAACTGATAAAGAAGTGTTGTTTAGATTTGATGTGAAACATCTGGATACTGTTGCCGAGTTGCTGAAGGCGCAGAAGAGTAGAATCCGTGATGATGGAACTCACAAATACATCTCACCTTTTTCACCGAAAAATCTACCAAAAACGCCTTATAAGATTCCAGATGATGAATTGAGTACCTACAAGAAATTAACTGCAAATTTAAAGCGTGAGGATATGTATAAAGCAGGGCATATTGCAACTAAATTCTTAAAAGAGAAGATATGCTCACGCAAGTTTACATTCCAAGACTTGAAAGCCGAACAGAAGAAGATGGGGTTGAAAGGCAAGAACTATATTCATGCCAAAGGATTATGGGACGAATATTGCCGATACACAGAAAACGAACTACGCAAGGAGAATTTACTATGAGTACAAATAATGTAATGATGACTGAAAACGATAAAAGAAACGTAGGAAACGCAGACTTACAAAAGCAGATTAAAGAAGAAAAACACAAGCTTAATTTCATTAAAGATGTGGACAAGCTGCTCAAAAAATATAAATTGCCAAAAGATTATCTGTATCTGGCAGCTAAAAAGTCAAGTCTTAACACAGATCGTCAGTTATACATGATTGAAGTTGAAACATTTAATGACGGTGTATATGACGGCAATGTGACTTTAATTGTGCATGGCACTGAAGACGAAGTGAAAAAACAGCAGAAGTTATTGATTGAAAAATTAAAAGAACATTACAAAGACGAAGCAGAAATGACTTTTGAGGATTCTTACTATAATGAAGTCGGATTACCTCTGATGCTTAGTGAACAGTAATGAGAACTAAAATATATGTGGCTTATGGAAAGCAAAGTAGATTAAATCAGTTGAAAGATTATATAGAAGTCAAAATAAATAGACTTAATTATAAAATATTGAATTTTGTGAAAATTGCATAAAGAAAATGGAAAGGAAATACATATATGGGATTATTAACAGAAAGCGGATTAATGAAAGTTGCAGAGTTTGAGAAAGTATCGTTTGACCAGTTCGTACAGGACTGGGAGAAACAAGTAGTTAGATATCCAGAAGAATCAATCTATGGTGGTTTAAAATTACCTTATCGTAAAACAGCTGACTCCGCAGGACATGACTTTATTAGTCCAGCAGATATTACAATTCGTCCAGGAGATGCACGAGTTATTCCTACAGGAATCAGATGTAAGATTGAAAAAGGATGGGTGTTATTAGTATTCATTCGCAGTAGTTTGGGCATCAAAGCACAGGCTAGAATTGGTAACGGTACAGGAGTTATTGATGGAGACTACTATCACGCAGACAATGAAGGGCATATCTTTATCAAGGTTGAGAATCATGGCAATGAACCACTGAAACTCAAGCAAGGTGATGCCTTTGCACAGGGCGTATTCTTACCTTATGGTGTAGCCGATAAAGAAACTGTGACAACTAAAAGAACTGGCGGAATTGGAAGTACAGGTAAATAAATGAATTATTTTGCACAAACAAAAGGACTGATCAATGCTGTGGATATGAAAGAGTATTCACAGCAGCAGTCCGAGGCACAATTAAGTAAAATATTTGATGACTTATATGACGACTTAGTAAATGATATATGGGAAACTGCACAGATGAATGGTAGAACAGAAACATATCGTAAGACACAATTAATGTCTTGCGATACTGACAAGTCACTTGATTCTTGTATTGCAGTATTAGAAGACTTCATGGATAAAGGATATGTCTGTATTGTGACACGTAAATATGTTGATTGTACGAGATATTACTATAAAATCTACATCAGTTGGTCAGGGCATCCGCCTAATGTCCACGGATATGTAACAGTTGATAATAAAGATAAAGAGAAATTAGTATTCTCTTCATATTTAAAGTAGGAGGAATTATATATGATTAAAATTGAACACCCAGTATTTCCAAGTCCAGAGCAGTGGATGTTTGCTATTGAAGGAGCTAGAAACGCATACGATAGTTGGCATTTAAGTGATAGCTACATTGGACACACCACAGAATATGATAAAGAAAGAAATGTAGAAATCTGGCATCCATGTTTTTGCATGGGAGAGAAGGATTTAGGTTTATTTAAAAGACTTGCAAGAGCAGGAAAGGATCACAGAAAAGCCTTACGGTTACTGCCAGTTGGATTACGAATTACATCTCATCACACATGGTTGGCGCAGGCAGATACATATAAAGTTGGAACAACAAGATGTAGTTGCTCTAAGATGCACACAATTCATAAAAAAGAATTTGACTTAGACAGTTTTTCTCATGAAGGTATTGATGTTGTAATTGAGAAGTTCACATTATCAAGTCATGATGAAAGCAGTAATTCAGACATTGAAAACACGCTTGGTTACAAAGTTAAACAACATACAGAAAATACTATTCAGTTACTAAATGAACTTAAAGATGAGTACAATGCAACAAAGGATGAGAGTATTTGGAATGCAATTCTTGAAATGTTGCCTATGGGATATAATATTACAGCAAATCTTTCTCTTACATATGAAGTGCTTTTAAATATGTATTTTTCACGAAAAACACATCCAGTAAAGGATTGGAGAATCTTCTGCCAGTGGATGTTAGACAACGTGCCATATTTCGAAGAACTTGTAGAACATATTGAAGGGCAGAATAAAGTAAGCGCTAAGGCGGTGTAGTTATGATGGATGTTATTCTAAAACCAACAGATGTTCAGAAGATGCTGAGATGTAGTAAATATAAAGCCTACAAATTATTTAGCCAACCAGGATTTCCTGCATTGCAAATCGGCAAAGAGTATTACATTAAAGAGTCAGATTTTAACAAATGGTTTGATACATATAAAGGTAAAAATGTACCGTTTGAGTTGCTTTAGCATCGTGTATCAGTTATAATTTTATATATCACTTCAAGTGATACAGAAAAATAAGTGATATATTGGTATCAATTAGTCTGATATAAAAAGTGATATAAAATTTTGCACAACTTCTGAAGTACTGATAAATACTATGGTGTAGCGTTTAAAACATCGGTCTCCAAAACCGCAGTTGGGAGTTCGAGTCTCTCTGCCCCTGTT